CAAACATCACAATACATGGTTGTTGAATGGATTGAATCAGCGTATTGAATTTGTCACCAATCCAAGCATGATTGATAACGATAGTTGGCACACCTTGTTTGGCCAATTCAACACAGATATTTTTACTTAGCAAAGTTTTACCAGAACCCTTTTCACCAACAAGCATTACACCTGTTGACTTTTCACGGTCCCAAAAACTATTGATAATCCGGTCTGTATTGCGGATTGTATCACCATACAATTTGGTGGGTACATCAAAATTTTCAATCTGTTCGATATAAAAATTCTCAAACGGATCCTGCTTCACGACATAGTTACCCGCTGGCAACTGTTCGTGCAAGTCCATAGATTCTTTTGTTGCAATACGGAATGTATTGCCTGACTTCATGTAATAACTCATTAAGGTTCAATCCAGCTATTTGCATTTTCTTGCACAGGTGCAGTGAATTCTTCTTCATCATCTGGCATCACACCAACTTCACCAATCACCTCATAACGGCAGGCACGACCTTTCGCATTGTCGTAATCTGTTGGAATAGATACAACATCACGGGGATTGATTTTAACAATCACCGTGCGTTCGCCACCAAAGTGAGCCAAATAGGACTCAGAGCAGAAATGCAAACCAGCAGAGCAGGTTTGATTCTTGTCATCATTAACTTGGTTGCGTTCCATCTCCACAAACATACCAACAGAATTATCCATTGTGCCTGTATGACAATCTTTGTAATCATTACGGACTTTTTTGTATGCCAAGAAATGACCATCGCCTGTAATTGGCAAACGATTCTTTTCCAAGAAACCATACAACTCATTCACAGCACGGAACGATGGGTTTTCCATCATGTTCTGCATGAAGTTGGCCAATGGTTCAATTGGAAAACCTGATTGCAACATCTCAACCATGCGGTTAACAATGGCACCATGCATCTCTGTGCCTTTCCAAAACAATTTCTCGCCTTGTACTTCAATATTACCTGCACCATAATTCAACACAACCTTTTTAGGATTGATTGTATCACGCACAGCTTCCCAATCACTTGCCTTGATGGCATCAACTACCTTTTGATAGGTGATATGGGTTTTAGAAATTGTGTGTGGTGTATTATCAATAACAACCACAACATTAGAACCTTGAATCAAATACGGAAACATCTTAAACACCTTTCACTGTGTCAATCAAATTAATATACTCACACACATCACCCTCATTTGCATACGAACTCAGTTTATCAAGCAGAGGGTATCGCTTAGAAAAATCAGCCAACTTTTGCTTGTTTTCCAACACCAAATCATCAACATTCATGTTGTTTTCAACTTGCATTGCTCGCATTAGTTGTTGCAACCAAGTGATGCCTTTCAACTTTGGTAGACCAACAAAGGCATCTAAGAATGACTTTGCAGGACTTTTTACATCAACACCATCAACTACTGTTTGGTAATTATAATTGAAAATGTCGTGCTTGTCAAGCTTTTCCATCACGGATGCCATACAAATTTTGGTATTTAAGGCACTCAAAGTGGTAGAAATATGGTCTTCAAGGTTAATCCAGTTTGGCATCTTTTTGATAGATTCAATATCACCTTTACGGACACCATATACATCAACCCTCAATTCTGCAATCTCGGTTCTATTCAACAAGTGTTTCAACTGGTCAACACTATTACACAATTTGGTAAACTGTGGAACAAAACCAGACAATGGAATATAATAAAACTTTTCTGTCTTATCAAATTTGTCCAATGTATCAGCAGCACGCCACACAAAATCTTGTGATGCTGAACGATTTGAATGTCCACCACGGCGGTCAAGTTGGAGAATAGTTACGTTCTTACCAAAACCATTACCAGCACCATTCTTACGTGGTTTTTCATTCAACGTTGATGCAGTCATACGTTGTGCAGCAGGTGGATTGTGCAACATTGTATAGAAAGCAACCAAGTTCATTGGTTTGGTTTTGTCAAGTCTATCTAACACATACACATATTCACGGTAAGTATTCTTTTCTTTATTACGGAAATGAAACTTAGCACGTTCAAATGAACCTTTTTTACAATCATTCTCAACAAACATTGTGCTGTTGTCAACTTCGATATCCCAATACTCAATACGTTTTTGGCCTTTGTCGTAAGATATAGAAGGATTATGATTCTTACAACGACTATTACCACGTTCAGATTCAAATTGTTTGATATGAATGTTCATAACCTCCAAATCAAGCAAATCAGCCTTGATATCAAATGAGTGTTTATAATTATTTTTTACATCAAACAAAGGAAAATCTGTAGTGGTCACATATTCATTCACAGCCGATGACCACAATGTAAGGCGTTTCTTGTTATACAGAAACATTGAACGTTCCCATTGACCTTCAATTGCATCAGCCTCAACAGCGAGAACCTTGGCCAATGCAGAATTAACTGCAACCAATTTTTTGCGAATAGAATCAATGGTCAATGGAATGTAAGACAAACCTTCACGACTTGCTTGAAAGTCTAACTCACCAATACCAAATTCAATTACAAGGCCACATTTCAATAATTGGTGTACGCCTTCAAGTGATTGTTCTGCTTGTGGTACATCAATTGGATATGCGATGTTACCCATCACAGCTGTGGATGAATTGCGACCATGAAAATCATTTTTAAGTGAATGAACACCAGGAATAATATTTTTGGTTTCATATTCAGCAGGTTCAATTATGATTGTGTTACCTGTAATTGTAGGCAATACAGGAAACCAACGATATACTTTTACTGCTTCATCAGTAAATTTACTAAAGTCATACCTGTCATTGACGGAGAATTTTACCTCAACGCCATTAGATTCTGCTACCGCTTCTTCACCCATCAGAGCAATAGATGGCACACCAACGTCATTGATAAAGGCAGAGTAAATGCCTTTGCGGCCATTTTGAATAGCGGTGACAGTGAAGTTATCAGTATAAGAGAATGGAGATTTTGAACCAAGACCAAGAGCACCGATAAACTCATTAGATTCGGTTTTGGTTGATTCAAAATATGTGGTGTAAATCTTGGTTACTTGGTCATGTGACAAACCAGTGCCAAAGTCACGAATAGAAAACCACGGTTCTAGTGTGGTTGGCAGGTGCACCTCGAAAGGTTGTGTGGTGCCTGCTGCGGTGTGACTATCAATGGCATTACATGACAGCTCACGAATTATCGCCTTAATCTTATTGGCGTACAAACCGCTGGAAAGAATGTTAAATGCTTTTGCTGAATTACGGATACGGAACTCACCGATTTCACCAACATTGGAAAGAATGGCCTCTGCTTGAGGTGCGCTATTGAGAATCATTACAAAACCTTTTTCAATCAATCAATACAAGTATTATATCACAGGTGCCAGTGGTTGGCAACAAAAATTGGCAGTTGTTGTACAAATACAACAGTCAGTTCATGAGGTGGAATATTAATGCTAACAACATCATTATACACACAATATAGGTTATTGTGTTTGTTTTCTTGCGTTCACGCTCAAGCACATTACTTTTCATCTTTGATTTCAAATTTATGTTTAATCTCTAACACACAATCCCTACGGAATGCATCTTCAATCTGGTCACGATAGTCTTTATAACCTGGCGATAGGTTTTCCACAATATCAATACAATCCTGAACAACCAACGTGGCGAATTTCTCATAATTAAAATTCTCATTATTCATAAGTCTTTGCTCACCATACACTTGGTGCCATGCACCACATTGTAGAGCCAATTCTTTAATTCGGTCATTCATTCAATGATATCCACCATAGCAATGTTCCGTAACATAACTGACAACTGCTTGGCGACCATCATCACTCAAATTAAATACATCAATTGGATGTTTAAAATCAAAATGCATATTTGGACTATCCCACCATCTATCTACCAATTCTTGGCGACCAAGCAATGCCATCAGCATATTATCACAATCGGCCTTTTGCAAAGTAGATTTAATCTTATTATCAATTTCTCTTTTACGCCACATATTAATTCCATGTTCTGTGGCGTTCTGCCACATGTTCCATACCATCATATTCTTCAATGTACCAATTTACAGCATCGGGAACTTCTACGATTTTTAAATCTGAGAAATCACCACCCGCATCGGTACCATATTCTTCAATCATTGCCACAAGGTCTGGACAATCTCTTGGTATATCATAATACCAAAAGTTTTCATCAGTAATACCTCTACGTCTTTTATATTCATCCAGTGCAGCTTCAGATAAACCAAATCCACCAAAACAACGATTAATAACAACTTTTACCATAATAAAAATCCAATCAATAAACCTAAACCAAAAGCCATAACACAACACCAAATTAGAATACCTAAAAAGGTGAATGTGTTATCTATAATCTTTTCAAAATGTGTCACCTGATTAACCACAAATTGCATACTCAGCCAAATCAGACCAGTTTTTACCTGCGCCTTGACGAATCTTTGTTACCTGAATCAGTGTACGGAGCGATAACTCTTTAACTGAATCTTGGTGTTTCTCAATCAAATTCATGGCATCTACCTTGACTGCTTTGTCAAACTCAGGCATAAACTCACCTGTAGACAACAGGTGGCGCATACGTTCGACCTTTTGCTTTGTGGTCATAGACAAGTCAACAGCCAATGAACGGGTCAGGATAGCCTGGTCAATATTGGATGCGGACAAGTTGGAGATAAACACAACACGACCTTTGAATTCAAAGGATGTAGGTAAATCTTCATCTTTGATATCAGCACGCCATGAAATGATACGGCGTGAATATGAATCAAGCGCACCTTTGAGCAGGTTCAATGATGTAGGATCCTTAAGGACGGAATCACAATCATCAAACACAATAACGCCGTCTTTATTTTCATAAAGTGTACGGTACAGGCCTTTAGGTGTTGAATAACCTTTGATGACACGGAAAGTCTTGGTAGTCTTTAGGATCGTGCCAACAGCGAAATCTTCTAGCACTGATATATCTTTGAAGCCAAGTGCTGTCAGTGTTTGTGACACAGTGAAAGACTTGCCAAGACCACCAGGACCAGTCACAACAACGGATGCTTGTGCGCCGTTAGCAAGCATAGTAACCATATCAGACACAAAACCAAAGCGTTGGTTGATACTGAAACGGGACTCAAGCACAGGTGCAATAGAATTGGATTCTGATTGTGCCTTACGGATGACATAATCCATATGCGCCTTGTTTGAACGCTTTACAGTCTTGCCGTTGATAACAGCAACATACTTACCACCAACAAATTTCACATCAATCATCGTTACTCCTAATCAATCAATACTACGTATTATACAGGTTTTGGTACTAATGGCAACCTAGTACTTTAGTACTCAAGCAGTCCGGTCAAGTATTCTTCTTGGAACGCTTCGGTTTCTCTGCTTCAGCAACCATTGCTGCCTGCTTTTCCTGTGCGTCCACCCATTCCTGGTGCGCTGCAATCAGTTTTTTGTACTCATCATATGTGACAACGGCATCATTCCAGCGGTGAGTAAATGTTTCCAAATCCATATATCATTTAACTCCCCAATATGTCATTACCTTTTTAAGGCAATAAAGGTGTTCGGCAATCTCACCAATGTCCTTTGCTTCATCAACATCAAATATAGCAAAACCACGTCCTTCAGACCGATTTACCATATCTTGTTTTAATGACTCATAGGTACTTTGCAATTCCGTTTGTATGATACTATCAACAGTATCCCAACCTAATTTAATAGTTACTTCTTTCATAATTAATCCTTAATCCTTACTGGGGGGCACCGCAATTATATAACATTGTTGATTTCTTGGCAAGTCTTTTTCACATTTATATACCATTTTACGGATAATATTGCGGTCACTTGTTTCACTCAAATCCTGATATGCACTGATTACCACTACAGTAAGTAAAATCCAAATGCCTGCCTTAATAATTTCTTTCATATCATCTTTCATTACAATACAAATACGAACCAACCTCACGACATATGGGATTTCTCATTGTGCTCATTTGTTTGATTTTGGCATTGGTCATATCATCATTTTGGCCAGTTTGGGCACAACCAATAATTGAACCAATTAATATCAGTACAATTATCAGTTTAATATTACCACCATGAATCATAATAAACGGCATCACCTTGAGTAATGGCCATTTTGGCAGAAACAATGAATTTCATGTCCTGTTCCATTGTCCATTCATCAGGCGGATTGGTGCCAAAGAAAAACCCCTGCGTTTCAGGTAGTCTGCCGTTCAATACATCATGTTCCAACAGTTGGAGGTCTTGCATTGTCAATCGTACAGGCACACAATTAAACGATTCTTGGTCGCCGCCTTTTGAACGATACAGGCGTTCCATCCAACCATGGAGGTCGTGATGCTTACGCCAATAGGCCAATTCTTCTAAATCATCTTCACGACCAGCGTCCTGACCACGTATATTAAAATCGTCAATCACATATTCCGCTTTTACACGGAATGCGTACATATCTAAACCCATTTTAAACTCCCATAACAGTTTTATAAATTGAATGAAACAACTCAGGATTGGCAGTGCAAGCAGAGTGTGAAAAATCTATAATAGAAAGTTTTGATTTCATTTCATTATCTTTTTTGGCTTTACGTTCAGCACGTTGCTTTGGTCCTAAAACCTTGCCGGCGTGGTCACCATTGCCACCACGGGTTGTCCATTCTAAATTTGATACATCATTATTCAATTTGTTGCCATCTAAATGATTAACAATTTCTAAATTTTTACGATTGGTTATAAATGATATTGCAATCAATCGGTGGACTTGAAATGTTTTCTTTTCCTTTTTATTAGAAAATCCAACATTATAATAACCAGTTGTGCCTTTGGTTTGAGTCAATTCAACCAATTCACCACGTTTTTTTGAAAACACACGACCATCGGTGCTGACCGAATAATCTTCCCAACCTGCAATTTTTTTAGTCTTAATCATTTTAACACAATGCCTTCCACATTATACTTTTTCTTCAAAAACGACAAACACGCTTCAGGTGTTGGTCGTGCTGCTTCTTGTTTGCCATTCATCATAGCAACCCATTTTTGACGATCCGCACGGAAGAATACAGTACCATCAGGATGCGTTGTTTTAGTGCCTTTTACAATAGAACCAACAGTGGTATTGCCAACTTTGGAAATAACCAGTTTGGTTGGTGTCACTGTACGTTGGCGTGCCATCTTACGTGATGCAGGTTTTACTTTGGCAACTTTTGGTGTCTTAACTTCAGGATCAGCAACACCTGTAGCAGGGTTGAATCGGGGACCAGTCATAGGACCTACCCATGGGAAGAAACCAACAGGCGATGGACGACCAACAAATGACAATGCTTCGGTCATATCAGAACCGCACATTGACCAGGTATCGGTTTCTGCATCATACCAACGATAATACTTGCCTTGCATCCCACGGTCGACCAAATACATGGCAGTTTGTGGGGGTTTACCAGTTTGAAATTCCATAATATCTCCTATTGAATGTGTCATTATACATGAATCCTAGGTAATGGCAACCTTAATACTAAAGTACTCCATCTCCTAGGTCAAGTATTATTGCATTGCGAATTTTTCCATTCGTGTTGGTGTGTACAGGCGCTGGGTCAATAACGGATATTCTTTCCGTGATTTGATTTCACCAATATTCAATTCTGCCAAACACTGCAAACCATAATTACTGAATTTAGCGCCAGACAATACGTCCAACATATACAACCAGTTTAAATCTTTCATTCTTCTACTCCAAAATGTTCTTTGATAATCTTACGATACTTAGTTTGAAACAACAGTTCTTCTGGTGTATATTGATTGCCTAACTGCATACGCAGGCATTCATGCATACACTCCAACACAATCAATTTAGCGAATTTCTCAGGATCCAAGTGCTCGTTATAGGTTAGAATTTCTTCGCCTGATACATCACACACTTCCGTCCAACCGCCTGCACGGTTGAATAGTTCATTGATAACCTTATTCATGAATTATAATCCAATTCATCCAATGCAGCCCAAATGCAGGAATCAGCCGTGCTCAACAGCGAGGCAATTTCAGCATTAGTCTTTAATGGCGAAATCTGCAAACCATTAGTCATAGGCGTATCTGCCCAATGATATACATCAGCAAGCAACGCCTGTGCCTGCTGTAGTCTATCAATCAATTCTGAGTTAGTCATTACTTTTACCTTAATCTAATAGAACCATATATTCTGCTGGATAATGTTTGCGAAACCAATCCAGTCCTTTGCGAACCATTTTATAGTCGCCTGTCATCTCACAACCCATTATGGTGTCATATACTGCTACCGCTTCGGGCGTCAACATTACACCTTCACCAGAGAACCGGTTTTTTACCTCGACAGATTCCTTGTCGAGAATCATACAATCAAACGGCAATTTTACCTTCATACTATCTCCTATTAACAATCAGGGTCAAAATCATGCCATTCCTGTGCTTCATCAGGCTGGCCATCATATTGAGATTCATAAGAATCCGCAATTTCTTGTCTATCTTCACCTAAGAAGGAATACAATACGTCATTACTGAGTTTTTTCAGCAATTCTTCAACTGCTGTATAATCACCAGAATCCATATCGTCACGGATTTGGTCAATCGCCAAGTGAACTAACTGCACATTCATAATTTTACCTTAGTTTGGTTGTGATTCGTGAATCATCTCAACAGCATCCATGAATATCTCATCCATATCTGCTTGTGACAATTCAGTGTTTTGTACCAAATTAACCAATTCAGCAACTAAAACCATTGCCCGTGAACGGGTCTCAAAAAACAATACATTATTACCCATTAAATATTCTCCAATTGATTAATACGATCCTTCAAATCTTCTACCTCATCAAAATCGCCATCTTCGCCGAGATAATCTAACTCACTTTTCAAATCTTCGATAAGTGCATCAGCAGTATCATTGCAAAGCATACGATAAGCAGTAGGGTCTAACTCACGCAAAATGGCCGAGCGAGAAAATACAGAACCTGCAACTTCTACAGTTCCTTCCATATCGAGCAATTCGTCCACCATTTCTTCTATCATATCACGCATTTATTTTACCTCACTGATTTAAAACACAATTATACCAGATTTTACCTGACTTGGCAACCTAATACCATAGTACTCCATTACCTGACTGGAGTACTACAGTATTACCTGACTAACGTGGGTATACTGCAAAAGTAGTAGCATCCTGCTTTAAACAGGTCGATTGTTTGGTGTTCGGTGAACGGAAAGTGTTATGAGCACGTGGACCCCGAAAACGAAACTTTACCTTCTTACCGGCCTTTGCAAACAAAAGTCTTACATTATCCAGTTCACCGATAGGCACGCCGTGTAATGCGGAACGTCTACCGACTGAACGATAGAAACCAAAGTATTCAATTAATTTCATTTTCTTAGTACCTTTTACTGACTGAGACCAATAGTATTATCTTCCAACAATTCTAATTCTTCTTGTAAGTCTTCCGTACTCATTTGCGGCAGAATCATAGTAATATATTCTATAAATTGATCCGCATCTGAATACCCAGTACTTACAATAGACTCAATAATGAGTGCTATAGTTTCGTTTTTTGTCATTGTCATTTCCTAACCGTTTAAAAATACCATTATATCATAGAATCCTGCACTTGTCAACCTGAGTACTATAGTTCTCAAGCCGACTGCTCTGATACTAAAGTATTAACTGCATCACGTATAACGTCAACATAAGTTCTAATGTTATCAAAAGAATTCATTATCTCTGTGTCAGTAGTACTAAAGATTTCATTTTCACAATGTTCTAAGATATACTTAACATTCTGGTACAAATTAATACTTTCGTTCTTAATACTTTCGATTGACTCATAACGTTCAATCAAAAGTTGTAATTCCTCAGCAGAATCACGTATGTCAGAAAAATGTATTACATCTAACATATCACCAGTAAAACCTTCTTCTACATTTTCAGTTTCAGCAATAATACTTTCCGATGCATTGTAAATTGTATCTGCAAAAATACCCAAGTCAAAATTGTTATCAAAAGTACTCATTTTCGTTCTTTCATCATTGTTTGTTGTCATGTGTTACATTATACAGGTTTTATATGAAATGGCAATATAAGAGAAAAGTCTTACATTATGGCCATGGAGTACTATAGTATTCATATTATATGCTGTGGATAAGTCTGTGTATAAAATGTGTATAAGTCGCAGATGCTGTGGATATGCTGTGGATAACTTTACCTGACTAGTTAATGAGTACTTCCGTTGTAACCTGCATCCAGGTGTACTGAGAAAGTTATCATGTTCCGCATAATATACTGCAAAAGTGTTAAAAAGTGCAATTTTGTGTGCTTTAGTGTTACCAGCGCACCATATTTCGCATTATGAAGTAACAAGAAAGTCTTAGTCTGTGCCTGCGATGGCACCTCAAAGCATTACAATGGTTTTTCTACCGCAAACCAAAGTGTTACTCTCAGAAGCGCTCTAGGTCGCCGTTGAATACTTTTGTTTCAAACTCATGGATAATACAATTTACTTCATCAGCAAACCCCAACTCACACAAAAGTTTACATTCCTGTATGAATTCTTCATGGCCTAAACCAAAAGTATACAGCATTTCTTCCAACTCTTGTAATTGAATACTAATTTCTGACATTTTGCCCATGTAATACTCCTGTGTTAATATGTGGGTATTATACAATAAAACCGAGAGTTTGGCAATATACTGAAAAAGTACTCCATTGCCGAGCTAGAGTACTTCCGTTTTCAACGCCCAGCCCCAGCGTCCACCCCAGTCTGCTTTCGAATAGGTGCTATTATACAGGAACCAGACAGGTTGGCAATATAGCGCAAAGGTTCTCAGTTTTCCCGATGGAGTACTATAGTGTACCATTGCCAAAATCAGCAGGATCGGTTATACTTTGTCCATCAAATCAAGAAAGCGAGAAAATATGACAGAATTCGAAAAGCAGTGCTACGGTATGACCACAGCAGATATCCGTGAGCAGTATATGCAAAGCATCACCGCCAGGTTCTCTGGTCTGGAAATGGTGTGCATGAGCATATTGTCGGACGCTCAAGAGCTCCAGTCCTTTAACCATGCTCAAGCGCTTGACCAGTCCCGCAAGCTCATGAATATTGCAAAATATATCTTGAGTGAAATGCTTGAAGAAAAAAGTACTCAGGTTGCCTAAACGGCTAAAATCGGTTATAATTCATCCATCAAATCAAAAAGGAAACAAAATGTCAAAAGCTCTCTCCCCCCTCGCCACTGAATTGGCCTCTGCTCGTGCTTCTTTGAAGTTTTTCAAATCAGAGGTTGCTTTTCTTGCCGTCAAGGTCAAGGCTGAAAAGGAAGCAGCTAATGCTTCTAAAATTGCCGATGCTGAGCAGAAGCGTGCTATCGCTATTGTGAAAGCAGAAGCACGCCTTGCTAAACTGCTTGCAAAGCAAGTTGGTGCTGTAGGCGCTAAGGCAATAAAAGCCAACAAGCGCCCAAGCAAAGGCGTGGTTTTCGGCGCTGAGGACAATGCAATTGCTGCTGCCATCATGGCACGCAAAGCAATTGCGTAACCATTCGGGTGCTGTGAGGAACACAGCAACACCAAAAGCCGGTGCCAACACCGGCGCTCGGATGTAAGGCAAAGGGATCGGATCCCAGAGGCCGCCAGTTGGAAAATTACTGGCAAATTGAAAACAAAAGTTAACATAATTGGAGTTAGTATGAATGTATTCGTTTTTGTGACTGGTTCTTTAGTCGGTGCGTATTATAACACAGCTGTGCTCTCGGTGGCAAGCGCTTGTGCTGGTGCTTGCACTAGAGGTGCCGAGTTAATACTCCAGTTGGTGGCTTGAGTTAAAAAGTACTCAGGTTGCCATTTTCACTGGTTGTGGTATAATTACTCCATCAAATCAAGAAAGCAAAGCGAAATGAATAAACTCTCAAAAACCTCCAAGCTCGACAATATCATGAGCTGGTCTCTCCAGGCTCTGGAGACTTGTCAAGGTTCTATTGGTGCGGATGGTGAGCTCGTTCCCGCTTGTGCTGGTTGCTACGCCACGCAGGGAACGTACAATTTCCCTGGTACCAAAAAAGTGCGCTTCGATAATAAGCAAGCATGGCAGGATGACGCTTGGGTGGACACTATGGTTGCTGCTCTCAAAAAGCAAAGCTACTTCCGCTGGTTTGATTCTGGCGATATGTACTCCCTACAGTTAGCGCTCAAAATGTATGCTGTGATGGTACGTACCCCCCACGTGAAGCACTGGTTGCCAACACGTATGCACAAATTCGCTAAGTACCAGCAGGTGCTCACCAAAATGGCTGCTCTGCCTAACGTGATGGTGCGCCCTAGTAGTGATGCTGTAAATGGCACTTTTACTGCTGGTGTGCATGGTTCTACAATTCTGCCAGAAGGTATGCCAGTGCCTGCTGGTGTTAAGGTTTGCACGGCACCAACTACAAATGGCAAGTGCTCTGGTTGCCGTGCTTGTTATTCTAAGGATGTAGCGGTTGTGGGATATATTGCTCACGGTCGCAAAATGGCAAAGGTTATTCGCTTGGCAGTGGCTGCTTAAGGTTTTCGCTCTCCCCACTTGAGGCTAGGCTGGATGGTGGGGTTTAGAGGCAGTGCTGTAATGGTGCTGCCTCTTTTTTTGGCTCTGCTGGATGAGCAGTAGCGGTGAGGGATGGGGGTGCGGTAGGTAAGTGATTAGCTAAAAAAGTGCCACCTGGTCAAACTCTTTTTTCTCATTTTTTATTTTCTGGGGCCCCTGTTAAGGGTTCGAAAAATTTTTCTCGGAGGTACTTCTTGATACCGGGAATTTTTCCAGGTCCAGCTTTCGTTCCTCTGCAAATTTCTGTGATTCTTCTATAGTACCAATCTCATAGCCTTTATCTGGATGCACACGTAAAGCATTCTCAAGGTTCTCTATCGTTCTCTGTACGTCACTGTCTCTCATATTCATACCATTTCATCAATGTTTTGGCCTTTGTTAAGGTCTTGAGGCCTCATACGTTCTATCTCTTTTTGACGGTCTTTGATTACTTTAATCTGTTGTTGTTTGATTGTTTCTTGGTGTACAAGTTTCTGTAGTTCAATTTTGTGTGCCATGGCGGCATTGATACCACTTAGTTTCATATATCATTTCCAAAATAAGTGCTACGATTCCGTAGATTTTCATTTACATCAGGTTCAACACCGAAATGTTCTTTCAACTGACCGCCATCTGCATAAGAAACAACTTCGCCGCTATGTTCGTCTATGTCAAATGCGGCATCAACCAATGTTGCACATTCTCGCACAATCAACTCAGCAAACTTCTGAGCACGTAGAGCAATCTCTGGTGCTGCATATCCTGCCTCTAACATAAGTTGTTTAATTCGTTCGTTCATTACCAACTACTTTCATCTACGATTGTTTTTTCTATTATTACCATATCGCCGTTGATGACCGTGGGCAACGACACTTTGACAATCGAACCGATACCAGATGACGAATCAACGGTTACGGTTACGTAGTCAGATTCCGGATACTTGTCACAGAATGTTTTGATAGCTATTAGGTCTTCTTGGTGTAATGATAGTTTACTCATAGTGATATCTCCGTATTGCTAGTGGAATCGCCTGCACCCAATATGCAAGCCAGTTTACTGTCATATTCGATGAGTGTCCAGCTTCGTTTCTCTTTGTTAACCAATAGTGTTACATGCGTACCATTAGTTGTTTTGCCGACCCAAACTGGCATCTCTTTGTATTCTTCTGCAAAGTATCGCATTACGGACTCAGCATTTGAACATTTTATCGATTTCGACAGAGTGATAACTTCTTGTGCGAATGTTGTAGTGCTGAACAGGAGTGCTAAGGTGATGATTGTTTTACGCATTGTGGTTCCTCTATGTGTTGCATGGCTCGTTCGTGAAGTTTATCCCATACGTCTGGTTCTCCCCAGAAAAGGAAGAATAAAATCAGAATTACCAGTAAGTCAGTCATTGAGAACCTCCAAGAATTCTTTCGGAAGGCGGACGTTGGAAAGTCCGGAGGCGCTTGAAAACATAGGTGCTATCTGAGAAAATATGCATCATACTGTTCTGAATATTTCTGGTTCATAATGTTTCATCATCTTTATGCAATGTGCAAATTGTATAGGCTCATGGTCAGGATCCGGTAAGTTATCACCGTGTTTCTGTTTCAGTTTCTCATAAATGGCCAAGGCCTGTTCATCCGTCATTCTGAAAAGTATCTGTTAACAACTACTTCTAAGATTTCCATAACTTGTTCTGCTGTCAGTGAATTGTCCTCTGCCAGTCTATCTTCTAAAGGAATGACATGCCAAGTCCAACCAGTATCATCATCAATGAATTCATGCCAAGCGAACAAACAAACTTCTTCATCTGGACGGTGTTGCACCATATTACCAAAGGTGAAAGAATATGTATCATGTTCAGGAAAAACAAAACCACGTTTTGCAGAATTTTTATGAATATAGATTGCATATGATTCTAGGTTTGTATTGCCATGTTCAATATATTGATACTCACCATTGGCATCTTCGGTTTCCAAATCACCATAACCATCAAATGCAACTTTGATTTCAGAAATAGGAGAAATGTTATCACCAATTTCTGGTTCTAGAACCTCAGTCCTATTTTCTAATAGTTTAATTAAATATTCTTCGAATTTATTGTAATCGTATTCCATTTATACCTCTTTGTAAATATTAGACCAGATTTTCAGTTTCTCTTTTTTGGCCTGTCTGGCTGCGTTAATATTACTGTCAGAAATTATACATTTCTCTACCATAATATCAATCATAGCCAGAAGGTCACCAACTTCTTCTTCCAAACTTTGCATGTTACTTTTGTTTGTAACAGGATGTACAGAGTCAAAACCGAAACGGAAAATCTTTGAGATTGCCTGCGTCACCTCAGCACATTCTTCCTGTGTGATACAGAAAATCTCTTTGGTCTTTTTATCCATTAATAACCTCATTCAACAAAACTTGGTTACCATCACTACCTTGACACCAATTTTCGGCAAAATCTTCTGCTTCACTTTCAGTGCGAATTGTAGTTCTTTGTATTACTCGGTTCTCAACATACAAGGCAACTTCCCATACATCAAATTGACGGTCGAGGCCTCTATTAAGTCTGGTCACGGTAGCCTTTCTACCTGCGCCATGATATTCTGAATAAATCTCCATAATAACTCCTTATGCAATTAGTCCAATAAAACGATTTAGTACAACACGACTGTTATGTTTGCCATTATTGTACTTTGTAAATGCAGAGGCAATACCTCTGAAGGTTGAGTTTTCTTTAACTTCGAAAGTAGAATCCTCATCGGTATCTAGGCCGTTTGACCGCAATATATAGTACTCATCATATCCAGTATTCTCCAGAATGGCAAACTTAGATTTTCTAAAGTTGTCCTTCATTTCTTCGTGGTTCATTTGTTTTGGATACCACTCATGTACTTTGCGGTTAAAATCTCTACCACTGATAACATAGAAACCAATAACATTCGAACCAGTTCTTGCTTTTAGCAAACGAATGAAAGCTCTTGTCTGTGCTTCATTACCATATTTACCATCAATCTTTTCTTCATGTTTGGTAACAGGATCACGAATAACTAATCTCTCATATTTCATATGTACATCAGTTAGTCCATAGTAAGGGTCTTTCTGCAAATAACGATTTGCATTATTACTTTCACCATCTGTTAGAAAAATTGTATTGACAATCTGTAATTTGTTTTTCTTTTGAAATTCAGGAACGATAGTCATTGCATGAACGATTGCTGCGTTCAAAGGCGTTCCTTGCATGGACAACCAATAAGGGAAATAACCACGGGTGCCACTTAGACCAGCCATACAAACCAATGATGAACAGGCATAAGTGAATTCAGAACTAGACATTCTGGATGACAACAAGTTCATCAAACCATAAGGTCTGAAAAATATGTCATTTTCTTTTGGCAGTTGTTTAGTTAATTTTTCCGGATCCGTTTCTTCAACAAAAGCAAACACTTCATAGGGTATGTTCATTTTCTTGCAGAACAATACCAAATTGATTAGTTGTTTCATTGTGTTACCGATGTGGTCAATCATAGAACCAGACCAATCGAGGAACATAACAAGTCCGTGTGATTTACCACCAGGAACAACCGAGATTTTCTTAAAGATATCTTCACTGAAACCATAAGAGTAAATCTTATTCATATTCAACTCACCAGTTTTGGCAGTTGTTGTGCGTTTCAGCTGGTCAGCATTCTTACGCATTTCAAATTCTTTAACAAGGTATGAAACTACTCTATTACTTTCATTTCGAATTCTAAGGAATGTTTCTGTTGAAGAAATATAGTTTTCTTCTTTATATCTTGTCCAGATATATTTGTGGTCAACAACATCTTTTGGATTAAGATGTGGAATATTTGCGTATATAATATTACTCAGTCTATTATCAAATAGTTGTTTTTCATTTTCTTTATAAGCCGCATCAGTAAAGGAACGAATCTGGTCTTCTAGACTTACTTTCTTATCTTCTTCTACAGAATCAAACTCATCACTATCAGATTGTTTGTTAGATTCAACCTCTTGTTCTCCTACATCTTCACCATCTTCAAAAGTTTGTTCTTTTGAATTGCCTTGGTCATCAAAATCAACTTCTTCATATTCCGATTCGTCTTCATCTTCACCATCATCATTGTTTTCAGCTTTAGCTTTAGCACGTTTTTGTTCTTCTTCTTCTAATCTGCGTTTCATGTATTTGATAATTTTCTTCGAAACATCAATAACATCATCATAGGTTTCGGTGGTTTCAACTTCATTAAGCAAACCACGTTCTTCATCATTGAATTGAATACGTAATGCTGCGCCGCCTTTGCAGTGCAGATTGATACGGTCAAGAAAATTCATCTTGTTGATATCTGTTCCTTTGATACCAAAGAAATCTTTTTCCATAAGCTCACCATAAGCTTTGACGAATGAATTTTTAAGGCCTGGATATTTGTATTTGATTTTGCGTTCAATGCGGGAATCTTCGACCACGTTGGCCACATCTCTGATAACCTTTTCATCTCTAGCTTTCAACATACCATCCATAGGCGTATAGAGAGCATGGCCAACTTCATGTCCTGTAAAAAGGTCATAAAGAGCACTAGAGATATTTTTGTCCAGTACCGGAAGTGTCAAAATCCGATTCTTAACGTCAAAAGATGCTGTTGGTACCGGACGTTGTTCAACAACAAGGTTCTCGGTTGCCATCAATTTGGCTAAAAGTGATTTTGATTCAAGTAATTCCATTATTTTTTCTCAGTCATAATAATAACATTGCCTCTTGGAGTTTCTTCGACTCTCATATTTAACACAGTGCCTTCTTTCCAGCCTGTTTCAGCAAGCAATTCATCAGGAAATTGTAAGATTGCATCGCCGGTGCCGTCATTCGCTTCTTGCAAATCAATGATATAGCTCTTACTCATAATATTCCTTCATTTTTCTGTACCAATCTTGGTCATCTTCATGTCCTGATAGTACTGCCCACTTACGGACAACTTCATCTAGCAATTTCCAGTCAATAGGTTCTTGCGGTTCTTGTTTTAGCTCAGTGTTTTGCGACATTTTAGTCTCCTACAACAGCAATTTGCGACAAAATTGTCTTTTTCTCATCTTTACGACTGTATTTTACGACATTCTTATGTGCTTGTACAGGCTTGATTGGTGTACGACACACAGGACGTTGTAATTTTACAACAAAACTCATTTTCTTACTCATTTTAGCGCCTCATTTTTGAAATTTCTACAGCTTCTTCACTGTTAAACACAGGAACAGCGTTTGATTTGTGCATTGTTGCAATTCCCATCACTTTTGTGCCAGTGTAAACCTTCGGTGCTGCTTTAGTAGCGACACCATTACCTGTATTTAATGACGGATAATGCACAGTTTCACGGCCGGCAGGTGCCGACAACTTATATATTAGTTGATTGCTTGTGGATTTGATAGGTTTTGATGTTTGGTGTGATTTCAACCACGCATCGTATTGTTCACGCACAGCTTTTGGTCCTAGTTTTTTCTTGGACTTTGCGATTCGAACATATATCATCATAAAAATCTCCTAAACAATGGTTGTATTATACACCATCCATCAAAGAGTGTCAATAGTAGTGTTGTTAATTTACAACATCAGTAATTAATTTTTTGGGATTTGTTATATCTTTGATTGGATTCAAAAGACTCATACTCATCGTAGTACTTTTGTTTTCGTTGTTGCTTCTGACGTTTTTTGTTTCTGTTTTCCTCTTGGAAATACTTCTCATCATCATAGTCTCGCTGGTTGCGAAACTTTCCAGAAAATTTAGACACTTTAATTAAACTCCTTGATTAATAATTTCAAATGTTGTGAATGTGATGCCACGAATACGAGCTTCTGGCATATCCTCTACGTTTGTTTCTGAAACATAGATTATATTGGATGCGGGATAACATAGTTTTATAAGTTTTAGTAAATTACAGCAGGTTCCATCAAAATCATTAAAAGCAAACACCTCATCAACATAAGAAATACTTTCTACAAATTCTTTTCTTTGTTCTAATGTACTTTTGGTCCTATTTCGACATAACTCCATATAGGAGTCAGAATGAACTCCTACAACAAGCCAATCACATTTAGATTTGCATGTTTTTAATAATTTAAAATCATTATAAGTTATGTAATCGAATTCACCTGATAAGACAATGATGTTTTCTTTTTTCGTCATGGCAACATGTCTGGAAATGCCTCTTTTACAAATTTATAGTCTAACCCTTTTACTCCCAAATCTTTTTGGAAGATACCCAATATAACTTCTGCTTCCCGTGGTTCAATTGATTCTAACATTTGAATTAGTAATTCATTTCTACGGTGTTCATTTAACTTTTCTGCGGTTGGATCACCAACTCTGAACATATACATTCTACGTATTTGTCCATTAATATTATCATGTGTAATACCAGGTAACATATCTGTTGGTATACGATAATTTTCTGGCAGTTCTTTAATTTTCCATTGAATGTCTGGATGATAAGCCAATTTCAATACATCAACCAATGACTGTGAAAGATTTTTAGAAATTACATCCATTCTTTCTTTTTTATTCTTAGCCAGTTCAAATTCATCAAAAACTTCATATAGCGATTTCATTAAAATTCCCCAATAACATCTATTAAACTTTTCAGTTTGTTTGTAATTAAATAATCCAGTATCTTACCTTTAGGTGCTGGTTTGGTTTCTTCATAAGTATTTATAATTTTAGTCTGTATATCACCTGGTATATTTCTTAGGTCAATCAACGTCTGGTTACGTGAAAAACCGATACGTGCATTTTCATCATCATATTCACTATAGTCTTGACCCATGAATTTTGTAAGTTTGGCTTCTGTCATAACCTTCTGACGAATCTCACGTACAAATGTGTCACTCGGTGAAATAATGTTTGGAATACCATCACCTTTATCACCATGAATGATTTTCTCTTTCAATTCATCAAGTGGATTCTTAGAAATGAGAAATTTCTTCTGTGCAGGATTATATTGTTTAACGGTATACTCACTTCGGCCGTTATACATCTGTAATTGCAAGAAATCACCATCACTTGAAATGATTAGGATGTTTTCATGCATGATATGCCGTGGTACAAGTGTACCGATGATATCATCAGCTTCTGCACTCTCAACATCAATGACTTTGTAAGGGAAATTATCTCTGAGCTCTTGCTTAAACTTGGAAAGCATGTCGAAAATCATGTGCCAATCAAGGTCAGACTTTTCCCGTGTCTTTTTACGGTTTGCCTTGTAGAATGGAAAGAAATCCTTGCGCCAATACTTGCGGTTGTCACAACAGAGTACTACTTCACCATATTCTTCTCGGAAGTTCTTTAGGTGAGTTTTAAGTATCATCAGGACCATGTGTCTAATGAGAGATTCGTCTAATGTGAATGTTTTTCCATACATGGACTTTTTTCCATTAGATATTTGTGCCATTAGGCCAGATAGTAAGACTTGGTTTAAGTCAACAAGAATCATAATAACTTTCAGTTTAGATGTTTGTATTTTACATCATTGACTTGAACTTGTCAATAGCATCATCTAAAAAATTGTGGGAGGTTGTGGTTTTCTTTGCAATTAAACCATACCAACCTTGCGGAATCAGTCCGGATATGTATTCCCTAGGATCGGCAAATATGGCATCAAAGATATCAAGGTCCTCGACTTGGCCATTTTCTTCGTTGCATTTAAACAACAAAATGTGCCACCAATCGCCAATTATGTTTCCTTTTATTGGTTGTCCTGGATTTTTATATTTGTTAGTCATAATGTTGATACTATCTTCTTCTTCCATTGGCAAGAAAAATAAAGCATCAAATTCCCCACCAACTTCCTTCAAATAATCTAACATTGTAATCCTTTAATGTGTGATTTTCTTACTCTAACCATAATCCAAGAATTGTAATAATCATCTGTCTCCAGAGCACCATTTACAAACTGTTCTTTTGCTTCAAGATAACCACACTCACCTTTGCTTTTGCATAGATGTATAATTTCTCGGCTAAACGAATCTAGTCCGTGTATTATAACATCTTTTTTCAATTCCTCGTTACTACCGTAATAAGTTTGCCAGTCAGAGGAAACTTTGAATCGTTTCTTCTTACCTTTTACTTGCCTAGTCTTTGAGGAATAGAAAAACTTCTTACCAATGTATTTTTTATTTGTTGCATTGTTGGTTATAAGATACACAAAACCATAATTGTCACCAATCAATTCTTCTATAAATTCTTTGTCTTTATATGTCCAGTTCAGTCCCATTTTTCATCATCATTGAGTTCATCATCCTCTATATATTCGTCTTCGGATAATGAATCAATCGTTTCGCCGCAAAACGGGCAAAACTCAGGTAATTCTTCTGATACTAGTTCTTCCATAAAAATTACATCGTAACTGGATTCGCAGCTACTACACTCCGCTGTTATTGTTCTTGTTGTCATTTGATTTCCTTTATTTCCAATATTTTGAATAATCTATATTGTTCCAATATTTTTCATTGTTTCTATTCCAAAAATTTCTAATAAGATACCATGCCATACCAAAGTATCCCATTTTTTCAAATCTCCTATTATCTTGGCCAAAATAATGATTCATTAGTTTGAACTTTTTAATATCATATTTCTGAGATAAGAAAAAGTCTTCACTTGTTCCATACTTCTCAGCAAATCCCCCAAATTCCCAAAATTTATCTGTGCGAGTTAACATGAAAGCACCAATTGCAAACGGTGACCAATATTTCATAATATTATTAATTGCATTGAATATCATAAATCCAATTTGTGCTCTTTTGTCGCCGTCATAACATTTAACATATAAACCAATTAAATCTAAATCCAGTTTTTGTATTTCATTTACAGAATCAAATATAACTGTATCTGAGAAAAATCTCACATCACTATCTATAAAAAGTATATATGGCGTTGTAACAAGTTTAGCTCCATTATTTTTTGCAACAGAAACTGTACCACCATCAATAATCTCAACATTCAAATCACCTTTGTTACTTGCGATAACTTTTCTCGTATTATCAGTAGAAGAATCAGCAATTATTATTCTGGTACTACCTATATTTTGTTTTTTCAGATGTTCCAATAAATGAGAAATGTATTCTTCTTCATTTCTACAAGGTACCACTATAGTAATTTTATTCTGCAACAACATCATCGCTCTCCTGTGTCCATGTTATAATTTCCCAACGACCATCATGGTGCTCGACAAGTGCTGTACAACTTTCAACCCAATCACCATCATTCATGTATATAACACCGTTAATTTCTTTTATCTCTGCATGGTGTATGTGGCCACATATAACACCATCAAACCCACGTTTTTTACAGTAGTTGGCCAAGTTTTCTTCAAACTTGAATATAAAGTCTACTGCTTTTTTTACTCTGTGCTTGAGATATTGGCTAAGACTAAAATACCCAAAACCCATACGATGGCGTATCCAATTGAACTTACTATTGAGTGATAAAATAACGTCATATGATTTATCTCCTAAAAATGATATCCATGGTGCCAGTCTGGTGATACCATCAAACAAGTCACCATGAACTACAAGATATTTCTTGCCATCAACACCTATGTGTTCTATTTGATTATGTATCTCAATTGAACCAAAAGAAAACCCGTAAGGTATCATTGGTCTTAAAAATTCATCGTGATTGCCTGCTATGAAAATAACTCTTGTTTCTCGTTTAGCGTGGCCAAGAATTCTACGCACCACGTTAGTGTGGCTTTGTTTCCATCGCCATTTATTTTGTTGTATCTTCCATGCATCAATTATATCACCCACAAGATATAAAGTCTCGCAGGTGTTATGTTTCAAAAAATTATTTAACTTACTCGCTTGGCAATCACGGGTGCCTAAATGTACATCACTAATGAATATACTTTTATAAGTCTTCATTTAGTTTGCCCACACATCACTCCAATCTCCAGACAAGGCACCTTTAGCATAATCAGTTGCACGGTTCTCAAAGAAGTTTGTGTGTGTTGGTGCGTTAATCATTTCTTCAACCCAAGGTAATGGATTCTTCTTCACTTTAAAAATGCCTTTAAGACCAAGAGATATAAGGCGCCTATCAGCAATATAACGAATGTACTTTTTGACATCTTCACTAGATAGACCGTCCATAGCGCCCATAGAAAAGGCGAGGTCAATAAATTTATCTTCCAGTTCAACCATCTTTTCTGCAATGCTGTAAATACGGCCTTTAAGTTCATCATTCCATATCTCTTTGTTTTCTTCTATGTAGGTACGGAATAATTTAATCATTGACTCAGCATGTTGTGTTTCATCAACAATTGACCAAGTAACAATCTGTCCCATACCTTTCATCTTACCTGTGCGTGGAAAGTTCAATAACATGATGAAAGAGGAGAACAACTGCATCCCTTCAGTGAAAGCACTGAACACGGCGATGTGGGTTGCAGTTGAAGCGGCATCACCATTCTTAGAAGAAAGGTCTAACACATAATCGTGTTTATCTTTCATTTCTTGGTAGTCTAAGAACTGGTTATAAGTGGCTTCAGGTAAACCGAGTGTTTCGATTAGATGACTATATGCAGCAACGTGTAATGCTTCTCTTGCCGCAAAACCTAACAACATCATACGAACTTCTGGTTGAGGAAAATATGGTAAATAGTTCTTCACATAACCACCAGCAACGTCAATGTCACCTTGTGTAAAGAATCTAAAGATGTGTGTAAGAAATTGTTTTTCTTCTTTGCTTAGTTTCTTTTTCCAATCTTTAACGTCTTCCATCATTGGAACTTCTGTGTGAAGCCAATGTGATTGTTCATGTTTCAACCAAGCATCATATGCCCATGGATAATTGAAAGGTTTAAAACTGTTTCTTTCATCTGTAAGTCTTGAATCAACTTTTTTAATCATACTGTAGCCCACTCTTTTAGTTCTGTGATGGTTTTAGAACCAACCAATCGTTTAACTTCAATGTTCTCATCCAACATCACCAATGTTGGTACACCACGAATTCCATATTCAACTGCAATATCAGATTGAACATCAATATCAATAACTTCAATTGGCATTTGTAAATTTGCTTGTTCTAAATTCATTGCTAATGATTTGCATGGCCCACACCATGATGCTGTAAATCTTAATATCTTCATCTTATCTCTCCATTAATTTATTTGTGAATTCTAATAATAGTTTATGATGTTCTCCATTGTGATAGAGTCCTCTCATCCAACTATATGATTTATACCAATGTGGTTGACTTTCAGGATGACAACCAATTAAACCCATTCTATTCTGAATAATGGCCATCGGATCATCATTCATATACTTTGCAATAATTTCATACTGTCCTGGTCCAAAGGCACAACCATCATAAAAGAACATCTTCTCCTGTTTACCCAACCATTCAATTTTTAAGTTCTTTGCATGAGGCCTACGTGTGTCGGTATTTGGTCGTGTTATATATTGTTCAACTTCTACATTATCAAGAAAATTGAAATAACTATTACCAGCCCAATAAGCACCCATGCAAATTCCTAAGTAACGGCCGCCATTATGAACAAAATCAGAAATGCGTTTACGATTATCTTTAAACAAGTAATCGAAACTATCACTATCACCCAAACCACCAGGAAAGGCAACAATATCTACACCATCAAAAAAGTCATCCTCTAATTCATGTCTGGTAAATATTTTAAAATGGTAATGGCTTTCAAGTGCTTTGATGATGCCATTACCAGATTGTACCGAACATTTTGGTTGGTGTAAGAATATAGCGATAGTGGGTTTCATTTATCCCTCACAAGCAATGCAATCATTTCCTTGTGCTACTTGAACCATATCCAATTCTTTAATGACTTGTCGTTCAATCTTCTTAGAAACTTTATCCGCCTTACCAATCTTTTCAGAACGGCAGTAGTATAGAGTTTTCAATCCTTTTTTCCATGCCATAAAATGAATGGCGTGAATGTATTTGATATGTGCATCTGGACGGAAGAACAAGTTTAATGATTGTGCTTGGTCAATGTATTGTTGCCGGTCAGCAGCCAATTCGATAACCCAACGTTGGTCAATTTCCATGGATGTTTTGAATACTGCTCTCTCATTTTCATCCAACCATTCTAAATGTTGTACAGAACCATCATTCGCCATGATACTACTCCAGACTTCACCAGACCATCCTTCTGAATGAATCTCAGCGTGTTTTTGGATGATTTTATCCAGGTGTTTATTCTTGTTTAGAAATGCGCCTGATAAAGTGTCTTGACGGTAAGCATTAGCACGATAAGGCTCAACGCTAGGGCTAGTATTTCCCATAATGATAGACGAAGAAGCATTTGGAGCAATAGCCATAAGATGACTGAAACGCTGGCCAGTGCCGACAGCATCAGGAGCTTCGCCCCGTTCTTTTCCAAGAATTTGATTAGCCTCATCTAGTTTGCTCCTTATATGTTTGAATATTTGATTGTTTGCAACTTTGGCCATAACACCTTCAAACGCAATACTATTCTTTTGCAAATAAGCGTGAAAACCTAAGGCACCAATGCCAATAGAGCGCTCACGGCTAGCAGAGTATATAGCCCTGGAAATGGTATCAGGTGCATTAACAATAAAAAACTCCAGAACGTTATCGAGCATTTCAGCAACATCCTTAAGGAACAAGGGATCATTCTTCCATTCATCATAATGCTCCAAATTTAAAGATGATAAACAACATACAGCAGTTCTTTCTTCATTTGTTGGTAAAATAATTTCAGAACATAGGTTTGATTGATGTACTTTCAATCCCCTATCTTTTAGGAATTGAGGTAACATTTTATTACTAGTATCAATGTAATGAATGTAAGGCTCACCAGTGTGCATACGTAATTCTAAGATTTGTTGCCACAAAGCTTTGGCGGAAACTGTTTCACGTACTACTCCGGATTTTGGATCAATCAAAGGCCATGAATCATCTGCTTCTGAATCCAACATACAGTTTTCAATCAGTTTCATAAAATCATCAGTGATATTAACACCATGATGTAGATTCATACATCGTACATTAGGATCACCAGTAGGTTTACGCATTTCTAAAAATGATATAATGTCGGGATGACTGATATCAAGATAAGCAGCATAACTTCCACGGCGAGTACGACCCTGACGATAAGCAAGAGATGAAGCATCGTAAATTTTGAGGTGCGGCATAACACCAGTACTCTTGTCGTCTGCACTACGTATACCGAAGCCAATACCAACACCACCGCCAAGCATAGAAAGCCAATTAGTTTCGCTAAGATTATCAACTAGACCCTCCGCAGTATCTTCAATATAGTTAAGAAAGCACGATATAGGCATACCACGCTTAGAACGCCCATAGCTAAGAATTGGAGTACTATAACTGAGCCAATGATTACTGGCGTAATCGTAAAGGCGCTGAGCGTGTTCAGTATTACTTCCGAATGACGATGATACATATGCAAACCTCTGTTGTGGTGATGTTTCATCATCACGCATGTAAGATTCTTGTAATCTTTTAATTCCTAATTCATCAAATAGTTTATCTTTTTCTAAGTCTATTTTGACACCCATGTATTCCATATTGTTTACTTTCTTATAATTGTTTTAATATCAGGTGGTGTCCAACCTTCTGGTTTTAGTACCTTACCATCTTCTCTTTTTAATACTTTACCACCTTCAGAAATTTTGGCCAAATTGCTACGTGCAACTTCGTTCCAAACTTCTTGTTGTGGTATATTGAGTGTGTGTTCTAAACCCTCAATTACCCATTTCAAATCAGCACAAGCATCAGCAATCTCTACGGGGTCTCTGTTGCCATATGCTGTAATAAGTTCCCTAAATTCTTCCATTATCAGGTCTACATACAGTTCAGATTGTGGTCCAAAATCTCTTGCCTTTTGGTCACATGCATCCATAAAAATTCTTACATCATTCTTACTGTCCATTAGTGTACTCCTTAATCATAGGAAAAATTGGCTCAATAACATCAGCACAAGCCAATGCAACATCTTGATGTTCTTTCTGTGTCCCGTTTGCGCTTCGGAGTTGTATATAGTGAACCCAAGAACGAAGTGTTCCATTCATATACAAACGTGAACCAGTCATACCCTCTGGCAGTACTGCTCTCGCTTGTTCTTTTGCAATACCGTTTTTTAATGCCCATTCATAAGCTTCTGTTACATGAGAAAGTACTACAGTTTGAATCATTGCCCATTTCCCTTGCAACACTTCATTATCAGTTTCAATACTATTCTGACGATTCTTTGTATCCTGTAACCGACAGTCCCTTAATTCAAATCCTAACTGGGACGCATCAGCATATCGTTGACTAAATTCCTGAAAGGAAAAGGAACGATGCCTTAAAATCTGGCGTGCTATATCCCGTGTGGTGTCTATCTCCAAACAAATACTCACCATTTCTAGTGGTGACCAATGTTGGTTTTTGATAAGATACCGAACCAACTTTTCAGATGTTTCGGTATTATTTTGATTGGCAGGATTTGATACTCTGGCTGCAAAAGCAACCTGTTCTAACAAATTCTTACCGTCTGCTCCCTGTGTGTATGATATCAATTTCACCTGCATAACAAATCTCCGTTCAAGTCTTTTTCCAGTTAATAAATTCCATCTTTGCTCTCAGATTTACAAAGGTATGTTTACTTATGATATCTTGAATTTCGTCTGGTGAGAAGCCATTCAAAACCATATCATTTACATCTTTTTCTTCAATCATTTCAGGCCAGATTACCACATTGTAGTGTTCCTCGATAGCCTTGTCCATCTGATTATGTAGTTCTTTGTTTCTTGGTTCATTATCATACACCAAAACAATCTTAGACTTGTCAAAGTGCTTGGAAGCAGCCATCAGATTTGAATCCGCAGTTGCAACGGCATTCTCCAGAAACATAGAGTCAATAGGACCTTCCACAACATATATCATGTCTTCCGTGTTGATCCGGTCAGTCCCGAATAACTTGTGGTTATCTTTGTCTGTCTTTACGGTGATATATCTTAGTTTAGATTCACCTAATGCACGACCTTGAAATGCCACAAGATTTTTATCTTCATCATAGAATGGTATTACCAATCTAGGGTCTTCTTCTTTGAGACCATCTTTCTCTATTTGCAGGCTATCGACAAAGCCTTTAAAGTCTTGTGCAAAATATAGGTGTGCATGGAACGACTCTGGTATTTTGCGGGATTTGACATACACCTTCGCAAAATGTTCTTCTGGTAACGATTCGACCGATGGAATATCGAATTTAACACGAAACTTCGGGGTTTCAGGTTTGAATTCATCGAAAGTTGGTTTAACGTAATTGTCACGTCCCTGTTCACCATTTTTGTACCGCTCAAGTGCATATTCTTTAACTAGGTTTGGATCAACCTTCTCCAGGAAATTATAAAAGGAAGTGGATGCACCACAATTGTGGCACATATAAAAGTAATTGTTCTTTTTTTCGTAAACATAACCACGGGCTTTGGTTTTGTTCTTACTTGAGTCGCCACAGAGAGGACACCTGAAGTTATACAGGTTGTCCTTTTTCTGTGTGAATTTTTGAAGCTTCGGGGATACCCTTAGCAGAAAGGTTCTATCAATAAAAACGGACATAACAAAATGGTGTGAAGTTTACAAGAAACTAGATTATACACCAATTAATGTAAAAATGCAAGTATTTTTTCTAAGTGGCCGGAAAGTATTCCAGCAAATGCTATGGCACCGGCAAACATCCACATTACCTTTTGTCTAACCTTTTCTAGGTCACCAATCTTCTTTGCTAGTTCGGCATGTTGAGCACAGGATGCACCATACATTTCTTCCAGTTTCTCAACTAAGGTGTCCCGAGTTTTATCAAGACAGTCATGCATATCTTTAACATCAATTTTTAGGTCATCCATTTTTTCATTAAGGTTTTCTACCTTAGTTTCAACAATACCAATTCTTTCTACTGTAGTGGCCATTTGGTTCTTTCTTATACACTAAAGCTGCTGCCGCAACCGCATGTTGATTTGGCATTTGGGTTGGTAATCACAAATTGTGATCCTGTTAGTCTATCTTTTTTATAATCTATTGTTGCACCAGAGAAATACTGCATACTGGCGGAATCAACAAGTAATTTTTCAGTCACTTCAAAATCATCCTCATTCTTAGCATCCTCTATCATGAAACCATAATTAAAACCAGAGCATCCACCACCTTCGATAAAGGCTCTGACGTATTTTGAACTTTCTTCTTCCAATAAAATTTCTTTTATCTGTTCAATGGCATTCGCAGTTACTGTCAACATGTTTACCTTTATAATTGTTAATGGCCGCTTTCACAGCATCTTCTGCAAGTATGCTACAATGTATTTTAACCGGTGGGAGGGCAAGTTCTTCAGCAATGATTGAATTACTAATCGTTCCCGCTTCGTTAAGCGTTTTTCCTTTGACCCATTCAGTAACGAGACTTGAACTGGCAATTGCGCTTCCACATCCATATGTTTTAAATTTTGCATCAGTAATAATTCCTTCTTCAACTTTAATTTGAAGTCTCATTACATCGCCGCAAGCAGGCGCACCGACCATGCCGGTACCTATAGTGTCATCTTCCTGAAATTTACCTACGTTGCGGGGATTTTCGTAATGGTCAATTACCTTATCAGAATATGCCATTATTTTTTCACAGGAACTTCTGTGCCTTCAAGTTTCTTGTGAACTTTCATTTCTTTACAATTTTGTTTTGGTTTGCCAGCTTTGTCTTTAACAACTTGACCTTGTTTATCTTTTACATCAACACAAACTTTTTTTGTTTCTGCTGCAGCAAAAGCTGTTGAAGATATGGCTAAACATAGTCCTGCTACAAATATATAATTTTTCATTTTTCGTCCTTTTTAGTAAACTTTTCTGATGCTGTGAAACCTAAACCTGCAATTACAATGTACATCATTGAATCGTAAATTTTAGAATCTATAGGATGACCATATAACATAGTAATAAAACCTGATGCACACATTACAAATGCTAACAGTGTGACAACTCTTTTGCTAGAGATGGTGCCATTGACACCATCCGATAACATACTTTTTAAGTAGTACATCTATTTAGATTTCTGGTTGGAAGGCTGGTGCTGGTGCAGGTTTGCCGCCAAATCCTGTGACAACTTGTGGTGCTGGTGCAAAGGTTGCTGCACTTGACGTTGGTGCGCCAAATGTTGCATTGTTGCTTGGTGCATTAGTTGAAGGTGTACTTGGTGGTGGTCCTGAAACGACTGGTGGTTTATTTGCTGCATCTAGTGCCTTTGCTCTAAGGTCTTTATCATTACCTGCAAGCATGATGCCTGATAAAGTACCAGTTAAGAATGTTGCAATAGGAATAATCAACTCAAAGAATTTTTGGTCGATAGGACTAATTGCATTTAATGGTTGTGTTACAAAGATAATTGAATAGAGAACAACAAAGACAATACCTGTCAATGTTAATGCTAAACAAATACCGATGAAGAATTTCAGTCGAGCCATTAGCTGTTCTTCTGTATACATGAGATTATTATTTTCCACAGTTAGCTCCTTGTGTTGGTGTAGTACATTGTGTTGGTACAGGAGTTTGTCCGATAGGTTCAACTCTTGTTGTTGGTGGTCCCAATCTTGGGTCACGTTGTCCTTTGAATATATGTTCTGGACATGTTCTTGTCACATCACATCTTGGCATCTTGCACATATCTTTGTCCCAATTATCAGGGTCTTGACATGGATAACGAAATCTATCGCCACCACAAAATGCTAATGATAATGGCAAAAGAATCATTCCTATAGCTACATATAATAGTTTTCTATCATTCATTTTTTTTCCTTAATTACACCAAGAAGTTTTAGCTTCACCGTAATATTCACGAGCATAACCTTGTTGTATCAACATCATACGGAGACTTTTGCCATCCAATATTACATCACCCAAGACTCGACCACCATATTTGTCCCAATCCATGAGTATGATTTGTCGTTTGGTTGCTGCATTAATTTGAGCCTTAGTGAAGGCGCTAGCTGCTTGGCCTCTTGCATCTTCACTTGGACAACCTGCTCTGAATCCTTTTTCTGGTGTATCAACTCCAAAAACTCTAATTGAAAGTTCTGGTTTGAGTGGCGCAGGTAAAAATGGCGCATGAAATGCAACAGTATCACCGTCAATAACACGGGTAATCACCGCATCATATGTAACACCATCTTTTTGTTTTTGTGCAAATGTTAAACAAGGTATCAATAATAAAATAATTAGTAATTTTTTCATATTATACTCCAAAAACATGTAGTGCATGTTCGTAATGTTTGATTCGGTCATCTAGGCCAATTGTTCCACCATTAATCTTTTTCGTTAATGTTAGTATATCACCTTTGTCTGACCATTTATTTAAATCATTTGTTTCCCAGAACCAACAGGCTGACTGTGCAGCACCTTCAAATGTTGCAAGATATTCTGATGCATCTTCAACTGTGATGTTTAATGAACCTGCAAAGAATGTATAGTTGTCTCGGCCGGTCAATTGAATCAATCCACGACCACAGAACTTGTATCCGTCACCTGATGATTCATCACCGTTGCCCATGCGTGATGCATAGACTTTGTTTGCAATGGCTGCTTGCTTGTTTGGTCGTGAACAGTAATCATTAGCAATTTCATCATTCGGAAAATACTTTGGAAAGATTTTACGCAAGGTTGCAGGTTTGTAATTTAGGTTCTCTTTTAGTGCAGTAAATCCACCAGACTCATGTGAACACTGTGCTATAAAAGCAGCCATTCTCTGAGGTGTATTGATTTCATAATCAGGCAATAAAATTGACAATGCGTGATGCCAATGGTCAACATATGGGTTTTTAGGAAGTAATTGTTTTAGTTGTTCTTTGGTCAGTTCCATTATTTTACACTTTCATAAATGTGTTTTTGTATTTGATACCATTCAATCCATGCATCATTTTTCACAGCACACTCATAATAAGTAGTATAATTAATTGTAACAGTTTTGCTTACATCACTCAATTTTACATCTTCACCCAATTTTTGTAACTGGGGACATTTTTGTAATAATTTATCTGGCACTTCAGGAAACTTCATTGTAACAGGAACAGTAGTTGAACAACCAGTTGCTAAAAAAGCAAGTAGTATGAAAATTACTAGTATGAATAATTTAATTGGATTCATTTTTCTTCAGAAAGTTTATTTACTTTAGTAACATAATTAATTGTATCTTTTGATGCCGTTGATCCGGGTTTTCTCATTAAACCTTTTTCTTTTTCTTCACGTTTTTTGGCTTTTGCAATTTTATCTAAATTAACTTGTGATATTTTACCCCAAGGACCGTAACCTTCTCGGTGCATAACAAATTTAGTACTACCAGTCTTCTGTGTTGGAGTTGATTGTGCTGATGCTGCACGAATAGCAGCATAGTCAAGTGGCTTCTTTTTTTCTTCTGGTGATTTATGTGAAATGAACTGTTTGAAGGTTTTCATTTAGGTGCCTCAACTGCATCATTATGTGCCTTGATAAACTCTTTTGGAATTTCACAGATACCACCTGGTGCAAATTTTGTGTCATACTTGACCACTTCTCTATCTACATATTTAACAATGTCTTCACCTCTGGTTCTGACTATCTGTACCTTGTTTACCACTCTTTCAACAATCTTAATATTTTCTTCTTTTGATTGTGTTTCAGCAACAGCAACTTTGGCTTCCATTTCTTTTACTCTTGTTTCCCATACGTCATTATCATATATCGCACCTGACATAAAAGTTCCAATGGCAATCGATGCAATTGAACCAAGTTGTATAGGTGTTTTGTAAATGTAAAGAAAAGGAATGAAACTAAGGAATCTAATGAAATATGATGCGGCCACACCAAAAACGCCGGCTAATAAGACGGCGTAGAAAATCCAATTAGGTAACCATTGCAGTATCCACATATTACATCTTCGGTTGACTGCGTTTAGTAAATGACATTACTGGATTTCTTTTCTTAGAAACACCTGGTTCTCCACCAGCGCCACCTGAACCAGCAATGTTTCCACCGCTGACACTGTTTGCTGGTGCAGCTGCCATACCATCTTCTTTTACACAGCTGTTATCGGAGTATGCTTTTTTACCTGGAACAGGTTTGTAACCAGTCCAACATCTACCCTTTTCTGTGATATATTCTTGAAATGTTTTCATCAGCAATTCCACTTACGTAAAGATTTATTAATACGAGAATCCGGATCATTAGCAGTTTTTGCTGATGTTAATCTTTTCTTCATACCAGACATTCTAGCACAGAATGACTTACGGCGATTTGCTGCAGCTGAACCTGCTTTTAATTTTGATGGTTTGGTTGTGACAGCTGTCTTTAGTTTTGAACCAGGATTTTCTCTACGATAAGAATCAACACCCTTTTGATTCAAACCACCAGATTCACTTTTGCCTTCTTTGCGTTGCCATGCAGCAGTTTCTTCTAAGTCAACTTCTTCATTTTTACTAGACATATAACCAGCAGCAGTTTCAATATAGTCTGCGGCTAATGTTACTTTAGATTGCACCCAAGCAGGTACCTGCATATTTGGATCCTTGACAACTTCACGCATCATGTTAATGGAACGTTCTATTTGATCCAGTTGATTCATAATCATACTGCCTTCATCATCCATCTCTTTACCCATGGCGATGGCAATATGGTTTTCGTCTATTTCAACTTCTTCTGGAACACAATTAGGAACGGTTCTACCGTTTTTCTTTTTTGTTCCGACAGCAGTGTATCCAGTCCAACAAGCCTTCTTTAGGTCACCAGTTGGTTCTTTAACTTCGTTGATGTATTCGTTGAATTTTTTCATATGTTTCTTAATATCTCTGCGACATTCATATCTAGTGGTAAATCGGATGATGATATAGTTTTTCCATTAATTCCATAAACAAAGTCAGGCATAATGTCAAGGTAATCTAAAAATGTTTTTAGAATATCATAATCACGTTCATCAGTCTTATAGAACAATATTCTTGCCGTTGCTTCTGGACCAAAAACATTATTCAATAAAATGATATGGTTTATAATTAATCGTTCTTTGAGGGATTTTGTGACCTTATATCTACGAAATAACCTTTTCAGGTATTTTGTTCTTTTAATATCTCCCTCAAATTCCGACATAATGCAATGTGGTGATGTATAGCATTTTGCAGCATACATCATAAAATTATCTTCATTCAATTCATCGAACATATTAAATGGGGGCCGAAGCCCCTTTTGTTAAGCGTCAGGTAAAGTAATATCGTCTGAACCATCACCTTTAACTTCAGAGATGGCAACTAACGTTTCGTATTGAACACGACCAGCACGGCCACCTGAACCAACTGTTTTTATATTCCAACCAATGTGTGTTGCATGTTCTGCACCGCTTGCACCTTGACTTAAACCACGGCTTGCAACAGCAGTAGCACGTACACCACCAACAATATCAAAGTATTGAGTTGCAGCACCTTGTGTTGTAAGGTCAATAACAACGTTGTTAGCTGCATCAGCGGCAGTTGCTGCTAATGAGAAACGATTGGCATCAACAGGCACAACATAATATGTGTTTGCATTTGTAATACCACCAATATTTGCGGAACCATTCCAGTTATAAACTAGAGCAGCACTATTTGCTTGGCCGTGTGCAGTATACATTATTACGTTGTTTGCAACAATAACTTGAGCTATTGGAATAACTAAATTAGGTTGGCCAATTGTAACTACAGGATCGGATGTATATCCAGAACCAACGTTTGTTACAGTGATATTGGAAATTTTACCCCCAGCAATAGAAGCAGTTGCTGCAGCAGATGTACCGCCGCCGCCTGATAATGTAATACCAGGCACTGCAACATATCCGGATCCTTGATTCGACAATGAGATATCCACTACATTATCACCACCAGCAGTGGTTTCTGTAGCATCTACCATGAATAATCCAACAGTCATACCTTGTGTATATGCCTGGAATTGTGTATTACCATACAACAGTGCAACGTTTGCTGCTGTTGGTGCGGATGCAACTGGCGCATTTGTTGTTTGTACTGTCTCAACAGCCCAATATGGTGCATTAGCTGCGTTATCGTTATTTCCCCAAGATGACATGTTATTCTCCTTTTAACCGTGGGTTATATTTACTATTTATCTTTTTCCAGAAATTGGTTTACGCATCTTCATCATAGGGTCGATTTCGATGGTATCTCTTTTTTCACCAGTCAAGGTAGTACCGCCTGTTAATACGGCTGCGGCTTGCGGTTCTTCCAAATCAGCACTAACTTGTTGCATCTTTGGTTTTTTACCATATGTTGCAACAGATTTGTCTTCCTTTTCATGGTCGTAAGTTTCCTCTTTCATACCTTTCTTTTTGTAAAGGTTTTTAATGATTCGAGCAGACTTAGACATTTGAATCAACTTTTTATTCTTTGGTTGTTCAACATCATCGGGACTATTTGCACAATCACCAGGCATTGATGAAGCGGCTTGCGGATCCTGATAGTTTTCATTCTTAGGTGTACCGTCAGCCTTCTTATGTGACTTATAACCTTTGTTCTTCATGGACCATGCAAGAGCCCAAGGATTATCAATACCTTTGTACTTTTTCATTGCTTTGACAGTACCTTCGAAACCTGGAGGTGCAACTTCTTGCACTTGCTCAGTTTCTTCTTTATTCAAAGACTTCTTAATATCAGCAGTTGTCTTGTCAATCTGTTTACCGGTGGCTTTCATAACATTAGACCAGCGATTTGTAGATTTTCTATATTCACCTTTTGATGATAGTTCGTCAGCAGACTTCTTAGCCTTTTCTTTGTAACTATCCAAAGTTGCACTACTGATTTCAGAAATGACATTAGTATCAGCTGAATATTGAACAGAATCACCAGTGTATTCACCTGGTTTCTTAGATGCATAGTATGCTTGTGGTGAACTCATACTGCTGGCTGGATGGTGTACTGGTTTTTGTGGACCAGAATTGGCCTTCTTCATTTCGGCTGATGTTCTATCACCAAGTCGTTTTAATCCACGATTACGAGCATCAAGTTTTGTTTTTGCTGTTTTGTCTTTACCCATACTGGACATGACTTTAACAGCAGCATCTTGTCTACTCTTAATTGCAGCTTTGTGATAACCAGTAGTTGTTATTTCAACAATCTGTTCCACTTCTTCTTCTGCATATTCTTCTTTGACAATTTTACCATATTCATTCATGGTCAATGTGCCTTTACCACGAATGTTCAATAGTCTCTCAACCATCTTGTGTAAGTTGATATCAGTCTTCAAATCTTCTCTAGTAAATTCCAAAACACGAATCAATAAAGGAATGTCAAAAGTAATAGTATCTTTTCTGTCAACTGCTTCTGACATATGGTCTCTTTTCCATTTGATGAATTGTCCCATCTTGGAATGTGCAACCTTTTGGTCTTTAGAAACATGTTTTGGATTGATACCTCTAGAAGTCAAATATTGATCCAAAGCAGCATCTTCCGCAATATTAGCTTTTGCGGACCATGGATCCCAAGGATTAGTTCCGAAAGAAGGCTTTTCTGCACCCCCCCTTTTAACTATAGATTTTAATGTTTGTGCTTTGCTCATTATTGTGCCTTATTTGTTCATCATTTCTTTTTGAACTCTATTTAAAGATTTTTTGGCCAAGTACCTTGCATGGTTCAGTGGTTTTAAATCGTGTGTATCATTAATACTAGAGACAAAAGGTCCGTCTTCCTGACTGGTTGGTCCCTTTGCCTCAGTTACTTTTTTTCTGTGTCCTGTTCTGGCTTGTCTTTTTGTTTAGAACCACCATATGCAGAACCTTGTTTTTTACCTGATCCACCGTTTGGTTGTGGTTCGCCACGTTTCTTAACGTCAGCCATCATTTCATCCCAACCTTCTTTGAATTGTTTCAAAGTTTTACCTTGAACTTCTTCTTTTACTGGTTTTTTACCAGTTTGTGGAACGCCCATTTTCTTTTGTAGATTTTTACGTTGGTCTTCATCTGAACCACCAGTCAAAGCTTTGAAAGCTTTCTTGGCAATATCTTTAAGACCTTCTTCAACGGTTTCTTCTTCTTTGACGGTTTTCTTTTCGCCACGAAGAATTTTGAAATCGTGTGCATCAACTTCATTGTTCTTATTTTTATCAATTAAATGTTGATTGCCTTTTAGTGCCTCTTGTTGTAAAATTTCTTTTACCGCATCAGCAAGTGCATCGTTCTTTTTTAAGTTTATCATGTTAATCTCCTTTAATATTTTTTGCAGCTGCAACCATGGTCTCACCTTTAGCTTCTGCTGCTCCACCGTGGCCGAAATGTTTTTCTTTTTGTGCTTGGTCACCATACTCTTTTGCTTTGTCCATCAAGTGTGTCTTTTGACGTTTGATTTCTTGAGCATCATGGTGTGATGTTTCTGGTGTAGATTCTCTCACAAACTCTGTGAATTTTTTCATTTCTTTTTCTTCTTTATTGAACTTGAACCAAATTTATCTCTTGGATTTTCCATTGGTTCTTTATTTGTTGCACCACCTAAAACACCAACCACACCCATTTCAGAATCGGAAGGATCATTAAACGATTCTCTGTATGTTACATCGCCTAGACCAGACATAGGGTATACTGTACCCTGTTGGCGTGTATCAAATTCTGGACCAACTGTTGTTATGTTTCTCATACGTTGATTAACAGTTGGTGAATCTCTGAAACGATTACGTTTTACTTTTTCCTTGTCCTTGGAGAAGTTGTCTTCTTTGGGGATTGGACTGACTTTGAGGCTGGGGCTTTCTTCACTGTAGGTTTTGAAGGTGTAACTTCCTCGCTTTTTGTTTCCGTCCCACTTGATGTTGTCGGCATTGGAGTCGCTGGCACGATTATCTGGGAGTTCACTTCCTGGACCTTCGGCTCTTGGACCGGTACCGGTGTTGAGAGTTGGACTTCCACTGGTGCGTTTGGTTTTGTAACTTTCAAAAAATCTAGAATTTTTCTTAACATTTTCATTTTCCTTAAATAATGATGTGATACTAATTTTACCACGACTTTCCAACCAAGAGAACGCAATTTCATTGTAATTTTTGTCCTCAATGAACCTATTTATTTTTCCGTAAGTGTCAGTAATGTCTTCTTGAATTTCTTCGAAGGTTGAACTATTATTGAAATCTATAAAATTGGAAAAATTCTGACGATATGCTTCTTTTGAAGTTTGTGCTAATTGCCACTTATCATATCTAACTGATTCTGAAATTGACTTGGTCAACTTCTCATTACGTTCTTTACTGGCTTCATTGGTTGTATCAACAAATACCATAACAGTTTCATAACCAAATTCTTCTAGTTCTTCTCTAATGGTAATTATTCTAGTATGGTCATCAGCAGGTCCATTAATAATTAGTGGACCACGATTACGAATAGCTTCTCTACGATAGTCGGTTGTTTTTTCGGACAGTTTTTGTTTGTCCATCAATAAGTCAAATGCTTGTACTGAATTCAATTCTACTGATTTACTCTCAGCAATTGCTTCACGTATGATAATGTCTTTACCTGAACCTGGTCCACCAGTCACAAAGATTGCTTTAAATAGTCCACGATTGAATTCTTCATTCAATCCCATACCTTTACGAACATCACGAAACAATGCTCTAGCATGATTGTCTGGAACATGTGCAGGAACACCTTGTCTGAACGAATTGAAATCACCACTCTTTGCATGGTCACGCATCTTGGAAGCAGACATACCTTCTGCACCTTCTGCATCGGGGTCACGTTGACCAGCAGATTTAACTTCTATCTTTTTGAAATTGAATAACTTTCCTGGACCTTCTCCATTATACTGATTCAATTTTTGTTCGTATTCTGGAATACGGTCTGAGCCTGCAACCATTATCAAGTGGTCATGGCCTGCTTGATGTAGTGCAGCTGCATGTTGTAAAAATGTTGGTTTCTCTTTACTTGAACCGGTAATGTTTGTGTCAGGGAAAAATCTCTTTGCGTGTTTGATTTTACTCGCAAGGTCTAATGGATTCTTCTTTGTGTCCATAGAATGTGACACAATAATGTGGTGTGGTGCCTTGTAGTCTTTTGCAAGTTGTTTCACTCTATCAATCACTTTGGCGTGGCCAATGGTTGGTGGATTCATGCGACCAAATGCCATCACAACTGGTGTGTGAGTTTGAGCATCTTCGTGTAGTTTTTCTAAAAACTTTTTCATATGTTTCTTATTCCAGCAAAATTTCTACGAGAGAATTCCGCACGATTAACTAATTTATCCGATTCTTTACCGTGATGAAAAACATATCCCTCAGGATTCGCAGATTCTCCGCCGTGTGTGTGTTGAAACTCTTGGTGTTGATTCATAACACCAATAAGTGTATCTTTAGCCTTCTGCAACTCACCATGCATTTTGAAAAGATTATTGTAGTGTTTTTTATTACGTTCAACTTTACCCAATTCATCTTTTAAAGCTGATTGTTTGACCTTCTTGTTCTTTTCGACTTTAAGTTTGTCAATTGCTTTATTTTTGTTTGTTTCTAACCAAGACTTAAAGTTTTTATGGTTAGATTCTTCACCTGTACGCACAGTGTGGTTAATATAAGTTTCTAATGAACCACCAACACCATGGTGTTCACTAGTACCAGCATACATGTCACCGCCATGTGTATCATGTACTGCTTGAGCTGCAGTAATGTGTTTAGTAAATTTCTTTTGTTCTTCTGGACTGAAATGCACCTTTGATGTGTCCATTCTTGGATCAACAGAGAATACATCAGAGTGTTTATTGAAGTTTTCGTGGTCTACTTCATGTGATGCATTTAGACTTGCAGCATCTTTACCTTGATATGATAAGTGTGTTACAACACCAATTTTTGCCTTCTTAACTCCGCCTTCGTGTGTTCCGTGTGCAGTATATGTCAGGCCAGAAGGATTAGGATGAAACGATGTGCCACCACCCTTTTCAGTTTTCTTATCTTCTTTGTCTGTACCAAACATCATATCACCTTGATACACACCACTCTTAGGTGCAATCTTAGGTAAATGCGTTAGTGCATCTTTTAACTTTGCGGCCAGACCAGGTGCGTGGCCATGATTCATATCTACATCTTTTGGTGTGTAGTTAATCTTTGGTGTCTTATTGAAAGCGGACTTTGATGCAACAAAGAATTTACCAGTCTTTGGATGATGACCATAAACAAGTGCTGGTGAACCATCATATTTTGTGGTTAGTTCGGATGATTTATTACCAGCCTTAATGTGTTCTGCTGCAGCTGACAATGATTTGATGGCATGTGCCGCACCTTTTTCACCATTTTGTAGAGGACGGTCTTCCACATGCGTCAAATGTTTAATCTGACGGCTGGCGCCTTCTTCAGGATCCTCTTGCTCGGTTAAAAAAGTTTTGAATGATAACATTGTCTACCTATTGAATTACAACACACTTTGGTTGTCTGTAGGGTTATTTATAATGGATTATACCACAGATTCACAAATCTGTCAAATCTTGGCTTAGATATATAGTACTCTATATCAATCAAATTTCCACTCACCCGTTGAGGCCACTTGGCCCCTGCAATACACTCTATCAAATTCTACTACTTTTTCTTTATCTAAAACGGCAAAATATGCGTGTTCCAAGTCTATTGGACCTAATAGAGGGAACACTTTTTCTAAGGCTTGTTTATGAGTATCAATCAAAGACGTACACATAGACCAAAGGCGAGTATCAAAAACATGAGTTGCTCCGTGAATAGGTTCACTCATCCATGTTGGTATGCGTTCCTTGAATACATATTTACCATTCAACCCATCATAGTGATTAATATCAAAACCATCATCAAGTTGTAGACGACCAGTTATTTTAAATATGCGGTCAACACCTTCTAATAATTCTGAATTCTGTTTTAGATAGTCCAATACAACATGCATCATCGCACATTCACCTTGGCTTTTCATTCCGTTTTTGGTAAAGTGTAGTAAAAAATCAACTTGATTCAAATTTAAGAATAAGTCAACCTTAGAAACAAGTTCTGAATACTGGTCTGTCAATGATTGTATTGATACATCGGAAAGTACGATGAATGAATCTGGAGATTTATTTCTAATAGAATCAACAGTCTCTAGTGTTTGTTTCAGACGTTCTTCTGGACTAAAGACACCAATTGCAGGTATCAAACAAGATGTTATGATAAAAATTGATTTCATTTGTACCAGTACCAAACATCACATTCAGTTGTAAGAACTTTGTCGGTTTTAGTTGGTGCGAATTCACCAACGGCTTTATTCACACCAGGAATTGTTTGATAATCATGGCCAGAGAAGATACCACCAGTTTTAACCTTAGAGTAATAGTTGTGACAGTCTTTTGTTAATTGTTCGTAGGTGTGTAATCCATCAATAAAGATAAAATCAAATTCTTCATCATTGAACTGGTCAACAACATTGTCTGAGAAGTCTCTAATCAAAACAAATCTATCACCATAAACAGCCATCTCTTTTGTGACACGGCCAAAGAATTCTTCTCGGTCATTCAATACATTACCGTTCCAGTCCGTGTATGCAACATAAGGATCAATTGAATATAAGGTCAATTCTGGATTGGTGTCCAATAGAAACTTTGAGGTGTGTGCCTCAGAACAACCAATCTCTAAACCTTTTTTCATGCCTTTGGTCAATTCACCAAGTCCATAACCTGAACACTTGGTTACTCCACGTTCAACACCAAATGCTTGTGTTGCAGTATTAAATTTAATTATATCACTCATATCATACCTCTTTATTAAAGTCACTAAAAATAACAAACGGATCAAGTCCGAGTTGGTGGTCTGGAATCTTATGTAGTTCAAATAATTCCGGATATTTGATTGATGACATTAACATAAGTGTTTGGTCATCATCAATCAAACCATTCGTACCCAATTCAATCAAACACTCTTTCATTGCAGATTCAAACTTAGGCCATGCTGTTACACCACCAACAATCTTTGCACCAAGAATGTAAACATCGTTTGTTGCAATGATTTCATGTATAGGTTTATCATCATATTCTTTATAATTGAAAAGATGCATCTTATTAACATCAAAATTATAAGACCATTTCTTGCTTGTAGGTACTTTCTCTGCCGTGCGGCAATAACCAAAATCCAACCAAGAAACTAATTCATTACTAATCATGTTGTGTTTGATTGCTAGATTGACAAACACCGACTTGAGAAAGTTAACAACCACATAATGTGCATTCCAATATTCCGGATTTGCTCGCTGTTCTGGAATAATTAAATTTTGAAATGCATCAGTTTTCTGGATGTTGTTAACATCTCTAATCAAATCTGCATACTTACTAAAAATATCAAACGAAACAAATTTTGTTGGTCTGTCTCCACGCAAAGGTTTCAGTTTCTCAATAATATCTGGCGTAGAGAATACGACCATCTCATTTTCCATTTGAGCCATGTGTGAAAAACGTTCAATGTATGTATCAGTAGTTCTTTGTAGATAATGTGGCAGGCCTTTGTCTGGTGTCCATTCTCCACGACCAATGTCATAAAAAGCAGTAACAATAGTAATCATTATGTTGTCCTAAAAGTAATTAATTCTTCAACCTTATACTTATCATGATAAAATTTCTTCAATTCTGGATCTCGGTCATATTGGTGTACAATGTAGTATGGTTGACCATCACCAGTTTTCATTACACCATCTTCAAAGATTGGATGTTTTTCTGTAATGAATGGTGCAAATTGGTCTTTCTCAATTGGTTTATTTGTTACATGTAAGTTACAACAGAATCCATCATTTAAACCACTGATGTATGTTATATCAACATATGGATACCAACCCATTAAAACATTATATGCAGCTTGGTCGGCAACCCAATCGGCTCTATTCAAAGATAGTTGGTATAACATACCACACAAATCAGAAATAACATGTGCCTTGCCAGCTAACGTACCAACATTTAAAACCTCATAGTCTTTAACTTCTTCATAGAAATATGTACCAAAACATTTTAAAATGTTGTCACGATTCCAGTGTTCATTTTTAACTAGTATACATTCAGACACACCAATCAAATCATAACCAGAATTTGCTGTCAGTATATGAGACAAATATTCCATTGGATCGTTTTGAAAGATTACATCACGTACATCTGTACTTACAACATAACGATATTGACCACTATGTTTTTTCAGATAATCATAGATATGAATAAATCGTTCCATGTGAAACATTGCGCCTGACATGGATTTTGCAGATATTGCAGTGAATCCGGCTTGTCTAATCTTGTTGATTGTTTCCTCTGACGCATCAATTGCAATTAGAACTTTGTCGCCGGTAAAACCACATTCGTTAATTGATTCGATCCAAGGTTTGACTTGTTCGTAGTTATAGTTTTTAAATGCACCTATAATCAGGTCTTTTTTGTCCATGGTAAATCTCCATTATATTGTTTACTCATCATCTCATTTCCTTTCAAAAAGAATTCCGCCTGAACAGAATCTCCTCTGCTTGCAACTCTATAGTTTATTGTATATTGGCCATTCGTGTCAAATTCTGGTAAATTTTGCATCATAAACGGTGACAATATTCTATCAACTTCCGGCTGTTCTTGTGGATGTCTTGCTCTGCGGTACCAGTAAGGTGAAAAACCTAATGCTGCGGCCTTAGGTATCATAAAACAATTTACATCAATGAATTTATCATTAATCACGGAGGTCCATTTACCTAGTGATTCACAATCATCGTTACATATATATTCGCCTTCTTGGCTGACGATTTTACGTAGTGAGTATGCCCATTTGTTTCCCTTTGATATAACATCAACCAAGGTTTCAATATGATTTGGTTCGTACCAATTATCTTCATCTAAGAAACATAGGAACTCACCGTTTGCAATATAGGTCATTGCACCATATATTCTATGTCCGTTGTATTGGTCTTTTCCTGTTGGGTATGGGAGGTCGATTAGGTCAATATGTGGATACTCTTTGGCTATCACACGACCTTTTGGTTGGCCATCAACAACAACTAAGTGTTGTATGTTATCATAGGTTTGGTTTTTAACCGAGTCTAACGCTTGACGTACACACGGTGCACCTGTGGTAGGCGTAATCACAGTCACTAACGGTTTCATAATTTATCATCCTCTAGTTAATTTTAAAATTGCCTCAATTTGTTTTTCAATTGCTGGTTTACGATTAGGCCAGTAGATATATTCTTTATCTCCTGTACTATGTAGTTTCTTTAGGAAAGGGATAATCATCTTCTCAAGTTCAGCCAAGCGTCTTTCCGTTTCTGTCAAATTAACTTTGTAATTCTCAACGGTCTGTACACTCTCTTTAATTGTGGAATTATATTCCTGTTCTGAAATAGCAGAGAACCCGAAATCATTTTCGGTGTCCTCATACTGTTTTAGTATTTTATCAAAATCTGTTAGTGCCATTATTTGTAAGAGTAGTCACACATCATACGGGTAGGATAACCATCACCACCTTGTGTATCACGTATGTTTAGTTTAAGAATGTAATGACCCGTTTCTATTTCCATGTCAATACGCTTACCTGTACCAGATTTACCACCATAGTATACATTACATGAGTTTGGTGTAGCGGCTGAAGTCATATAATCTTTATCAATTTCATACACTTCGGTTTTACCCGTCAGTTTATGTACGATAGTATAACCATGGCCAACACCAGAAATCAAAAAGTTTTTCAATTCATTCTTCTGTTTTGATGACATTGTTTTCCAAACATCTTCAACATAACCTTTTTTTAATTTACCATTGTAGATATCACAAAACAATGCATCGTTGATATTAAACATATTAAGAATTTTTAAACCATCTTTATTTGTAATTTTACCAGATTTGATTTCTGCTGGTGAAAGAACTGTACGGATGCCTGAGTTGAAAAAGGTAACAGTGCCGCCAGTTTTCAAACTTAGGAAGATTTCTTTCTTATCACAAATTAATGTAATGTCGGTAACAACGGGCCCCAGATTGTTATCACGTACAGGAATTTTAGATGAAATTAAAACTTGTGGTGAGAATATAAAAGGTCTTTTGTTGTTTAATTCACCAACCTCTTTAACTTCTACACTTTTACATTTATTCAGTTTATGAAGCTTAACTATATCGTCAACTGCTTGAAGTAATTTTGTGTCGGTTATCTTTTCACCTTTCCACCATTGTCTCAATGCATCAGCAAGTTCTCCCTCATATGCATTACCTTTATTCTGTACACCTCGGCCGCCAGATGATCCAGAACCAAATTTCATGGTAATTTTAGTTACCTTTGCTTCTCTTTTTATTTTAGCAAGGTCAATATCCGTTTGTAAATCTCTTGTAACATTAATCTTAGCAATTGATGCAGGATCAACATTGATTGGAGTTTCAACTTTTGGAAATTTTGATTTTAGATAAGCAAAGATATTGATTATATCTTCTATCTTTGCTTTATCACCCTTTAGAGTTTGCTTGATTTCCGTTGCAGTCTTTGGGAAAAAAGTATAAGCCATTTAACACCTTCAAAAAAAGTATTTATCTTATAATTTGGATCTCCTTTCCAGAAGTCCAAATTTCTAGTTCGGTTTTTAACCGTTTCTCATTGTACAGAGTTTCATACCGATTACAAGCCTTATTTCGCCACCATTCAATCAAGTTTACCAGATTGTGTTTTTCATAGTTTTCACCAGGAATAAGCACGTCCGTCTTACAGTTTACATAGTCAACCATGTTTTTAAAGCCATAGTCACTGGTGTAATATCTTTTTTGCTCTGTCAACCCTTTTGCTTTCCCAATCGTTGCTATGAATGTATCCCCTTCAGGTGTACCTTTAAGTGCAGCTTTAGTGAGGGAAATAATCTTCATAGAGATTTTCAGTTTCTTACTAGAAGCAACATCTTCAACCAAAGGTCCGACTTTATCTTGTACGAAATCACGTAGGTCAGAATAAGGTTTGCCGTGCATCATAGGAAGAAAATCAGAATCTGTCAGGCCTTTATATCTGATATATGGTTTCATACCATCATATTGCGATACAGTCTTTGAACTACCATACAAAGAAGTTGTTTCAAAGAGACACAGGTTCATTCCATACTTTACATTTACAATCTCACGTACTTCATGTGAAGTGCAGATTGCAGCCAACAGTTTACCACCAAGGTAATTATAACCAAATGGTTGTGCAGGTACAATAACAAAACCCATCATTGCAGAATTATTGAATCGTTTACCCCACTCAGGTTTTTGTGTAAACACTTGACCAAGCATATCATTACGTGGCTTACAGTTGATTACAGGTGAACCAAGACGGATGAATCCTACGTACTTTCCTGTATTGGTTTCACGCACTGCCAGTTTAACATTGCGGCCAACTGGCGGAATGTTTACATGAGATGAAGTGATGTTCAATAGATTGGTCCAAGTTTCATTATCAATCTCGACAACCTCAAAATTCATATTTTTTGGATTCATTGTGAAGTCTTGAAACAACTCATCTTCAATCGGAAACAAAGGATTGGATGGCAATTCGGCCAAAGAATTCAACTTTTGGTCACGCATATACTCATCAATACGGTCAAAACTACCAAAGTAATCTTCAAATACTTTGGCGCAATGAACTGCATCATTAAATTCTAATTTCATACTTTAAATCCATCGAATGATTTCTTCTGTGTTTTCTCTCTGTTACCAAATGTGTTGAGTGGTTTATCTTGACCAGAATCTGTGATGCCATCTTGGCTAGACTGTTCAATATCATATAATCTCATTTTCGACCTATCAATACCTAGAGTGAATCGTTTGAAATGCGTTGGATCATTATAACGATTCTTCAATTGTTTTACCATAATCTGTCCCATTTCTTCTAGTTCTTCGGAAGAAATCAATGCAAACATCAAGTCTGCGGTTGCCGGCAAACCAAAAGACTCACTTGTGTCCTCAAGTCCGGGATCGGAAGAAGTAAATCCACTTCTAGTTGTTTGTGTCGCAGAAACAATAGGTACTCCGAACTCAACGGCAAGACCTCGCAACTCCTCGGCGATGGATTTAACGTAGGAATATGAGTTGACATTTGCTCCTGCTTTGATGCGAGAAGAACAACAAATATTGAGGTAGTCAATGAAAATAATATCAGGAACAAAAGACTTTTTAAGATTAAGCTCGTTGAGTAAGGTACGAAAATGTATGCTGCTTGCAGACGCTGTTGGATACTCTTTAATGATAAGTTTACCCACAGTCTTTTCACGGAGTTTATTAATCTTTTTATCATACAAATCTTTTGGTAAACTTACAAGGTCATCAATCGTGACATTCAATAAGTTGGCATCAATACGTTCTGCAATCTTTTCTTCACTCATTTCCATTGTGATGTAAAGAACATTCTTGCCTTGTACCATACAGCCTGCAGCCACATGACACATGAACAAACTTTTTCCAACACCAGTTCCGGCAAGAGCTATATTAAGCGTCTTATTAGGCAAGCCACCTTTTGTGATTTTGTTAAAGAACTCTAAGTCAAAAGGGATTCGTTCTTCTTTACGATGGTAGAAATCATATCGTTCATCCGAGTTTTCAAGATAATCGTGGCCAACAGAATTGTCAAAACTTATCGCTAAGGCATCTGATAGTATTTTGGGAATCGAACCTTTGTCATTGGTTTTGTCCTTGCCATCGAGGATTGAAATAGACCCCAATACAGCGTTATAAATGGCCTTCTCTTGGCAAAACTGTTCGGTCTTGTCAACAAGCCATTGAACCTTGGATTCTTCACCTTTAGTTTTCTCAATCTCTTTTAGATAAGATTCACACTTCTCCACTTCCTCATCTGAGAGATTTCGCCTTTCTTTGACGGCCAGTACAAGTGCTTCAACCGTTGGTGTAGAATTGTAAGTTTCTGTGAATGATGCAATCTCATCATATAATGTTTTGTCGCTTCTGTCTGTAAAATATTCTGATTTTAGAAATGGTAAAACCTTGCGTAAATATTCTTCATTATAAATTAGATTTTTTAGAATCGTCTGTTCCAGTTTCATCAATTACTTCCTGTTCCATGTTAGATGACATTATTTCCACCAATAAGTCACCAATGTAGTTTTTAAAGTCATCATCTTTTTCCAGTTTGGCTGGCTTCTTTACAGGTGATTCTAACACATCGTAAGCAAAAAGTAAATAGGCCTGTTCGTTTTCTTCCTTAAACTTTACCTTACCATATTTGAATATGGTATCTTTATAAGGACCTTCCAAAAATTTAATGTTGACTGCTGTTTTGTCATCCTTTGGATAGATGTAGCAGTAATCTATTCCCTCAATCATTATACACCATTCATGGTTGCAACATCAAATGTTTCATCAATATTGCTTGTCATAATTTCTCCGGATGCCACACGGTATTTGTTCTCAATGAAATCACGGAAAGATTTCTGTTTCAGAATAGGCATCCAAAAGTCTTTGGTGTCGGTGTCCTTCTCACGGTAATTCTTTTCTTCAATCACACCATCTGTGTCAACACGTTGATACCAACCATTCTTTGGTTTAACCACATGTTTGGACTCAATAGCAAGGTCAAGTAAACCAGACCAAGTGCTAATACCACCATCAAAAGATACACTGACAGGTATTTTAGATTTTTCTTTGACATATCTAGATTTTTCCACGTTAATAATAAAATTGTAACCGGTAACTTCTGTACCATCTTTTTCTTGTTGACGGCCGATAATAAAAATATTGTCAGCTGAATAATATGAACCTGTACCACCACCGACAATAGCTTTAGGGAACATACCAATTTCCATGTATGTGTGATTTACAACAACCATTGGAATGTCTTTCAATGATAAGTGAGGTGTCACCATACGGAACAAACTCTTAACTTGTTTGGCTCGGGACATATCAGCAACTGATTTCTCCGCTAAGGCATCTTCAACCTCTTTCTTAGATGCTAAGTTACCAATTGAATCAATGACAATAATCAACTTATCACCACGTTCCAATTGTGTCAACTGTGCCATTATGTCGAATTTGAGTTGTTCAATATCTGTAAGAGGAGTATGGAGCACCCGCTCTGTGTCAATACCAAAGCTGTCAAAATAAGACTGCGGAGTACCAAACTCTGAATCATAGAATAGTAGTGCTGCATCGGGATATTTGTCCAAGTAAGATTTGGCCATCAACAAACTAAATGCAGTCTTAAAGTGTTTGGACGGACCTGCCCACATTGTAAGACCTGGTGTCAGACCACCATCTAACTTACCAGAAAGTGCCACGTTAATAATTGGCACCGCTGTTGGAATCATATCCTTCGCATTGAAGAATTTTGATTTAGCTAAGATAGCAGAATCTTTAATACTACTATTTTTTTTAATTTTGTCTAATATACTCATTGTTTCATCCTTTAAAATTTACCAGCATCACGAATTTCTTTCTCTTTAAAAGAATACGGTTCATCATAATCATACTTAGGTTCCAATTTTTTCACAGGTTCTTCTATTGGTACATGATGTTCTTCATACATAACAGAATTTCGTGCATTGTGGGTTTCAATTGTTACCTTTTCATGTGTGATTGGCGGTATGGTTTCACCAGTTATATCATCAATCACAATCATATTATCTTTTTTAATTTGCAAAGTATCTTCTTTTGGTGCAACCATTGGTTTCAAATTCTCAAAGTGTTTGAATGGCTGTTTCAGGTATGCATAAGGATCAACTGGTTCTTCAACATGTACAGTTTCAGGTACTACATTAACAACCTCTTGCTCAGCATGCTTGGCATCTTCATCCAATTTTCTTGCATTTACTTTAACTCGTTCGAAGAAGTCTTCAACATCTTCTTTTTGTTTGATTGACATGTTATATGCGATTAACAATAGAATTGCTAATGGATCAAATACAACAATAATCAATAGAATAACAAGGCGTACTGCTTTGTCCATAATGTCAGTTGTTGCTTCACCATATGCCAGTGCAGCAATGTATTTGATTGGTCCTACATCCGCTTCAACCTTACGGAGTTCCGTTGATATCGGTGCTCTTTCTTCATTGAGGGTTGCAATAGTTTTCTGTTCGGTCGAAATCTCAGATTGAAGGCGGATGCGTTCTTTCTGCTGTGTTTTTCGGACTGCAACAGCTTTATCCGCACCTTTTTCATCAGTACTGCGGCCCATAACTTGGTCCACAGCCTCATCCATTTGTCTAAGCGCCTTCCGGTTCGCATCAATATTTTCTTTTGATGTTCTGATTTTTTCGTCAATGATAGAAATCTTATCAACATACGGACCACTATCTGCTGAATGTTCTAAGTGTGCCTTTGATAAGAAACCAAATATACCCATTGAAGTAATCAACATTAAAATGATAACTGCTATCGACAAATATGATTTAATAAGAAAAGGACATTGTTTCCAATTATTATACAACCACGATACTGTTACTAGTTTCGAAGCTTCAAGAACCGAACCCATAAAAATAATTGGCCAAAATGAACCAGGAAAAATTTGTGCTAAACCAATAACTGAATAGTAGGCAGAAACACCAGATAAACCTAGTGCTGTAAGTAACGTTAAAAATATCATCCGAAAAAGTCCTCTAAAGAGTTAGTTTTTTCCGCAGACCACTTCATGCATTTTAAAATGACACTGATTGGTTCCAGAAATGCTTTGTCGAATTGTACATCATAATCAATGTAGTTGTCAAGCTCAAACTCTTTAGGTATTCTACCTGGAAAAGAAATCACATCATTCTTAAAATGATTTGGCATTCTCAAATAGGTAAATTTGAGTTTTTCACCTTCTTGTATGAGTGGGTACTTCTTAGTCAATCCCAATTGTTTTAGATGGTGGTTATATACGATTGCACCACGAACATGAATGGGTGTGCCTTTTTTGAACAACATTACTGGATCGGAATAAGTATTTAGCCCATTCAAACCCCGAGGAAAAGATATTTCTTCCGCTGGTAATGTTTTAAACTCTTTCTTAAACTCGGCAATAAAGTCTTGTACTTGTTGTTCAGTGCCAGTCATCATCAACTTAATGGCAGCCTTCATCTTCTCACGAATAGCAGATGGTGTGGATGATTTAATCATTTCCAAACCCATCACTTTCATGTGTGGTTCAGCATACTGTACACCTTCATTGTTATATACATTTAGAATATAACGTTTCTTGGCAGTCCATACACCTTTGTCACAAAGACCCTCACGCTTCATCTGCATCTTTTGTGCATATGCATGAACATAATCAGCCAACTCTTGGTAAGATTTATCAATATGTGGTTGTAGTTTATCTTCACAAACACGATCCATAAATTCAATAATCTTTTGTGCAGGCATTTTAACCACACCATCAACACCATAAACTTTATTTACCAAATCACCGAGGCGCAGGTAAATAGAATCAGTATCAGAAGCGATTACATAATCGTTATCTGTACCAAGAAGTTTATTCATGTATTGGTTTATTTTCGCTTCAATCCATTTGATGGAAAGCTGGCCTGCCGTAGTGACTCCCAAAGCCATGCGTAGGTCATAAAACCTAAAATACTGACTTCCCAAAGCACCGTAGGCAGAGTTAAGGGATACTTTCTTTGCGAGCTGGAGGTTGTTGTATCTGGCAACTCGTTTGTCGATTTCATATTTTTTTCGTTCATCTTTTTCATTCTCATACTCCTGTTGCGCTTGCAACATCATCTTTTTAAATTTCTTGCGGTCATCATACATTTCGACCATCATCTTAGGTAAGAAACCTTGAATGTCGGTACGGAAGAATTGACCGTTTGGCGTGATTGTAACATCAACCAGTTCCGAAGTGTCAATTTGTTTCATTAACATTTTATCAACAGTAACACCTTGTGAAAGAACACCACGCATTTCATCAGTATAGTTTTCTGGTTCAATTAACGTTTCAGGTGAAATGTTGTACTGCATCATCAAGTGTGGATACAAACTGTTCAAGTCAAACGATGCAACCCAATTGTGTAATCCAATTTGTGGTTCTTTAACATATGCACCTTCAAACGCAGAATCTTTCTCTTGTGTTTCTTTTGGTGGAACAATGATGCCTTTGCCTAACAAATATGAATACGTCAGTGAATCCCACATACGTGTCTGTGCAAATACATCTTCATAGTTACACTTGGTATCATACGCAAGAGTTAAGGCCAACTCAATCAACTTCAACTTGTCTTCTAGTTTAATAATCAATGCAACGTCTTTAATGTTGTATTCGATAAACTTTTGATAGTTCAGTCTATACAGTTGGTGTAAGTTCTCATATTCATCATATGAAATCTTGCCTTCACCAAGTTCCACTTGTGCGATATTATCTAGTCGATAGGATTCTTGTGACTTACCACCTGGCGCATACCATTTGTATAACTCAATATAATCAAGTGATTCGATACCAACAAAACTGTATGCTATCAACAAACGACCATTGATATTTGTTTTACGTTCACTGATATAATTCCATGGAGATAACATCTTAGCTTTATCTTCACCAAGAATCTTACGAAAACGATTGACAAGATATGGTATATCAAAGAACTTGGTGTTCCAGCCAGTGATAACATCTGGATACATTCTGGACCAAAACTCAATGAATTTACTGCAAAGAGTGTATTCATCTTTACACTTCAGATAGGTTATATTGTCGGGATCATCATTACGAAAATCACCACAACCAAACACATAAGTGTGACCATTCAGAAAGGTCGTTGCAATTGCGGTGATAGGTTCGTTTGCAAGGTATGGATCAGGAAAACCATTTTCCGAACCGACCTCAATGTCGATAATTGCAACACTTACTTTATCTTGTTCCCAATCAACCATTTCAGAATGTTGTTCTGCAATGAAAGCGTATTGATATCCTGTGTTACCATAGATTTTTGGAGCACCTGGAAGACCATCATATTGTTTCACATATTCTCTGGCTTCACGAATGCCATCAAATCGTTTTGGCACAAGGTCTAGGCCATCAAGTGATTTATGGGTACCTTTACCGTTACGGGCTGGAAGATACAATTGTGGTTCATAATCAATCTTCAGTTTGATTCTTTTACCATCTTTGACGCCACGATAAAGAATCTGGCCGCCAAGTGCCTGTACGTTTGTATAAAAAGTTGTCATTAACCTGTAATGATTTGTTGTTGACCTGGAAGAATAATGCCTGTGCCGAAAATTTGGTCATAGTTTTTGACAAAATCTTCTGCTGGAACGTAGTAGTATACAATATGTTCACGTTTTAAGGCAATAGTAGAGTCTGATTTTTGTTCTGCATGGATTGGAAATGGCGCAAAACCTACGTTAGGTTGACCATCTTTACCACGTACAATGGCAATTCCTAATGGATTCTTAATCACCATTTCATTTTCATTAATGAAAATATTTTCATTCTCCGTTTCAACTTCACCAATAAGTTCTTCACCAGTTACTAATTTCATTGCATATATTTTCATGTTAATCCTATCCTAAATAATTATATAGTGTGACCTGAACGTAGATTATATCATTTTTTTGTTATAATGTCAAGTAAAAAAAATGGTATAAAAAGAAATGGATCCATTCACACTCTTTGCCCTCGCAAATGGTGCGGTTTCGGCAGTCAAAGCCGGATGTAAACTATACAAAGATATTAAAGGTGCAGCTGGGGAAGTCAAGGACGTCCTCAAGGATCTTGACGACCAGTTCAAAAAGCTCCATCCACCAGAAAAACCTGCAAGTGTAGCACAAAGAAATGCCTTCATTACGGAAAAAAATCGTGTAATTGAACTAAACAAAAAGGGTGGAGAAACTACCAACATCTACCAAGAGATTGGTGAACACCTAGGCACATACTATGATAACTTTTATAAATGTATGGCTGTTTTTGAAGAAGAAGAAAAAATTGCTAAGACACAAGTTTATACCGGAGATGCATCATTAGGTAAACGTGCCTTACAACGTGTACTCATGCGTAAACAACTTGAACAAATGTCAGTTGATTTACGTGAGTTGATGATTTATCAAAGTCCTCCAGAGCTCGGTGCTTTATATACCGAAGTCGAAGAAATGATGAAAGAGATGGGTAAAGAACAAAAGGTTCTTCTTATCAAACAAATGCAACAACAAGCGATATTAGATAAACGCCGTTTAGCACGAATGAGAAAACTCAGAGATGAATTTGCTACAGGCGTTGCTATTGTGATTATAATTTTTGTTATGGCTGGTGTGTTTATGTGGGTAGCATATGATAGACAACAGAAATATCCACAATATGGTGATGGGTTATTTCCTAAATCAGAAGAAAAAAGAAGGGAAGAATCAATGCCTAAAGTTTACGTAGGAAGATGAATAAAAAACTCTTATTTACGTTGTTGACCACAAGTGTAACACTGATGGTCACTCATCCAACCATCAATATAAACTTGATGCCGGATGCTGTCATATACACCAAAGCGACTAACAATAATGATTATTGTAAATTGACAAGAAGTTTTACTGAAAAAAGTGGACCGAAAGATTTACAAGTCTGTGAATATAAATGTTCAAATGTAAAACGAAATGGTTCTACATTGATACATACAACTTCAGTAAACAATTCACGTTCTTGCAAAGATAAAATTGAATCGCCGTGATGTATAAAGATTAATGGTTGCGGGTCACGGAGTCGAACCGGAACTGAGGATTATGAGCCCACTGTGATACCATTTCACCAACCCGCTATATTAGTTGTCGTATAAACCTAATCTTTGATTTTCTGCCACCATGGCATCTAAAGCCTTTTGGCGCATACGATTTTCTTCTAAAATTCTATCAAATTCTTCTTGTTCGTATTTGTCTTCTTGTATTTCTTTTGGTGATTTTTTTCTAAAAATATTGTCGTAGTTATTACCAAATGTTTTCTGTGAAACACTAAACGGCCTTGGACTAGAACCTTTACCACCATCAGACATGTTTACTCTCCGTAGATGTAAGCTATGTCTTCAATCTTCACCACGAAATAATCTTGCACTGCTGCGGCCTTACCCCAGTCTGGTTGAACCACATCACCGACCTGGACTTCTGTAACATCCGGACCAACTGCAAGTACTCTTGCTTTATCTGGATCTTCGGAATGTTTTAGGATGATGCCTGAAGCGGTCTCTTTGACATTCTCAATACGTTCAATCAATACTTTATCATGCAAGGGTTTAATATTCATAGTGTCCTCAAAATGGAGCGGTCTACTGCTTTGCTCAGTTAACACAAGGGGGTACCTTGTATCGTACTATTACAAACCGCATTAAATGGAGCGGGATGAGAGAATCGAACTCTCAACCGGAGATTGGAAATCTACTGTTTTACCACTAAACTAATCCCGCATAAAATCTGTTGTAGTTAACTTGGAGCGGGTAGTGAGAATCGAACTCACAACTAAACCTTGGCAAGGTCTTGTGTTACCACTAGCACCATACCCGCATCATGTGTGTATTATATAGGCTTCTTATTAAGAAGTCAAGCATTATTTTTGGTACGAGTAACCGGAGTCGAACCGGTACGCCGAGGCGGCAGATTTTAAGTCTGATGGGTCTACCAATTCCCCCATACTCGCATCACATAGCACGGTCGTTTCCACTTTTGAAACCGACCTCACCACCTTCTTCTTTAATTCGTTTGATAACATCTTCAAAAAGAATCGGTCTAAAATCTGTTTGTTCAACACAAACACAATGGTATCTGTTATCAATACCCATTGGTTTACCATTGAACCCACGAATCTGAACACGATTGGAATGTAAATGGCCATGGATGTTTACACCGAAACGACCAAGACTTTCCGTATGAATTGGAATATGTGACAGGATCATTCCATTCATTACATGATAAGCACGTAGTTCACGAAAGTGTTGTCTGTATTCCTCATCACGGAAGATATCATGGTTACCACGAATAAGAACCTTATCACCGTTAAGTCTATATAGAGTATTCATTGCTTTACGATTAATAACAACATCACCAAGATGGTAAACTTTATCGTTTGGTCTGACTGTTTCGTTCCAACGCTTAATCATTTCTTCATCCATTTCATCGGGATTATCCCATGGCCGAAGTTTTGTTCCGTCATCACGAAGAAATCTACACACACCAGCGTGACCAAAGTGTGTGTCACTTACTAAAAATACTGCTGGCATAATAAACTCCTAAAAAATGGTCCGGCGTGAGAGAATCGAACTCCCATTAGAAGGGTAGAAGCCTACTGTATTATCCATTATACTAACGCCAGAAATTTGGTGCCCCAGGAGAGACTCGAACTCTCAAAATTTGGCTTCTAAGACCAACACGTATACCAATTCCGTCACCGGGGCAATAAATACTCATATGATACCAACTTCAAAAAGACCTACAGTAGAAATGTTTTACGGATTGTATGCACAACAAACATATGAACCTAATGGTTACTACTGTGTTGATTCTGAATTTGTTCCATCATATGATACTAAGATAAAAACTTTTGAAGATGATGAATTATATATCACACAAGAAAAAGAATTTATCTTAACAACATTAAAACAAGTTGGTGCTCCTACTAAGAATCGAACTTAGGATACATCCTTACCATGGATGTGGTATGCCATTTACCTATAAGAGCATGGTACCCAAGGTGGGATTCGAGCCCACATAACCTTGATTTTGAATCAAGTACGTATACCTATTCCGTCACTTGGGCATATTTGGTGCTGCCTAGAGGAATCGAACCTCTTTCAATGGTTCTTCAGACCACCGCTATGACCACATCAGCTAAAGCAGCATGTTGGTACCCCGTGACAGTTTCGAACTGCCGACCTTCGCCGTGTAAAAGCACTGCTCTACCACTGAGCTAACGGGGCATATTTGGGGAGAAATACCAGGATCGAACTGGTGATAACGGAATCACAACCCGTGGTTTTACCACTAAACTAATTTCTCCATATTATTGAAGTGCTTCTTGGTCTGCCAAGATTCTTTTCAATCTATCAGCACAAAAACTTGCAGCAGGTGCATCTGGTTTAACCATTGGTGTCATATTACATGTACCTTTGATATAACCAATCGCTTGCTGAACAACACATGAACTACCATGAATATCATCTTTATTTAAATCAAGATGAACTTCAACATGATAATCTTCCAACACTTCTGCTAATGATTGGAACAATTCTGAAACTTTATAAACTTCAGTCATCAACCTCATAGCAGGTTTACTTTTCTTATGGTCGTAATCCAATTCACGGTGAACATATCCGAAAATCTTACAACCATGTCGGCCATCAATATGAACTACAACTGCTAGAGCATAGTCAGCATACCAAACACCATTTACCCTGATTCTTTCAGAGTCGGCACCAAGATAAACCTTGGTATCAGGACCTTGATTTGCAAGGTATTGTCTGACTTCTTCTATATTGAAATTTTTCATATTAATCACCTTTTTTAAAATTGGCATCCCGCTAGGGACTCGAACCCCAACCAACGGTTTTGGAGACCGCTATGCTGCCATTACACCAGCGAGAAATTTGGTACCGAGAAAGAGAATTGAACTCTTGGCCAACGCCTTATCAAGACGCTGCTCTACCACTGAGCTACCTCGGCATTTTGGAGGGCGATGAGAGAATCAAACTCCCACTTCAAGGTTCGTAGCCTTGTGTAATATTCATTTTACTAATCGCCCATAATTTGGTGGTTCAGGTGAGAATCGAACTCACACAACGCACCGTATGAAGATGCTGCACTGCCACTATGCTACTGAACCTAATTGGTGGAGGCCGAGGAAATCGAATCCTTCTAGTCACGATCCTTGCAAGGGAACGCCGCAGCCCACTGCTGCCCCCAAAAAAACTGGTCTCCCTGCAAGGATTCGAACCTTGACCACACGGCCCCAAACCGTGTACGCAACCTGATAACGCTTCAGAGAGAAAAACTGGTGCCCCATGACAGAATCGAACTGCCGTAACCTGATTACAAAACAGGTGTAATGCCATTATACTAATAGGGCGAAATTAAGTGCTCTGCATCCTGCGGCGGTAATTATATCATAGTTGTAAACATGTCCTTTTTCAAGGGGAATACACCCATAACCTCCACCCGCTTCCCGACCAGGATCGTTAACGCATTGCCAGCGGCCTTTCGGTAAAAAGACTACCACCCTTGAGAGTCACCTCACTTCTTATCCTGCGGGTCACAGTATCCGCTAACCAAGCGGAACGTATTGGCTCCAGAGGCAGGGATCGAACCTACGACCAATTGATTAACAGTCAACTGCACTACCGCTGTGCTACTCTGGAATATTCTTTATACTAACTCGTATTCTAAATCTACTGATTCGGAATAGTAACCGTTTGATTCTCCCAACCAACGAACATCAACATAACCTTTGCGTGTAGCAAATTTGTAAAATGTCCATGAGCGAGATTCAATGTATTCATCTTCTTTAGGTTCTGGTATTTCACCTGATACTTCTTCAGCAATCAAAAGTGTTTCGCCTTCTAAATCCGATAACTCACCTACAATGCTTTCAATGTAAACTGTTTCGCAACAATCTTGATAATGGAAGAATCTGAATTTTTCAGTTTCATTCGCAAATACCATCTCATAACCATCTTGTGTTACCGATGTGAATACTTTTCCAACCATATCGTTTATATTCATTTTCTTTTCCTTCACAACAATTATTTGGCGGTCTTAAGGGGTAACGATCCCCTTCTTTCAGCGTGACAGGCTGATGTGCGTCCATGAACACTTTAAGACCAAATTAGGATAAGCTACTTGTTTCCACACAAGCCCTTAATTGAGAAGTTACTCTGTCCATCCCTTTTATTCTAATGTCTGTGTGCAGAGGGAACTGCCTATCAGAGCCTGAGATTTCTCTCGCTAACGGTTTTCTGCCACCGGATCTCTATCGCTAATCAAACGCTACTTTAACGGAAGTAGTAACGGGATTTGGTGGAGGCAGTTGGAGTCGAACCAACATTGTTTACCACGGGGGAACGGATTTACAGTCCGCTGCAGAACACGCCATATCTACAATGCCTCCATATAGAAACACACTCACCCGAATGGACTTATCCTGAGTTCCGCCTGCTGTCGGAAGTGTGTTTTTATATGGTAGGGGTACAGAGAATCGAACTCTGATTAATAGGTTAAAAGCCTACTACTTTAGCCGTTAAGTTATACCCCCATAACTACCATTTGTTTTGCTGACGCACTATTTGCTATGCTCAACGGATTTAGCTGCAGCATTACCGTTTATACACATAGTTAGTTAGAGTTGACGTTTACTCAAGCGCTTACGTCAGCAAAACAAATGGTACTCCGTACCAGAATCGAACTGGTCTTTCCGCCTTGAAAGGGCAGCGTCCTAACCGATAGACGAACGGAGCATTAACTACAACAAATTTTTAAAGAACGTTTGATTGATTTCTCAATTCATAGATGAAGTATAACACAACCATGAATCATTGTCAACCAGACTGTTGTATTCCTACAACATGTTTGGAGTAGGTGACAGGAATCGAACCTGCATGTAACAGATTTGCAATCTGCTCCCTAGCCTTTCGGGTCACACCTACATGTTTTGGCAGAAGGTATCGGATTCGAACCGATGCGCCGCTTTCGCAACGACAGTTTAGCAAACTGCTCCCTTAACCGCTCGGGCAACCTTCTATGTTTGGCGGAAGACGGAGGAGTCGAACCCCATCCCATTTCTGAGAACCTGGTTTTCAAGGCCAGTCGCAGGACCAACCCCGCTGCATCATCTTCCATATAGAAACACACTAAACGAGGCGACCCGTTTCGAACCAGTTCCTGCTTATCTCTAATGTGTTTTTATATGGCTGGGGTACCTTGAATCGAACAAGGACCTACGGATTCAAAGTCCGCAGCACTACCACTATGCTATACCCCAATAAACTACGACAAATTTTTAAAGAACAGTGTGTATTGTATACCAGATTCGATGACCTGGCAACCACTGTGTTGTATTGAAACAACAAACAAAAAACCCTAGATTTTTTAGGTCTAGGGTCTTGTGTTTGAAGTCTTTTTTAGAACTTATGTATTAGTTCTCTCTCTTTACACAAAACCCAGTCGGCGCCCATGAGCTATCACCACAATTAATTGTGCGATACTCGGACTGTAACGTAAAGGGTTTATGTTTAAAATTTTTCATAGTGTTATTATATAGGAACTTTTATGTCTTGGCAAGCGGTTTTTAAAATTATTTTTTAAATCCGTAAAAAAATAATTCGGGAGTATTATTTGTTTCAAACTTGTAAGTATGAAACATACTATCCATATCAAAGTTTTTACAAAAATCTTCTTCTGTAAGATTACTGTAATATTCCCAACCTTTTGCAATGGTTAAAGGACTATCATTTGGTGCTTTATTAGATGTACCATGTTCAGGATAACCTGTTGTTGGTACTACGATAAAAACTAATCCATCTTTTTTGGTCATACGATACATGTTTTGAAATGTTTCTATCCAATGTGGATTGTGTTCGAAACAATTACAAGAACCTGTGGTGTCGTATGTGCCATCTGCATGGTCGACAAGCTGGCCTTCACAAACCAAGTCAACATCTTTTCCTGCATCAACGTCAACACCAACATACTCACATTCATTAAAATGTATCTTCATGGTACCGTTGATATTTAAACTACCAACTTCCAACATCTTTATGTTATTGAAGTTTTGTGGAAAATCCGATGATAACTTTTTTACAAACTCTTGTTGAGTTGGATGTGACATATTTTATTTTTTCCAGGCAATCGGGTTATAATTTATTGGACCAGATGGATCAACAAAATCATCAAGTATTTCCCATAGATTTTCTGATACAGCAAACTTTGTAATAAGTCCAGGTTCACGGCCGTAAGCATCTATCTCCCATGGCTGAATCCAATAATCAATCTTATCTGGATCAACCTTCTTACCTCGCCATCTGGTCAACTCATCATTCGTTTCACCATCAATATATTGTTTCACATGAACCATTTCATGCGCCAAGGTTTCCAGTATTCTTCTGGATCCGATATTTGGATTTATTTCTATTAGGAATTCTCTAGGTAGTTTTCTTGTATTATAATCTTCAATACTAGCAAAACCATATTCAGTTATTTTGGTACAAAATTTAATTTCTGTTATACAATTATTTCTTATTCGTGTATTAGGTATTAATTCTTTAGCGAAGAATTGGGCAGCTCTTTCAACAAAGGGCTTAAAATCTTTGTCTGGACAGTTAACCACACGAATAATCATCCTGGTCTCCTAAGGGCACAATTACCCCAAGTTATTTAGGAGAATTAGATTTTTTCTACCCAGACTGATGCTTTTTGTAGGAATTCGATACCATCATCACTCCGATAAGAGTTCCGATATAGAACACTGCTAATACCACTTTGGTAGATAAGTTTGGCACAGTCCAAACATGGAGCGTGGGTAACAAACATAGTAGCACCCATACCAGATTCGGTAGACTTAGCAAGTTTTGCAATCGCATTAGTTTCAGCATGTAAAACCTCTGGTTTAGTTTTGAGTGCATATCTTCTCCAACGATTGTCTTCCTTTGGAAGCATCTGTTCTTTGTTTGGCCAGCGTTCTTCAATCTCATTCAAATCCAACCAACCGCCAGCATCAACACTCATGTATTCTTTATCTTCACAATCATTATCCCAACCTGAAGGCATACCATTGTAACCAATTGAAATGATTCTATCATCTTTGACTACAATAGCACCAACATGAAGTCTGCGAGCCGAGGACAATTGTGCAAATGTCTCGGCCACTTTCATATATGCATTACGAAATTTTGTTTTCATATTTTTTTAAAATTGGTGGGCTGACTAGGAATTGAACCTAGACTCAATGAATTATGAGTTCACTGCTTTACCATTAAGCTATCAGCCCTTATCTGATATATTCTAATGATTCTTTTCGCATTAATTTAGGTGTTTCCCTAATACCAATGTTCTTAATTACATAAACAAATTGAACACCATCAATCTCTTTAGTCTCTGGTGAACAAACGTAGTAATTCTCCAACGTGGTTTTAACACGAACTTTTTTGATGTATTGTTTTTCAGTTTTCATAATGTCTATATTATAACACAAAAAAAAGGGTCTGTCAAGACCCTTTATGATTATCTACCTTTTAAGGTATGGTCTGACCTGTGTTCTTTGATGGCCTGTATGGCTTCAAGTATACTTTGTAGAAATTTTTTCATTCTTTGGCCTTGATTGAAATTTTCTTAATAGCATCTTGTGCTTTGACCATGTTTTCTAGCCAAATCTTCAACATACCATTCATCAACTCTGCATCTTTGATTTCAACTTTGTCTGCGAGAGTGAAGGTACGTTCAAATGCACGGTTGGCAATGCCTTTGTACAAATATTCTTCTTCCTCTGCGTCTTTAGATGCAGCTTTAATTACAAGTTTGTTTCCTTCCAAAGTCATCTCAATATCAGACTTTGCGAAACCAGCAACAGCCATTTCAATGACGTACTTGTTTGCAGTTACCTGTTTGATGTTGTATGGAGGATAAGATACGGCTTTAGATGCAGCCGCTGCAGCTTCACGCATGATTGACATTGTGTCATCAAATCCCACGGTGAATGGTTGAATTTTGCCGAAATCGACACCGAAATAATCTTTAAGATTAGTCATAAGTTTCTCCTGAAAGCGAGATTAAAAATTGATACCCCGAAGGCGTATCGCTTAAGGTACTGGTTACGTTATCCAGCGGCAATTACGTCTGCCCGTTTTACTAACGCTCCTAAGGTAGGTGGAGCACCTTTTTCCTGGAGTATTAAGTCTCGGTAGGACCAGGTTCCACCTTTGACTTTTCCCATCCCGATGGGACTATTATAACAATATTTATATCAGTTGTCAACCACTATTTGGTTTCTTACCAATATTATATTTTGGTGTAAGTTGCCAGTCGCTCTTTTCCTTGTGTGACAATATTTTAATCTGTGACAAGAAAATAGGTGGTGGCACCTCGGTTTGTTTTTTATTGACTAACTTTACCAAGCCCCAATCTTCCAATAGGTTTGCAATGGCATTCCTACGAGATAGGTCGTTTTCGGTAATGTCTGTTGTTTTGCCATCTAAGGCAAATAGTTCTTTGAAATGTACCACGTAGTATTGACCACGTTTGTGGAGTATGTGGCAAGATTGGTATAATGTTTGGTCTTTCTTGGAGGCGACACCAATACGGGTCAGTGTCTCACGTACCTTTAAAAAATCATCTTTGTCATCCAATGTCACTTCAACTAGGTCTTTAATGTCTATCATTATTCTTCACTCCGCCTGTATCTATTTTTGTTTTTATATCAGCGATTTGTTCATCAGTAAGAATACGTAGGGCCTCTTTGGCCTTGGCATTAGAGTAACCAAAATAGGTCTTCACACACTCAATATCCTTATCAGAATCGGCCTTCTGCCACGGAACGAATTTACGTTTCATAGGCCTGATACTATTTAGAAGATACTGGTATTGCATGTCTTTATCAATACCTGGCCACAAGTTCATGTCATTGACATACAAGACACAATCTAAGTGGTTGGAGAGAGACCTATTGATTAGGAAAGGTGCATAATCTTTGTAGTCCAATTCACCATCCGGCACCTTCTTTCTCAGGATGTAATCGGCATAGTCGAACGGACTCATTTGAATTCACATTCAACCATCAGTTCTGTAAGGCAAGCAATCAAATTGATTTCGTGGTCTGCAACAAAGGCTGACTGATATTGATACTTAGCCAAAATTAGTACCATTTGTGGTACAGAGTTGGGTTTCAACTTCTCATACAATGAATCATAGATGTTTCTAAAGATTCTGGTGATATCGTTGTCGAGGTTGTTTGTAGTCCATTTTCGACAAGAAGCGAAGTCCTTGTTCATAATAGAAGACACCAGTTCACTCATCTGTACATCAGAAACCGAGGCCAAGATGCCTTTGTCGATTGTACCACTAACACTATAACGTTGTAGTTCGTTCAAAACACGGCGGTTATCAGGGAAATGTTTGGTGATAACGGCAGCGACCACTTGCTTATCGTATGTAACACCTTCTTGTTCTAAAATCCATTCAACACGTTTAAAGAATCCTGCAGCCATCTTCTGTTTACTACCATTGATTTTAAAGTCAATAACGGTACAACGTGAATGAATCGGGTCAATGATTCTGTTCTTAAAGTTACATGTGAAGATGAATGAACAGTTGGATGAGAACTCCTCGATAGCACCACGCAGCGCAGGTTGAGTTGAATTTGGATTTAGATAGTCTGCTTCGTCAATGATGACAACCTTGCGGCCGCCTGACAAGGACATAGATGATGCATAGTTCTTGATTTTGTTCCGTAGAACATCAATACCTGATTCATCTGAACCGTTAATCATAATGTAATCACAACCGACTTCTTCACAGAGAGCCTTTGCAATTGTGGTTTTACCAACACCAGCAGAACCAGCCAACAAGAGATTGGGAATCTCTTTGCGGTTCACATACTCCTGAAATGTGGCCTTGATGCCATCAGGAAGAATACATTCTTCAATGGTCTTAGGACGATATTTCTCGACCCATAAAATGTGTGACATTCAAATACTCCATAATATAATTAAATTTCATCGTGCCATTTAAAGCCAAGAAGATACTTGGCCATAAATCTGATGACGGCATTTGGTTTAGTGGGTCTATAAACAAACATAGAGTCTGTGATTTCCCATTTACCAACATTTTTCACAGAAGGTTTTATAACAAAGGAACTCATTACTGGTGATGATGTGATTGAACAACCATTACCACCACTAGAAATAAGAAGTGGAGAAAAATATTGGCCGTTAGTAACAATACTATTGGCCAATTGTTTGTTTCGCCATTCTGCAATCCATTGTTCACATGGAGTAAAATCCAAATCTAGTTTGGTTTGCTCCATCAACGGAAAGAAAAATTGAATTTCAGTCTGTTGCATGTGGGAAAGGCCAACTTAAATCTTTTTTAAGTTCTTCAACACGACTTTGTAAAACATTTATTGCTGTATTGTAATGACCAGTGCCTTCTTGGTTTGGATCGAATCTGGATTTCAATACACTAATTTCTTTATTCAATACAGCAATGTATTCAGTCTTATCAGTCCATGTTTTAATTTCACCCATCATTTCACCTCATTCATGCTTTCAAATAGAGCTTCAAACTCTTTTGATTCTGCCACTTCAGTTTGAAATGAATTTTTGAATTGTGTTTTTGCCATACGTTTGACAATCTTCTTAGGGATTTTCAATTCATCATTGGTAATATCCACAATGTCTTTAATTGCCTCATTATTGGATTGATTTCTCTGCATATGCAGTACCACTTCATCAATATAACCTTTGAGTTTTTTAAGTTGGTCTTCGTCAAAAGAACCAAACAATGTATTTACTTTAGTCATTAATTGGATCCAATCAGTGCAATAACATCGTAATCACTTTCTTCAACAATAATATCACTGTTTGTGAGTTTGATTCCTGTTTTACCTTTTAGTTCACCGTCATTCATAGTATATACCGCTACGATATAATTTTCATTAATTGAAACTTTGTTGCCGTTGGCTGCGTCTGTAACCCAAATCATATTATTCTCCAAACGATAGGTCAGACTCTTTTGCTTCAATAGCAATCCAGTATTCCATATCTTCTTTAGTATTTTTAAAGTATGACAAACCTTTAGATGAGATTTGTACCTCATAAGAACCAGAAATCATTTTAAAGTTCTCTGTCAAAAACAAAGCCTTAAACTTCTTACCATTACCATCAGCAATTTCTGTTGAGTCGGTATGTGCAGAATTATCTTTTGCATCACAGGTTGTGATAGAAATCTTTTCACCATCAGACATGATAGCAATGTTAGGTGATTGTAGGATGCTTGCGGTCTTTAGAATAGAAGCAAGTTCTTCTTCTTTCAATGTAAAAGACACATCAATAGAAGGCAACGTCAATTCTTTATCTGGCGGAGTTACAATCATACTCTTTGCAGTTTTGCGGTAATTTAGTTTCTTACGACCAACTTTGAAGATAACATGTTTGTCATCAAAATCAATCTCGCCGTCTTTGTACAATGATTGTACAGATAGGAACTGGTTCAAATCATAGATACAGAAGTCCTGTGGGAACTCATCTTTAACTCCGGCCTTGGCCAGTACAGTCTTTGTTGCGGAAATGGTTGTCAATTTCTTACCTGTCTTAAACTCAATGCCAGGATTAATGTTGGCAAAGTTTTTAAGAACCGTTAAGGTCTCATTAGATAATTTCATTACGATACTCCTTGTTTCAATTCACTCATTATACTTGGTCCGTAAGAGGTTGTCAAGCATTTAATCATATTAACTTTCAAATCTTCTAAGGATTTGGTATTGTCAATTTGATGGTCGATGTAACCACCAATCCAACGCCACTCAGATTCATGTACACCAGATTGTTTCAACATAAAGTCTTCCGCTTTCCAGTCACCACGATTTGCTTTGGAAGCAATTTCATACCAATGTGGTGTAACACCACGTTGTATCTCAATTAAGATACCATTTTGTTTATGTACGAAATCAATTTCATTTTGAAAACGTACATCAGTTATTACATAGTTTTGGTCTGGATTTTTCTGCATATAGTTTTTGAGTTTAATTACCCAAAAGTCTTGGTGAAATACATCACGACCAACTTCTGTACCCATTAACTGTAATGCAAGTCTTGGTGTAAATTCACGGCCAAATTCGGTTGTCCAAAATTTATCCGGTTGTTCACGCCATTGTCTAGACTGTTCGGTATCACCCTCTAACAAATGCCGAGGCCAACCAAACATTTCTGCGGCAACATCTTTAACACCTTTGGCAAAACTCACAGGAGTAAAACCAAGGTCTTTAAGTATGTCGCCAGCAGTACCTTTACCTGAACCAATGAATCCAAGTAACCCAACAAGCATTACATTTCTCCAACGTAATTCGCAACAGCTGGCATATCACCTTTAAAGTGGTACGTACCAATGTGGTCTGCTCGCATCCAAGGACACAACCAAATAGAACCACCAATTTTACGCCACAGTTGACAGAACATGTAGTCTTCTGACAAGTAACGGTCTGAACCACCACCAGTTGGAGAATCTATAGTATCAATCAATGTATCAAAGTAAGCATGGATGTATCGTGAACCGTCAAAGTTGGCTTGGCCAACATGGTCTGGTTTATAACGCAAATGTGGAAATGCTTCTGCAAATTTAGGAAACACTTCACGTTTAACCATCATAAAACCGGTACCAATTTCCAAAACTTCTAATGGATCGGAAACACTAAATTTGTCTGTGCCTTTTACGGGATTAAAAACATAATCGCCAGTAACTTTTTCTAAGTCACTTGCTTCCATGGCTGGATTTTTAGTCAAAGCTTTCTTAACAGATGACCATTTGATGGCCTTCTTAGGATAAGGACCACCAATAACATCTTTATCTAGTGCCAATAAAGCAATAACATCTTGTGGATTAAAGTGTACGTCAGCATCAATAAACAACATGTGCGTACAATCAGAACGATGCAGGAATTCATCAACAAGATAATTTCTAGCACGGGTAATTAAAGACTCATTGAAAAGAAATGAAAATTTCACTTGCACACCATACTGCATACAGATGGCTTGTAAATCGAGACATGCTTTGGCATAGAGTCCATGATTCATTCCGCCGTACATTGGTGTCGCAACGAAAATACTTTTCTTTGCTAATTCTTCTTTTTTAATTGAAATTTCCATTTACTCTCCAAAAATAAAAAAAAAGGGAGTACCACATCAAGTGGTCTCCCCATATTCACCTAATTAGGCGTTGAAGCTGTAACCTGCATTGATAGCGGTACGAACCATAGACTTGGTTGGTTTGCCCATGCGGTAAACAGCAACCTTACTACCATCACCACGGGATTTGGTGTTAGTGTAGATGACATGGCCTTCTTGGCGCAATTCATCAATACGTGCGGAAACGTTTTGGATTCCGAAACGAGCACGAGCCTGTGCTGTGGAGAGAGTGTTATAACCCTCAGTCTTGCTCAAAAAGTTGAGGATGCGGGTTTTTGCGGATAGTTTAGTCAAGATAAATCTCCTAATGACAAAGTTAAACAAAGTACTTGCGTGTGCAAGAATTTACATTATACTACTACTTAGTGTGTGTGTCAAGTATATTTGCGGTATACTTTTTTATCTGCCAACTTGTGGCAAATATTTGGTCTTGGTTTCTTCCCAAGACAAGTATATCAAGTCATCATAGAACAATGATTCATAAGATACATTATTCTTTTTCTTCAACATTGATATACGACCTTTGGCATATTTGGTTTTCCAAATTTGCACCAAGGCTTCTTCACTGGTATCAAATGATTTGACCAGTTGTTCATCACCAATTTCTTTCCTAAGATATTCATTGGTGTTGTTGTATAGAGGAGAGAAGTAAATTCCCCTCTGATGTTCGGTACGGATAAGTTCTTTTGGAATACCTAACTTACCATACGCAAAATTTAGTGTACGATTTTTATGGTCACGTTTCAAAGGAAGACCTTTTAGATTCTTGGCTTCCCACCATTCAAAATATTTTCGTGTATAGTTTTCTTTTACCCAGTTATAAATCAACGCTCTAGTTTTTCTGGATGGTTCAAAGGCAACCGACCCACTGGAGAAACCCATTTTGTTCCAGTGATCCAGACCATCGTACTGAGATAAACCACCAGACTTAGTATTGCCATAGAGAGAAGTAGTAGTGACGCCAACGAGAACATCATCATATTGTCTTTTCCAATCTTTTTGTACTGTATCAGCAAGACACAATAGTGCCAACAACTTACCACCCATGTAATTGAAACCAAGTGGTTGTAACGGAACAATTGTAGAACCAATGGCAGTGTGATTAATCATACCTTGTTGAGTCTTAACATCTCTAGGCCAACCGATTGCGGTGTCTCTTGGAGTCAAGTCCAAGAAGTCGGATGATATACACATAACACCAAGATACTTATCGGTGTTTTCATCAACCACGGTGTAATAAAGATTACGACCAATGTTAGAGTTGTTCTTCATTGTAGAAGAAAATGTACGTACTGTATTCCAAGTTTCTGCCAAAGGTCCATTTGATAGTACTAGTCTTGGTTTTAATTTTTCATAATCATCTGGACCTTCTGGCATCCAAAAGTTTTTCTTAACCTTTTCAACCAGTTTCTTTTGTGTAACATCTATCAATTGTATATCTTCACCAAACAAGGTGCCGATGTTTCTGGTAGGATACTTCTCATGTACTTCTAACCATTTTTGATATAAGGTATACTCACGTACATCCATCTGTGAGGCATACGTAAGGTCCTTAATCAATATTTCTTTCAGCTGCTCGGTATCAATGTGTTCAAAACGTTCAGGTTCATTTAGTACCTGCCATTTTTCCCACTGAGCATCAACATAATCTATAGGTGTGGCCATTAAGTTCTTTGTGCGAGTTGATTCATTTTCTTAGGATTAAAATACTTGCGTCTAATTTTTTCTAGTCTTTTTAAACCATACTGTAACGCAAGTGGTTTTACACGGCTAGTATACACTATTCCGTTCATGTGGTCAAGCTCATGGAGAAAACATCTTGCAGATATACCATTAAAAGTTTTGGTACGTTTTTCACCATTGTAATCCTGGTACTCCACTTCCACGGTTTCTGGTCTAGTGATGTGTAAATTTAGGAAAGGGAATGAAAGGCATCCTTCTTCCATGTGTTTTTCTCCACTTGAGGAAAGTATTTTCGGATTAAAGTATGCCACATATTCTTCGCCGGCACCCATAACAAAAACACGGTATTCGAAACCACATTGGTTGGCAGATAAACCAATACCATTTTGTTTCTTGCAAGTTTCTACCAATGTTGATGCAAAACTATTTGCATTGATTGGTGCATTTTCAAAATCAAACTCTGGTAAAACTTTGTACAGAGCTGGATGGTCTGGTGGTACCAAATCAAATGTTTCAACTTGTGTTGCTGTTGGTTTAATCTTAACCGCTTCTACTGTGTCGTATAAGACAATATCTTCTGTACTCATTTTGCAATCCTTGAAAAATTATTTTTCTTTTCAAATTTAATGACCGAACGGAACTTATCGAACAGTTGGTCGCCTTTATGTGAGATAACAAATACGTTTGTATCTGCACCCATTTCATGTATCAACTTTAGAAATTCTTCAGTGCCTACGGTGTCGAGGCTGGAATCAAACACTTCATCAAGTATCAACAAATTTGTATTGGTACTATTCTTTAGTTTGGCAATTTGTCGCCAAGTAAATAATAATGCCAAATCAATACGCATCTTTTCACCTTCTGAAAAATTAGCATAAGAGAAATCATCACGGTGTCTACTCTTAATTGTTTCTTCAAAGTTTTCATTGATGTTAAAGTTAACAAAAAAGTCCATGGCTTTCAGGTACTTGTTAATTAACTTGTTCATAATTGGTAAGTATTGTTTGATGATCCGTGTCTTAATGCCACCATCTTTCAACAAAGTACCTGCAAATTCATGGTAATGTTTTTCTATCAAACAAGATTCATAACCTTTTTTATAATCATTTAATGCAACATTTAATTCGATTAATTTTTGGTCACCACCCTCTGTACCAGTTTGTTTATTAGTCAACTCATCAATCTCATTATTCAACTTAGATATGTAATTGCTTATTGCCGATATAGTAGAAGTGTGTTTAATAATTTCACCACTATGTTCACTAATGTGTGTAATGATATCTGTAATAGATTTCATTTCAGTAGTTACCTTGTTTAACTCCTGTTCAATCTCAAACAATCCAGTTTTTTGTGTAAGTATTTTCTCTGACTTTTCTTGTACTTGTGAATCTTTCCATTCGGGTGTGATGGATTGTTTACAAGTCGGACAATCGTGGTTGTTTTCATAGAAGTCAATCTCCTTTTGATTTCGGCCAATATTAGTTTGTACTTTACCTTTGATTTGAAATAAACTTTTGGATTTTTTATCCAATTTATCTTTCTTATCACCAACTTTATTTTGTAATACCGCAATGTGTTTGTTAATCAATACAACGTCATTCTGTAATGTACTCATTTGTATTTTTGATTTTTCAATTTCTTCAATCTTGCGTTTGATATCCGCATCGTGGTTTTTTTTATGTTCCTCAATGTTTTGTTTCTGTAAGGTTATCTTTTCTTCCGTAAGAGAGATGGCATACTTTGATTTATTTAATTCTTCTTTGATGGCAGAATTCTTTTCTTTAATCACATTGTTCATTGAGGAAAAGATTTGAATGTCTAATAGGTCCTCAATGATTGCTCTGCGGTCTGATGCCGACAATTGCATGAACGGAACAAAGGATGCTGAACCAAGAATGACAACCTGCGTAAAAGACTTGTAATTTAATTTGAGAATATTATTCTCTAGTATCTCTTGATAGTCTTTTGCAGCTGCATCTTGGTTCAGCAATACATCGTTCAGGTATATCTCAAATACATTCGGTTTAATACCACGAATAATCTTATATTTCTTTTGGCCAATATTGAAATGCACTTCAACAACAGCCTCTTTGCCGTTGACAGAATTTAGTAACTGTGGTTTATTAATTTTACGAAAAGGTTTACCAAATAAACCAAAACATAATGCATCAAGTATTGTGGATTTACCTGCACCATTGTGGCCAATAATTAATGTATTGTTAGACTTGGTAAAATCAATCTCAGTAAAATGGGCTCCAGTGGAAAGAAAATTCTTCCACTTAATTTTTTGAAATAAAATCATGCTTGTTCAGTATTCAGTGCCTCTACGTAGAGTTCTTTCAATAATGTTTTTAACCTGTCGTTGTCAATACTTTCTTCCGTAATGCCATCAACATACTTGTTTAATATAGTGATTGTATCTTCAGCTTCATCAATTACTTCATCACCATCTTCCAATTCTGTAATATCTTCAGCAATTGTAATGTCTGCTGGGTTTACATTATACAGGTTATTCATGAATTTGTCAAACAAATATGGATTATTTTTATTGATTACAACCACTTTGACATAGGTATTCGTATATGGTTTTAAATCTTTGCCGTCAATTTCTTTGATTGATTGTTCTTTATCATCATAAATGATGCGATGAAACATCTTGTTTGGATTTTCTATGAATTCAAGTTGGTGAGTATCCAAATCAAACAAGTGAAAACCCCGACTGTCATTATAATCTTGCCAAGTAAGTTCGTACGGATTTCCCAAATAGTAGATATCATCACTAGAAGATTTGTGATGGTAATGACCACTAAAAGTGTAATTAAACTTGCTAAAAACATTTCTGTCTAACCCTCCTTCAGATGGCATACCACGATACATGGCAAAACCAGCAATTTCAAAATGACCCATACAAAACTTTGCATCGGTGTCTTTTAATGTCTTTAAAGAATCTTCATAATTCTCTGGACATATCCAAGGCATCATACAAATCTTATGTGGTCCAACATATATTTCGGTTGGATGGTCAATAACATTTAAGGTGATACCATATTCACCTAACAATAAATCTGCTGAGTTAACATCGTTGGTGTTCTTAAAATAAGTATCATGATTACCAGCCAACATGTGAACTTGAATACCCATTTCAAACAATGGGTCAAAGAACATTTGCTTTGCACGTTTCAGTGAAAAGAAATTGATATACTTTCTACGGTCAAATGTATCGCCAAGAATAAGTACAGTATCAATCTTTTCTTTTATCAAGGTGGGAAAGAACGTGTCCTTATAAAACTTCTCATAGAAGTCTAAAAAAAGTGTTGAGTCATTTCTGGCACCAAAATGTTGGTCTGTAATTATTGCTACTTTTGACATTCATCATATTCCACGTTTAATTTTTTCAATCTTTCAACCTCAGCATTATATACTCTTTGTCTCAATTTAGAACTACTGTATGGATGTTGTCTATCATGGAAAAACAATTCTATACCGTTATCAAGACAATACTGTTTTGCGGTAAAAGGTTTTGATTTGTATTCATCACCTAAAAATCGTATATGAATAGTTTGTGTTTTGAAAATGTTTTCCAAATCTTCTTCCGTTTCATACACCAATACTTCATCAACATATTTGCATCCAGACACTTGAACAAACCTTTCATACAAAGACTGTACTGGTTTGTTTTTACTATCTGGCCTATCAATAGTTGGATCGGATTGCACTGCAACAATCAAATGGTCACAATGTTGTTTTTCAATTTTTAACATTGTGACATGTCCCGCATGAAATAAATCCAACGTACTACAATTAAAACCAATCTTCATTATATCACTCCTCAATAAATTTTTCAAGCCCTTTTGGTTTCTTTGCCGCATCTTTTTCGGCTTTCTTTGCTTTTCTGGCATCCTCATATGTTCCGATAAACTCGGCAATGTTGTCATATAGTTCAAATTGTTTGGTACTACCATCTTCACCTTCCAACATTTCAAACTCATCCAGAATACCATACATCTCTGTGGCTTTATACTTCACATACAACTGTTTCTTTTCTTTCTGTATGCGTCTTAGAAAGGCAAAGTAAATGATTTGAGTGAAGTATGCAAATGGATTGGAAGACTTTGTTGGATCAAAGTTTGCAAAGTACATTAAACAATTCTCAATACCATCCGAAACCATTTCATCTCGGTACGTGTAGTTAATGAAGTTTGGTTTATGTGACAGACCTTCGGCAATTTTCATCCAGCATTCACCAATGTAATTTGGAATGTTTGGATTTGGTTTACCTGCGGCCTCGGCCTCTACGCATCTGGTCTTGTAATCGACAAGTGCCTTTAAGAAGTCTGCATTGTTTATATAATGTTTTTGTTTACTCATAATATATCACTTAGTTCCTTTAAATTGTTTATAAAAAATTGTTTGTCATTGAATTCAACCTTTAACTTGTCTGTATTCTTTTGTTTAAATTTGTTCCAATCATTTTCCCATACCTTTACGATATGATAACCATTTTCTTGTATGCATTTTAAACGTGCAGCATCCTTTTGCCATTTAGATTCGGCTGTTCCGCCAAGTAATTTTTGGTCACTAACATAAAACTCAGGATTGGCATGAAAGTAATCTCCAAAAAATTCTACCACAAAGTTGTCTTTCAAACCGTCAACAAAATATTTACCTATTTTGACTTCACGATGATTTCTATCATTTGGTATATCTAAGTAATCTAAACAAGCATCTGAATTGTTACTCTTTCTATTGCCTTTGAGATTGAGATTACCTAAATTAGGCATTTGAATGTTCAATGCTTCATATGTTCTAATGTAGGCTTGTTTCGACAAATCAACTCGTAACCAAGTTCCCTTGTAATTGTTTTCTTGCCTAACATCATTAACAATTTGTTTGTATACCAGATGGTTTGGATGATTAGGGTGTGAAATGCCTGTCAGTTTACCATTAACTGAAAGTCTCAATCCATTTACCAAAGATTGGTTGATTGTTTTACCAGACCTTGAGATTGGATGTCTTTTGGTACCATCTACAGCCAACCAACCTGAACCAGCAAGAACGAATTCTGTGTAGTGCAAGGTCTGGCCAGTATAATGGCAGGTATAATATTCTCTGGGAAGTTGTTTACTCATTCAAATGTACCATAAAAAGTTGTTGACAAGGGGCTTGACATGTGATATAGTCCTCGGTGTTCCCCTATGATGTTAATGTATTAAGGATTTACCAATTTCCTTTTCTTCGAAAGCAGCTAGTACCTCATCGTTGAGTTCCACTTCTCTTTCTTTCCTCTCAGAGTCTTTCAACTTGGTGATAGCTGATGAATAATATTCTTCAAAATCATCGGTTGGATCCATTGTGCATAGTATGTTATCTATGCCAACCTCAACAGACTCACCTTTCATTACGAACACCGGTAACCAGTGTTGTAACATAAGGTTTGTTCCTCTGAGTTCAAACAACATGGGATTGTCAATCACCAATTTGTTATTTTTCTCAAAAATGCAGTCACAGATTACATCTAGACCGTCTTTAAATCGTAAAATTTTAACTGCCATTTTTTAGTCCTATATTGTAAATTTTAAAAGAGAACTGTTCTTCATTATATATCTTCACTCTTTCTACGAAGTGTTGCAGAGTAAAGTTTGTATGTTTTTTGATTCTAAGGTCGTCTGCAATATCATAAAGAGTTGCAATCTCTTTGCCATCAGACTGTCTTAAACCACGGCCAATAGACTGTAGATTCCTAACCCTAGACTTAGATGGTGATGTGAATATAATGTTGTGCAGATTTCTAATGTTTGTACCAGTACTTGTTGTACCAAATGATGCCACAAAAATTGCATCATTTTCTAATTCCATAATTCTACGTATTTCTTCTCTGACTTCTGTTTCAACGTCACCATCAACAAAGAATACCTTACGACCAACGGCCTTTTCTTTAATCATTTCGTACAGTATTTTACCGTGTTTCTTCATTTGAAACAATACCAATGTATTTTTGGTTAAACTTACTGCCAAATTACGGATGAAACGATTGCGGTTTTCAGATTCTATTAAGTACTTCAGTTCATCTGGATAAGACTTGTCTTTCATTTGTTGACAAATCTCCTCAGAGTGTTTTAGTACCAAACACTTGATGTTGAAAAATGACAGTTGTTTCTTGTCAATCAACTCTTTGGTTGTTACAACTTTTTTAGTTGGTCCAAACAAACCTTCTAGTACCAACTTATGTGTCTTTGTTCCATCCAAAGTTCCAGTAAGACCAATACGGTACTTGGCATTGACACATGATGTTAATATGGAAGTCAAAGACTGTGCTTTGAATAGATGGGCTTCGTCACCAATGACGTAATCAAATTGATGAAAGTATTCTGGCGGCATCTTGTAAAGTGATTGCCATGTGGAGATTGTTATTGCTTTGTCTGTTGTTTTTTCTTTACCTTGGTAGATTCTGTGTACGTGCATGTAGTTTTTAAAACCAGATTCACTTGCATAATCTCCAAAATCTCCATACAACTGTTCAACCAATGAGGTGGTTGGCACAATAATAAGACCTTTTAGATTTTGATAATCTAACAACTGGCGACAAATCAAATAGATGATTAGTGACTTGCCTGATGCGGTTGGTGACAACAACAAGGTTCTACGTTTTTGTATTGCTTCAATGAACGCATGTTCTTGGTGTTCTCTGACACCAATTGGTTTGCCTTGTGAATGTAGATTCAAAGTATCAAAGAATTTATGTGCATGATACACAGAATATTCATCTTCAATTAGGTCATGTGAGTAGGCATATTCACGTTCATCACAAAATTCTGTAAGATATGTAACTAGTCCAAGATATAATTGACTGGTCTGTAGATTGAATAGACGAATCTTACCATCCCAAATGCGATTCCGATAGGCTGGAACGAACTGATAACCGGGTACAAAGAATGTGAAGTACTCTGATAGTTCCCGTGCAACGTGGCGTTCGCATTCCACTTTGCCGTAAACTTCGTTTACTTTGGTTATTGTGATGTGTTCATTGACCGCCAATGAATTTCTCCCAAGATATAAAATCTCTTAACTGCCATGTTCTTTGTTTAAGTTCGGCCATAATTGATTCAACCACGGATGTGACTTCTTCATGGTATACTTTCTTTTCAAGTAACTTGATGAGGTCTTTATCTGCTTCTAGGTAGGTGTTGATATCCGATTTGAGTGCAAATTGAAATGGATCCCAACCATATTGTTCCAATTCTTCTTCGGACATTTTGCCAGTAAAGTATTCCCATTTGACCTTACGCATACGTAGATAATCAAAGTGGGCTTTTTTGGACGCAATCTTATGCTTGGTTAAAATACCAAGATACTTGCTGTGATATTTGGGAATGTTTAATAATTCTTTAGACGGCTCGGTTTGGTCTATAACCGCATCGCTTTCCCACATTTTTAATATTTGTTCAAGTGTTTCCATAATATCTCAACTTATAAATTAATTAAAATTTTCACATTCTATTATAATATTTTTTATATCTTCTTGGTTTATATTAAACCATTCACCTTTTACTTTTTTATCGGCATATTTTTTGTGTAAATGTTTTTCAACTTTATTTACATCTTTCAACAATGGTGATTTATAATAAACTTCAATTTCCATCCAATGTGATGTTTGCATTGCTCTTAATCTATTGGAAACATCTTTACCAACTGTAATACCAATTTTATATGGAAGGTTTGTGTTATTTTTTGGCCCCATAACATATAAAGTTCCTGTATTTTTTATATCAATTGATTTTCTACTTCTAATAGATAATCTTTTTTCTTTTAATTGTTTGGTGTAATTTAATTGATATGTTTTGGCACAAGAAATACATTTACCTATTGAAGTTATTTCTTTATTTTTAATTGTCTTTTTAATTTGATTATCATAAAAGTTTTCGGTTGTAGCCAATTTTGGTATTTTACAATCGGTACAAGTATATAATTTCATATGACTTTATTTAAAGAATATATTAAAATGCAATAAAAACATTATAACACAAAATGATTACACTGTCAAGTAGGTATACGATTGATATCTAAATGTTGCCGTTGCGGTCAATATTGTATCCGCAGATTGTGTGGTGTCAAATCTAATATCACTAATACTCAAAGGAAATAAGTTGGTGTAGTGTATTCTAACCAAAGGATTGTTTAGTCCACTTAGTATACTTAATGTGGCATCTGAGAAGTGTTTATTGGTTTGTAGTTCTCTACTGCCATCACGTTTCTCAAATCCATCTGGATCAGCCATTGACAAAAACCAATCGTACATGTTTTTCCATCCTTGTAGTTCTTCATCTAATATGAATTCTACAACCAATGGATCATATGTTAACTTGGTACCAGGTGAATACATGTCCAAGAATGGTGTTGCTCGGCTTACTTCACCTAAAGTTACACCAGGAAGGTTAACAGTTTGACAGAAATATTGTGTGGTTCTAATTCTATCAAACGTTAATAAAAACTTCGTTGACTGTAATAGGTTTGTGTTCTCAGGACTTCTGTTTATTGCTGTCATTTTATCTCCTCTATCAGTATTTAGGAGCCAAAAAAAAGACCACCCGAAGGTGGTCTTTAAAGTGTCACTCTGCGGTGACTCTGGTCTTACATCAAGTTTTTAACTTGGAAGATACGGTAGTAAACGTTTGAACGTGCGTTCAATGCGCCATTGCCACTTGTCAAACCAGTTGCGAATGGGTTTGCAACCATGCCGTAACGTGTTTTGAAACCAATCTTTGGTTGGAATGTGTACTGGTCAATTGCACGAACCATTTGCAACGGTACGTATGGGCAATAGAAGATACCAGCGTCATAAGGAGAAGTACCCTTATAACCGATTGTCACCAATTCTTGGTTAGATGTGTAACCACCGAAGTATGGGTCAATATAGACCTTGATACGACCGTGTAACATACCAGCAAATGTATTGCCTGTGTCATCAACTTGTAGGTCAGCGTTTAGGTTAGGTGTATATTGCAACACGCCAGCCATAGCCATAGCAGAAGCAACATCAGATGATACAATCATCACGTTGCCTTTACCTCTACGAGTTTGTTTTGCAATAACGTTAGCATCACGTTCGATTTGGAAAATCAAACCTTTGAAACGTTCAACAGACCAACGACCGTTAGAGTCTGTGTCCAAGTCGAAAGAACCAGCAGTTGTAGTACCATACTGAGCGCCTGCAACAGCACATGTGTAGATAGTACGGATAACTTCACGGTTGATTTCAGCAAGAATCTCAGTAGAAAGAATGTTGCTCAATTCTGTTTCAGCATCCAAACCATGGATTGCTTTCAAGTCTTGTGCAAGTTCTAGTGAGTATTCAGCTTTCAATGCACGGCTTTGTGCAGTAACAGTAACTTTCTCAATTGAGAATGCCATTTGTTTGAAAGGACTATCTGTGTCGGCACCTAGTGCTTCAGCAGTTGCTGTTGAAAATGCAATACCAGTTGTGTAGTGGTTAGCAGTCAAATCTGCAACAGGGTTTGTACGGATATCTGTTGCGTTGTTACCACGGAATCCGTATGGATTAGAAGTAGACAATGCACCAGAGAACTCTGTGTTTGCTTCGTTGAAGAACGCTTCGTTTGTGTTGCTTGGTGAACCAGATTGTGTGTCGTAACGAGCACGCATTGCAAAGATTAGACCAGTAGGTCCAGTCATTGGCTGAACGCCTGCAACATCATAAGCAATCAAGTTAGGCAATGCACGGCGAACCAAACTGATTAAGATTGGGTCGTAGTTAGAAATGCCAGAACCTGTAACGTTTGTTGGTGCAGAAGACACAGCAGTTTCATTCAACTGTTGTGATGCTGTAGCCATTTCACGTTGTTGGTTTTCCAATACAAGTGCTGTAACAGCTTTTCTGTACGGATCTTTGATAGACTCTAGACCTTCGTGTTCAAGGACTGGTGCCCATTTTTTTTGTAATTCTTCGGTTAGATACATTAATGTTCTCCTTATTAGTATCTTTTATTGGTAAAGTTTATTTATTTAACCAATGATTTAGAGATTGTTTGTGCGTACTGAGCGATTGCAGGATCAGTAGATGCCATTGGCTTCTTCTCATCTTCAACTTCTACAGCTTCATGTAGAGCAGAACTAACTGGTGCTTTAACTGTTTGTTGGAAGTATGAATCTACCAATGTTTCTAGTTTGCGACCAAATTCTTCTTCAGTAGTAAACTCAACACTCTCTGCGAGTGATTTTAGTTTCTCTACTTGTGTCTGCGTCAGGCCTTCACATACTGCATGTATAGCCTCTGTCTTTTTGTGTTCGTTAATTTGTTTCTTCATTTCAACGTTACGTGAAATTTCTTCGTTGACTGAAGTTTCTAATTCTTCAACCTTTGTGGTCAATTCTTCCACAACATCCACTTTTTCATCTGGAATGTCGATGTAATGTTCTTCGAATAGACCTTTTAGACCACGAATGAAATCTTCAACGATTTCAGAACGTAGACCTTTTTCGATTGCCAATTGGTTTTCTTTGAACCATTCTTCGGCCATATAGTTGATGTAATCATCCAACTTTTTAGCCAAATCTTCTTTAACTGATTCAACAGCCACTTCGAATTCTTCGTACAATGCTTCTTCAACTTCTTCCATAATGGATTGTGAACGAGCAATAACGGCAGATTCAAAAATTGTGGTTGCTTTTGTTTTGAATTCTTCTGAAAGGTCTTCACCTGAAAGCAATGCACCTACGTCTTGGTCCATTTGTTCTTTCATTTTTTGTTTCTTCATCATAGACTTAATCATTTTTTTGTCTTCTGCTGCATCTTCATGACCTTCTTTTTCTTCTGCAACAACTTCTTCTGCTTCTACTTTTTCTTCAGCATAAGACTGGAATGTTGCACCTGGATTTGCTTGCATCATTTGTGGTGCAAGTTTAGCTTTGATACGGTCACGGATTGCGTTGTAATCGGTTGCTGCAGCTTGAACAGCTTTGTGTTCAGAACCTTGTGAGTCAGCAGGACCAGTCAACTTCTGTGCAGGCATTGAACCAACTGGTGGTGTTGCGCCTGGTGGTGTTGCTGTTGGTGTACCTTTTGTGTAGTCACCAGTTTCATCATCTTGTTTTTTGATTTCACCAGCAACTTCACCAACATCTTTTGTGCCATAAGCAACAGACGTAGGTAGTTTAGATGAACCTTCTTTGTGGCCACGAGCTACAGAAGCTTCAAAGTTTTCTTTTGCGCCTTCTGTAAGAATTGATTTAGCGGCGTCTGTCAGATTAAATTTTCCCATTTTGAGAATCTCCTTGATTTATATTGGATATTTATATTTAAAGTTTTTTAAGGAAGTTTTCAAAGATTTTTAAGCTTACGGCTTCAATCTCTTTGCTAGATGCTTGCTTAATTTCTTGCTTTGCAACTTCGTGTTGTTCTTCGGTCCATATACCGTTAACCAACATCCATTCCTTACCTTCCATAATTCCCTGTACAAAAGCACCAGGTGCAGAAGGATCTGCTACAATATCTGCCGCTGTGGCCAGATGAAAGTCTCCTTGAACGACATTGATGCCGTTTTCCATTTTAAGAGAACCCATACCTCTAGATGACACACCAAGTTGTGCGCCGCCTTCAATAAGGTTTCTTGCAATGTTACCCATAGGGGTTTCAAGAATTTTTGCTTTGCCTATCCAAGCATTTCCCTCTTGACGTAGACCCACAATTAAGTGAGACACACGGTCAAGATTAATGGATGGGGTGTCTGGATGTCCCAGTTCACCAAAGGCACGATTTTTATTAATGTATTCTTCGCTGTAACGGTTAACTTCATTACGCATTGTTTCTTCTCTGTACATGCGTTTATTTTTGTTAACTGATTCTGCAACTAGAAACGGACCTTCAATGAAAAGAGTTTTCTTTCCATCTTTTTCTTCCGTTAAGTATTGTACCGATTCGGTAAGTTCTCTAATGAGTTTCATTTTAATCCTTAAGGTCTAAGTGAATAACCACCATAATTAAATGCGGCAGGATCACTTAATTGGCCACGTTGATAGTGTTCATTGTCTTTACGTAATTCTAAAATCATTGTGTAACTATCATTTGCTGCCATACCTCTGGTGGACACAGCAATATCACCTTTGCAACCTGAAGTTCCTTTTGCATTGTTTGGTATTGTTACCCAGTTACCGGCCGAATCATATTCTCCGTTACCGTTCATAACAAATATAGGCAAAGGCGTGGATGCATTCCAAGATAATGTTACATCACCGCCAGCAGCACAATCATACCACAAACGATATATAGACAAACCGTAGAAACCTAATGCGCCAGTATTAGCTGCACTTGAAAGTAAATTACCTTTGGAAGTGTCCATTGCACCATATAAAGTATTTGCTTGAATACGTATAGTGTTTGATTCTTGACCTGTACCATCAAAAGAAGCAGTTAGTTTAATAACTGCATGTTCTGTTGTGTCTTTAATGACTTGATATGAAAATGAATTTGCCATTTATAATTCCTGTTATGTTTGAATAATATTTATACCAGTGTCAAAATTATTCAGTTTCAGTTGTAACAGGTTCACCTGTGTGTACAACTTCATCTTCGGTCGTTGCATCATCTGGATTCATTAACTGCTTTGCAACTTCTACCTTATGTGTTTCGATATGAGCTCTAACTCTATCGTGTAGTGCAGAATATAATGCATTACGCATTTCGATTGCGTTATCTGTTTCTGCGTAGTCTACTATTTCTCTTGCTTTATCCATTGTTATCTCCTAATTATAAAATGCGTTTCAATCTGGTAAATGTTGTTTCAACTTCTTCTAAGCTGAGGTCACCTTTAACTGATTTCGAACCACTGGAACTTTTTGATTTACTACTTGATGATGAACTACCACCACCAGAACTGGAACCACCAGCTGGTGCAGGATCAGGCATCAATTGTGCCTGTTGTACCATTTGGTCGGTTTGAACTTGTCCTAACATCTGTTGTTGTGCAACATCATTTGTTACACCAACAGGCAATCCAAGACCCATTTCTTTTTCTGTTTCAATTTCTTTATCCATGTCTGCAATCTCATCATCTGTTAGACGCAACACATTTTGTTGAATCCATTTTTGTGAGAAATAACGACCAGTATATGGATCAACCGATTGTAACAACGTTAATCTTTGTGACATTAATTCCGCTTCTTTTAATTCGGAGAAATTATTATCTTTAATGAAGTCATAATGAATATCTTCTTTAAACAATTCCCATTCTTCATCTGTACAAATGCCTTTTAGTACACACTGTACACGTAAGGCTTGATTGAATACTTCGGAAAATTTACTTCTTAATCTATCCACAAATTTAGAGAATTTCAATTCATCTCTAGTAATCTCTGATGAACGACCAAGTGAGAATCCTTGGTTAGGTTCTAACCTGGAGATTGGAACACACAAGGCACCATATAGTTTCTTCTGAAAGTATTTAACGTCTTCCAGCTCACCTAGGTTCTGTCCACCTGGTAGTGTGGTAATCTCTGTGCCTTTGCCGCCTTCTCTACGTGGTAACCAGAAGTCTTCCATCATGGACATAAACTTGCGGTCATCACGTACTTCACCTGTATTGGCATCATAGACAAGTTTATTTTTATACTTGACCATAATATCACGCATGTATTGTTCGGCCTTTAATTTTGGTAAATTGCCAACGTCAATGTAAAAGATACGGCGTTCTGGAGCTCTCGAAATACGGTAAATGACCGTTGCATCCTCTATCATACGTAATTGATTTAGAGGCTTAATTGCTTTATGTAGATAACTCAGAACAACCGCACGGCGGGAGTCCATAAGACCCGATACCACCGAAATAATAGAGTCTGTTGTAATGCGAACACCAACAGGACCAAAATTGGATGCACTACCGCTAACAACCTTGTCGTTGTATATGTAGTATTCATTCACTGGTTGCATAACATCTGCACCAGTTCTTTCATCTTTTTGTTTTTTCATCTCACGAACCTTACGTAATCTACGTGGGTCGATGTAACGAAGTTCTTTAATACCTTCTTGTGGTTTCTCACGGTCAATAATGATGTGATAGTACATTCTACCATCAACATAGTAACGGCGGAAGATATCTTGTGCCATGTTCTGATAACTCAACATACGCAAAACGGTATTGAATTCTTCTTTAATGGCTTTTTTAATTTTGTCGGCAACTTTTAAATCATCTAAAATAATTTGTGTTATTTTACCATCATCATCTTGAACAATAGCCTCATTAACTATATCATCTATCGCAGATTCAATTTCAGGTTGCATAGCCATTTCACGGTAACGAGAGATTAGTTCTACCTCATTCTTTGCGGTACCGTCAAGGTCAACATAAGTGCCGTAGTAAGCGGCAGATGTAATAGTTAATGCTCCATCATCTTGCGTTGGTGGCGCAAATGATTGTTGTGCAGTAGAATCTTCCTCATCCTTTTGGCGAGAAATTGTAAAACCGAACAGTGAGAATTTGTTTGTGTTGTTTGCCATAGTTTGTGTGTAATTATAAAATCAAAAAATCATGGGAGACCCTATTGGGCCTCCCGCTATATATCAAGATGTTGTGTCTGTTTCCCAGAATTGGTAAGCAAACGTACATGTAAATTCTTCAATTGCGTCATTTGAACCCCAATCAAGGTCGATTGGTGCCAAATCTAATGGAAATAAACCAACGAAATTATATTTCTTTAATTCGTTGCCTGTTTTACCATATTGAATAACGTTTGCATCAACAGAATAACCATTAGAATTTCTTGCTGCACCGCTTCTTATGTTACCTGAGTGACTATTGATAGAGTTCATCCAGTTTTCTAAAGAATTTCTGATTGCAAAATCTTCATCGTTAATGATTGTCAATGTCCAGTCAGCAAAAGTTCTGTTACCTGGAAACTTCATCTCACGTCCAAAGTAAAATACTGGAACTGTACCGATTGAAGAACCTGGTAGTTGTGCTGTTTTGGCCATAAAGGTTAGTTTTTGGCCAGCAGATGTTGAGTTTGTTACGTTTGATGGAAATATTAAAGAGACAGAGAATAAATTAGGACGTGCTCCGTCTCCAATCATATTAGCTCTGAATTCTGATACATTAAATGCCATTGTTTTCTCCTATATCGTTTATTTATTAAGCTGCGCCAACGATTGTTACGAAGTCAACACCAGTACCAACAGCAATAAAGTTCAACTGAATGTAATTTACTGAACGTGCGGGTTTAAGGTAGATATCTCCAACGAATTGGTTGCTATCAATAACTTGTTGTGTGTTGTTTGTTGAATCACAAACAACTCTAAAGTCTGTCAAACCACGGCGTCCTTGAATGTCACGTAAGAATGGTGATACTAAAGCAATAAATTGTGCTCTTGTAAATTCATCATTCAATTCAAACATTGAGAACTTGGCAGCTTGTGCAATTGCTTTTTCAAGTGTAATAAACAAACGGCGAACATTGATACGGTCGAATGCTGATGGTTTGTTTAACAATGTTTTGTCACCAAACAATACTGTGCCTTGACCTGGGAATGATACAACTGGATTAACACCCGCTGCATACAATGTATCACGGAATGACTTGTTTGGATTCCATGCCAATTTGATAGAGTTCTTAATTGCACCACGGTTGAAACCAGCTGGTGAGAACCATGGGTCACGAATGTTATCTGTGTATACGCACAATCCAGCAATATCACCGTTTAATGGTATCCAACGATATGTATTGTTGTATTTGTCGAATTGATATTTCCATCCAGAATCAGCAACAACATAAGAAGAACTTCTTGATAGTGTTGTTAACCAATCTTGTATATTAGTTGTTTCGTTGCCTGCTTTATTAACTACGTCTGCATATCTTGGAGATATAAAAGCCACACAGTCTGCACGACCAACAGCAATGTTATCAATAACATATTGTTGAACTGTAATTGAATGTCCGCCTGTTAGTACCAATGCAACGTCAATAGATTCTTTGTTAGCAAACAAATCGTAAGCTAGTTGTAAGTTTCCATCAGTAGGTGCAACAGAAGAACCCGTAGCTAAATTAATTACTTGGTTGGTTGCTGGATTTGCAAAAGTTCTACCTGCTGCACTTTGACCCCATGTAGCACTTGTTGTTGCATAATTAACAGGATCCATTGCATAAACATACTTTGAGTTATTAAAAATAACTTGTTTGTAGTAGTTTGTGACACCGTTGATAACCGCATCTGATGCGGCTGAAACGAAACCATATGTTTCTAAGATTGAACCGGCAGAACCTGTAAACAATCCGTCTTGGTCAATAACAACAATGTGCATTTCATCTTTTACACCATTAACAGAATCAGCAAAATCTGATGTGCCTGGTGCAGATGTGAAATAATTTTTGTATGCCCATGTGCTATATGTTTGATTGTTTGCACAAACAGCAACAGTGATAGAGTTTCCTAAAACACCCGGATATCTGGCCGCAAATGGACCATAATTATTGCCGTTGTTGGTATTTAAATAAGTAGACTCGTAAACATCTTCGTTTTTAATTTGTACATTCAATGTACTACCATCGGTTGCATTGTTTGCTAATGCACCAACCGCACGTACAATACTTAAGTTATTACCATAAGACAGAAAGTTTGCAGCAGTAAAGAATGATACTGCTGAATCCGAATTAGGTTTACCATATGTGCTTACTAGTGTTATTTCACTATCTATCTGTTTTACCTTGTCTGCCGGACCCCATTGAAATGTTCCAGCAAATGCACCAGCGGTCTGTTGAACTGCGGGTACAACTGTTGTTGCGTCCACCTCAGCTACATTTACGCCTGGAGAGATTTGAAATGCCATTTTATTCTCCTTGAATTATTATGTTCTTTTGGCAAAATACCATAAGAGTATTTATGAAAGGCTGGTTTTATAACCTTTCCAATCTGTTTCTCATAAACTTTGCATACGTTTCTCCACCGTCTGCAACTTCCCACATGTCACCACCCATAATCTCAAAATCATGTTCCAAACCATCTTCGATGATTGGAGCTGGCAAAACGTCATCATCCATTTGATTCATATTTTCTAACTGAATCTGTTTACGTATGTCGTGGTTAACAATCTCTTTAAAATACTGTTGGGTTGTTACCCAAGAAAACATGACCAGAGACATGACCATATCGTCATTTGCACCATCTTCTGCACTAAAGGAATTCTTTTGCTGAATAAAAGTGGTCAACTCGGAGTATGTATCAAAATCTTGAATCAACAATTTGTCACCTTCAATCAAAGTCTTAAGGTTTGAACAACCAATTGCCTTGACCTGAGGAGACATTTTTAATCCCATTTGAACACCACGGGCAAATCCAGCCGACAATTGTTGCGGTTTCTTATTGCCTGTAAATATCTTCCAAAGATTCTCATACTCAAAATCTGAATGTAATGAGTCTGCTACCTGAGGATTGTTATTAATTTCCACCAAAACATAAGCATCGTTATAATATCTCGCTGCATTATAGATGACTGTTGGAAATAATATAGGTGTAATTGATGAACTCTTATAGGTTGCCACTTGTTTATATGGTGTCTGTGAGATATCAATTACAGAGAAGGCCGAACTATCAAGATTTCTACCTTCTGAAACATCAACCGTGATTGCATATAGGTGGTCGGATTTAGATTCATTTACACCTTCTTTAACCGGATGTTCATATATTTTTAACAAGTCGTGATTCGCAATTGGGTCGGTATATACCAACTGTTGCAGTTTGTAACCAGAAACCAAAGTGTTTGAGGAACCTAAAAACTCAGTCTCAAACTCTTGTGAGAATTGTCGTTGAGAAGTGTTGCGAATTGTTTCTTCTTTCCATTTTTCATCTCGACCAGGTACTTGTGACCAATGTATTTCAAAATTAATATAATTATTCTTCTTATTGATTGAGTCCATCCATAACTTGTAAAATAGATTCATACCATTAGGTGTAGACACAATAATAATCTTTGTCTTTTTACCTGATGAAATTACAGGGTAAACAGAGTTGAAGAATTCTTCCGCAATATTGTTTGGTACGAAAGCAAATTCATCCAAGAATACAATGTTAAAAGAACCTCCACGAATTGCAGATGATGAAGTGGATGCAGCAACAATTTTGGAACCATTTTCAAGTTCTACGTTACCTTTGTTCCATGTAACGATACCTTGTTGTAACCACATTGGTAAATTTTCATATGCAAGTTGGTATTTGGACAAAATATCACGAGCCAAAGCACCCTTGTTTGCTAGAACTGCACAGTTTTGTTGGTCGGTAAATATGGTTGCCCATAACATATACGCTACCGTGGTTGTAGTTTTACCAACCTGTCGAGGACATTTAGTGATAACGAACCGGTTGTCTTTGAAAAGTTTTAACATCTTTTCTTGGAATGGCCACATCTTAAAGTTGATTAGACCTTCATCAACGTTAACAATCTTGATATAATTTTTTGAAAAATAAACAGGGTCTTTAGCACATTTTATATATTCATCAACTTGTTCCTGTGTATACTCTACCTTAACACCGGCCTTTTTAAGTAATGGATTATCTCGGTATGCTTCACCAAATTTTAAATCGACATTATCAATCATTCTTTACTTTTTAAAAGTTTATTTAATTCAGCGGTTGAACCAACGAAAATGGCTTTATCAATTTTGGTATCACCTTCTTTTTGTTTACCATCCATTGTACGCATTTGTTTTTGTACCGCCAGAAGTTCTTTGTTCGCATCAACAACATTCTTTAGTAGTGTTGCATAGACCTCAAATGCCCGTGGATGTTGTCCCGCAGATGCAATGTTTCGTAGTTCTTCCATTGCATCTTTGCCATTATCAATCAACTCTTGTAGATTGTCCTTTGTTTGTTCATAGGCATCTTGTAAATCTGTTTTTAAATCTGGACCTTCTTCAGTCTTAGTAACTACCGGTAACAGAGGTTTTACTTCTTGTTCTACCGGTGTTACATCAAATAATTTTTCCATGTTTTTGTCAAATGTATTCATATTTTTAACTTAGTTTATAATGCTGCGATTCTACTCTTAAAGTCATTGAAGTCAGATGATGCTGCAACCAGTACCTTTAGATTAGCCAAAGGTACAGAAGCACCAACTTGAATTGTATTGTTTGCGAATTGAATACTTGCAACATTCGCAAAAGATTTTCCACTTAGATCCAAAGCTACATTGCTTGAACCTGAAGAAGGTATAACAATTGTTCCGTTGCTTGTAAATTCCCATTGTTCATTAAAATAATCAACTGTTTGTTCATTTTCTGGACTAGGATTTTGATAAGTAACAGCATTCATTGTATATGAATATGTTGTATTGATAGCAAGCGTTACTGTTGTGTTTCCACTACCAACTGTTGTACTTGTTGTGGTTGCTGCAGATGGTACTTTCACATATGTAAAGTCGCCCCATTTGGTTGAACTTGAATATGCATACAGACCAGGTAAAGTTCCGTCTATTGGTAATTCATAGGTAATTGCAATTGCTTTTGTACTGCCATTTGGATACGCATATCCAGTACCAACAAGAAAATCACCTTTCACATCCATCTGTCTATGACCAAGTCTAATACTTTGACCTGCACCTGGAACCTGAAGTGAATTTGCCCAAGCAAGATAACCATTAGATGCAAGCACCTTGTAATTAATGAATCCAGTTTTACTGTTAGGGTCTGTGGTTGTTCCGTTTACATATAGATAATTATTACTATACTTAATCCAATTAATTTTTGGTGATGTTACACCAGTTATTTCTTTTTCCCAAACCAATTGGTTGTTTGCTCTAAACATATAGATGTTTGTATTCGTTGCAGCATACCAATTGTTTGAAGAATCGTAACTTAGCCCAATGATTGTGTTTCCATATTTGTTAACATTACTTGTTCTAATGTAAACACCTTCTGTATCAAACTTATGGACTTGGCCGTTTGCTGAGCCAACTAACAAACCACCACGATTAGGTAAAGCAATAATAACTGATGCGTTTGCCGCAGTGCCTGCATTGTAAAATGTAAAATACAATTCGCCTGTAATATCGAGGCCTGTAATTAAGTTGTGTTCACCAGTATAATAAGGAAAATCTTCATCATCAACACATATATCTTTAGAACCAATTGAATCCGTAACTAAAGTGTTCCAAACATTTTGTCCAAGATAATTGAATTTTGTAACACGGGTTGACCTGTCGGAAGGAATGTTTGTCAATAGGTATATGTTGTTATTTCCGTCAACTGTTACAGAGTCACCATAACTTGCTACTAGTGTTCCACTCACGTTGGCCGCAGGAACAGATTTTCTCCAATATATTGAACCATATGGATCAAATTTAATAACTGTTGCCTGTGGTAAACCAGTAACTTCATTCTGTGTTGTCATTGATACTACAATATTATTTGCAGAATCAAATGCAACACTGTGGCCATATGCATTGTTGGCTTGTGTATCTATTTGGCCAAACAACATACCCCAAGCTCTACGTTCATTTGGGTCTGTAGCAATTTCAACCTTTGTATTACTATACATTGTGGTTTTATCAAATAAAATATCACCCAACGAAGCAGTGTTTGCTTTGTTGAAAGCATTTTGTGCCAACTCTTGGTTGGTTTCATAATACGTATTTGATGTATTGGAACGCAAAGCAACTGTAGTATACAACTCAGTAAAGTTGTTATTTGTTTTAGTAAAAGCCGTTCTTAATGAATCGCCTTTGCCATCATTTGCTCTAATACCAATATTGATAGTTTGTTTAGCCATTTATTTCTCTCGTTTTGTTTACTGATTTGCAGCTTTATTGATTGTAGTAACTTCAGCCAATGTGTTATCAGCCTTAGCGTCTTCTTTATCAACTGACATATAGTCAATATCTGTACTAACTCTACCAATCGAATCGACTTCAACGAATTTCAATGGGTTCAAGTTGTATGATGTAAAGTTATAATTTGCCAATGTGTTAATTCCGTATATAGGTTTGTCTGACACGAAGTTTCCTGTTAGTTCTTTTAGTCTCAATACATTATCTGTAAATTGAACAACCATGCCTGTTGCTGTTGCATCATCTGAGGTGTAACCTTGATATACTTTTTCACCCACTTTATATGTTCCGTAACCGGAATCTAAGTTCATGTAAAATTCAATTACTTCTTCTTGTGACACTAGGTTGTATACAGAAACAAAGGCACGATTGATAACACTAGTCTCTGTAACCTTACCGAATATAAAACCTTTGACTGTAAAGTTTAATGTCCAAACAATCATTCTAGTTTCATTATCTCTACCACCCTCATAAGTAATTTCATGTTGTGTGGAGTTTAAAATAACAGGAACTTCTTTGATAATTCCCATCTCAGGAATAAGGTTTAATTTAATCGTATAATCTGGTGTGAAGAATGGTAAAATGTGTTCAATGATTTGTGTACCATCTTCTATGTTACGTACATAGATGTAAAGATTAAAATCAAAATTGTATGGTACTGGATTGTATTGCGAAAGTATTCCTGTGGGTGGAGTTCCCGAAAAGTTTTTAATGTTTGTGTTTTGTTTTCTACTTGAATCGTATGATAATCCGGCCATCTCAAATGACATACGTGGTAAAGTCAATTGAACTTTTTTATCTAGGTTTAAATCTTCCTCAAGGCGCATGACATAACGTTCTTTACTTGCATACGCAATAGGAACAATAAATCTTTCTGATTCGGTATTGTCTGGTTTAAATCTATACAAAGTAATGCTATCAAATAGATTACCAAATCCTACAACCAGTTTTCTTATGACACGATTATATGTTGACATTAAATTTTTCCAAACGGATTGGTTTCGGTGAAGTCAATAATATTATTGGCAGTATCAAAGAAGTAAGAATTGTCATAACTTTCATTTTTTGTACTATCTTTTAATGGATCATAAGATGCCAAATAGTATCTTGCATTACTTGTTGCACCAATGATTGCAACGTTGTCACGGAATTCGCCTGCAATATTTGTGACCTTTAGTGAGTCATCTGGTTTGATCCATTCTTGTACTAAAGCCACAACCCATGCATTTGCTTGTGTATTATCTGTAGACTGAAATACAACTTCTCTAGCTTCATATGTTCCAGTACCAGTACCAGTAGTCAAGTCTAGTGTGTAACTTGATTGAATCATTACATCATCAATGTCTTCCACACCAGTGTCGATAACTTCTTGTGAGTACTTGAATTTCTCTAGTTCCAATTCATAGAAGAATGGTATCTTACGTCCCAACATGAAGAAGTCTTTTGTTTGGTTTGTAAATTTAATTTCAAACAACTCACCAGTACCATTTAAGAACGGTACATAAATCAAATCACCTTCTCTTGGTCTTGTGAATATATCTTGCGGTACACGTTGAGAGAAAGAACGTTTTGATAATATGATGTTGACAGTGTTCTTAATTTCAAGGCCAAATTTAGAAAAGAATTCTTTTTCACCACCATATTCCATAGAACTTGACAGGTAGAATTCAATTGGAAAGGCCGCACTGAATCTTTTAATTGGATCTTCACCGTATAAAATGTCTCTATCGGTTTCATTTTCAATAGGTAAATAGTAGGCATCAAAACCCATAATCTTGATTGACTCAACAATCAAGTCTTCAACTACCCTTTGCTCAGCAAGAGAGTTATAGTTATTGAAATAAACCGAGGTTGCCATATTAGTTCATGAACATTTCTAGTGGTGCACCGTACTTGTCGCCAATTTCTGCGTGTAGTGCATCAATTTCTTCTTTGGCTTCACTATAGATTTTGTCACCATTTAACTTGACGCCACCTGGCAATTGAATGCCTTCGAACTTTTTAAGGTTGTTACCCCAAGAACGTTTGATAAGTGCTGTTGCATATTCTTTTAACCAACGGTCATTCCATGCCTGTGTGTACACATCAGGATCAATCACTGCATAACATTCGGCAATAACAGTTGTACCAACTGGTGCTTCTCCGTGGCCCCAACCCCAGTCAATGTATAGTCTTTGCATGTGTCTTTGGAACCTAATAGGAACTTCACCAGAGAACAGTTGTTCCAACATACGCAGATGTTGTAGTGTCATGGTGTAGTTGATGTAGGATGCAGAGGTGAAGTCATACAACTCATTCAGACGTAGTTGGTATCTCAAGTCAAACATATTGACCTGTGATTGTGAATCAGAAACGGGAAATATTCTGGTGATACCAGCAATTTGTAGTACGTTGTTTGATGAATCTTTGGCCTGAGAAATGTTCAAGTATCTATTGTTGATATCTGTTTGGTCTATTTTTTTTATGTAATAGACTTTTTGCAGACCATCAAAATGATAGTCTTGCCAATATTGAAGTGCATCATCAATACGGTCTTCTACCTGGTCGTCATCAACGTTGATTTCGATTACTGGAAACCCTAGTCTACGCAGGCAATAATCTTTGAATGCCGTTCTTGTTGTGATAGTTTTTGCCATTATATCCCCCTATAAGGATATTTATGCTTCAGGTTTCCACCCAAATTACATCCAATATTCTCTTTGTGCGATTTCTCCGAAGACTTTGATAATATCAGAGTCTATTCTGCCATTAAAACTGTTTGTCATTGTCGTATATGATTTGCTTGCGGCGTTTTGCATACCATTGGTAGCTACCAATAACAGATTTGCATCAGAAACTATATTTGAGGTGACTACACTTTGATTGATATTCATCTGGCCAGAAACTGTGTATATATTTGCATCAGAAACTATGTTTGAAGTAACAAGACTTTGAATCACATTCATTTGTCCTGCAATTGGATTAGTATAGTTGGCCGTATTTGATGTAGTCCCAATCAATATAGTTTCTGTAATTATTGATACAGCGTATGATATTAAGGTATTTGTTGTATATCCATTTGCAGAAATAACCAAATTGGCCGAAACAATATTTGGATTGGTGTTTATTGTTAGTGTGCCGGTATTACTGGTTATTGTAAAATTACCAGTCAATGAACCACCATTAATTTGTGCAGACGTTACACCACTAATGGTGTAAGGAACTGTTACACTATTTGCAATACCGGATGTTCTTAGTGTAGCTGTTATTGAATTGCCTGAGTTGATACTACCAGATGAATCACTCAAATATAATCCGGGGTCTGTTGGTATACCAGTATAAACTTTAAGAATAACAATACCAGAACCACCATCACCACCCAAGTATGTGTTTGGTGAACCACCACCACCGCCACCTGTATTAACAACACCTGCACCAGCGTTAGCGCCATTGTATCCACCTATACCACCGCCACCTAGGCCGCCAGCGCCACCAGTTCCACCATTAGCATATGAACCACCACCGCCACCACCGCCAGCAATGTATCTTACTCCGCCTGATAATTCACCAGCACTTACTACCGCCAATAATGTTGAATTGTTACTTGCACCAACACCGCCAGCACTTCCTGATGTACCTGATGCCGCAATACCTGCGCCACCTGCACCGCCACCGCCACCAGAACCTGTACTGATGGTAGCACCTGTGCCACCAGCAGTTCCATAATATATACTGCCTGCTGGGTTTACACCGGAACTGGATTGATTAGTGCTACCACCAGCAGCACCATTGTAACCACCGCCACCGCCAGAACCACCCGTGCCACCTGTTGTGTACCAACCACCACCTCCGCCACCTTTTGCAATAATAGTATTAGCACCAAAGATAGAATCACTACCTGTTCCACCAGTTATTGCGGAACCTGCTGTGGCCACTTTGGCACCACCTGCACCAACTGTAATTGCATATGTGGCCGCAGATATTGAAAATGACGGATGATAATTTACACCACCTGCACCTCCACCACCTGAAGGGACAGCATTACCGCCATAAGCACCAACACCACCACCGCCACCAGCAACTGTTAGAACCTCAATAGGTGCGCCAGAATTACCAAAAGTTATGCCACCTGAATTTGCGAATTTATAGTATGTGTATGATCCTGACCTTATTACAGTTGGTGAACCTGTTGTTCCGGTTACTATAACTGCGTCAAATGTTGTGGTTGCACTCCATGAATATGTACCGGAATATACACCAGCAGTAGATACACCTGTTGTTACATACGTAGTTGCATTAACTGTTTGTGATTTTAAAACGCTGGTTTCTGTCCCAACAGTCGCACATGTGGTATTAAAGACAGAATCAATTGTTAAAGCGCCGGTGCCACCGCTATAACTAGCTCCGGCTGCGGCGCCGTTATAAAATGTACAGTTTCTTATTGCAAAGTTTGCCGCACCATAGTTGTCGTATTGGTAAGTCCAAGCATTATTTGCGTTTGTTTCTGAGAATACACAATTATAGAAGTTACCTTTTAATGCACCATCATAACTTCTGAAATATGCTACTGTGTAACTTGTTGTTCTGCCGTTATTATTTCTTTTTAGAATGGCACCATAAACCGCACTACCGGCATTAGTAAATTGTGCCATCGAGCAATCACGGTCAGCCGTACTGGCAGTCCATTGAATGATTGTTCTACCTGGACAACAAACAAAAACTCTTTTATTTCCACCATCTCGTAATACACCTGAATTGCTACCTGATACAGATAAAGCCGTCATTGTATATGTGCCTTGCAGCACAACAAACATCACGTTTGCGGTAGCACTTGTCTGACTGTATGCATAATCAATAGTCAAATATGGAGTTGATACTGAACTTCCATCATTTGAATTACTTCCTGTGCTAGCAACATATTTTACCGTGCCAACGAAGTCGCTGACTAGGGTAGAATATGTGTCTGGAAAATTATATGAGGCTAATTGATTTGCCATGATTATCCCGTAACAACCAGTTTGGCAATATCAAAAATTTCTGGAACATTTATGCCTTTTGGAATCATATCTTCGTCAATGATATCATCCACACCATCACCGTTTCTTAGTGCGTGTATGCAATAGGCCATGGTATTATCTTCTAACGCAGTTAATTCATGCATATAATCTTTATGAATAAAAATCATTTGTGGTGCAGTAAATTCGGATATACCAAGTTCAGTTTCTACTTTTAATTTACCTGAAGATAAAAATGTAATGTGATTGAAAGGATGTTTGTGACCCAATTCAGTGTCGCCTACCTTTTCAAATTTCATTTCTCTAGTATAGAGATTTGCAACACATGCAATTTTTATCTTGGGTTGTGCCATTGTTATTCCATTGGAACCGCAAAACCTACACGATTACTGTAACCACTATACATAGGCCAAATCATATAAATTTTATTGTTATATGTGAATGTATCTCCAGGTGTATACTCACCATTGAAGATGTATACACCATTTTGGTCACTAGCATTACCGCCGTGATTGCCATAATAATTTGCTTCCCAACCAAATGGCATTAAACCAAAACCTGTTCCTCCCAAATTGGCACTTGGAAAACGATAACTTGCCGTGGTGTTGATGGCACCTGCGTATGTCGCTGCTGTAGCAGTAGTTACCGTTCCGAGAGTTTGGCCAGCATTCAAGGCATAATGACTTGAACTTCTACCTGCCATAGTCATATGAACCTGTTGATTATAAATTTTTGGCCATGATGTACCAACTTGTGGTAACGCTGACACCATACTGTGAGCTCGCAAAGGTGTCAAAATGCTCGTGGTGACATAATTTAAATTTTGAACAGTAGTTAAATCATTTGTTGTTCCATATCCAATACCTGTACCTCTTTGGTTTGTATATATTACTGGATAAATTCCGTTACTGTCAAGGTTGTGATAATCATAACGAGTGTATTGTGTTTGGAAAAACGGCCCGCCTTGAAGTGTTGAGTTTGAATATGTCGAACCCCAACCAGCATTATAACTATTATTGTTAGTAACAGCCCAAAAGAAACATTTATCTGTTACATAAGCCCAAAATGTTCTAATGTTATCAAAACCATTGGATCCCGACAAACAAACAGCGCTAGAACCATAATTGTTTCCACCTAATGTCAATGTTGTACCTGATGCGTTACCGTTGCCAGCTTCAGGAAATGTTACCGGCATTCCCGAAGCCGTTATAGTTCCACCTGAAATTGCAGTACCAATATCAAAATATGGGGTTGCTCCCGAAGTAGACCTAATTTGTGTATAAATTTTACTAGAAGATGCATCATATACCGGTTGTTCTAATGTTAATGTTATGTAATTAGAACCCATTTCACCGGACATTATATGAGAAATTGTATTTGCTGGATTAACAGTTCTAATAATTGTGCTGTTTGTTGCATCAAAGTTTGCATATATTGGAGCCGAATAACTAGCAGAAGTAAATCTACTTTGTAATGTACTTACACTTGTAATAGAACTAGTATTAATGATATCAGCTAACATCCTTAATGGAATTGTAACTCTAGTATTTGTTGTAAAACTTAATTTAATAAACATGATTATTCCTTTGGAATTGCTATACCAACACGGTCTGTATATCCAGTCCAAGTCGGCAAAATTTTGTATGTTTTTCCACCATATGAAAATTCATCTCCTGGATAATAATCGCCATTAAATAAATACCAACCACCTTGTGTTCCGGCATCACCACCAGCATTATAATAGTATGAATTTCTCCATGAAATTGGTAACATGCCATATGTTTGTGTTTTTAAATCTGCGCTAGGATAACGTGTAGCTGTTGTTGTGAAAACAACTGCACCGTATGTTGGATTAGAAACGGTGCCACCACCGGTTGCTGCGGCTGTTAGAGCGGAATCTTGTGAGTATCTAGAACCTACGCCCCAGCTGACATACGGTTGCAACACCATTGGCCAACTAGGAGTTGTTGATGGATAAGCGTTATATAAGTTGAACACTCTAAATGCATGTGAATTACTGGTAGTATTATACTGAGTATTTTCTATTCTATTCCAATCAGCTACACCACCAAACCCAATACCTACACCTCTATTATAATTTGTAAACATCAATGGAGTTATAAATGTTGCATTGGTATTTGTGTAATCAAATCTGTTGTATTGACTATAAATGAATGGACCAATATATGATGTACTGGCAGAATAAGTGTTTCCAAATCCAACGTTATATGTGTTGCCATTTGTGGCACACCAGACAAGAGCATTATCACTTAGATACATAGTGAAACATCTTACATTTAAAAAACCACTAGTGCTACTACCAGCAGATCCTGATGATCCTGAATTTACTGAATTATTGAATGTGGGTGCTGTGCCTGGAGTGGTGTTTATGGTACCAGATTGTGAAATCGCTTGACTTGTTAAACTTGATAATGTTCCACTAGACAATCCATTGGCTGTCCTAACAGTTGATGTGTAACCACCTTCAGAAGCATTAACATGTTGAATATAATATTTTTTAGTGTTATCATCATAATTGGAGAACTCAAGTGTCCATGCATGTTCGTCCGCATAACTTGTACCACCTCCATTTTTAGCATATCGTGAAACTGTGTTTGATGTTAGTCCTGTAGTACCAGTGCCTGTTCTAATAATTTCACTCGTATTTGCATCAAGACCAGTTAACAAAGTTGCCCACCAATTGCCCGATGTTGCAGTACTTTGTAAAGACGCAACGTTAGCAATTGCAGGTGTATTGATAACTTCGTTAACTATACGAAATATATGATTTAAATATTTGTCTGAGGTAAAGTTTAATTTAATATACATTATTCTGTTCCTTCTTCCGGTGCAGGTTGTTCCGGCGCATCATCAACCTGCGCTAATGCATAAGCAAAATCTTCTGGTATTACAGTGCCTTTGACCACAACAAAATATGCCATTGGACCAGCCACTTCATACCAAATGCCTGAAAGATTTTCAATCTTACTATATGCATAGTCTAAGAATTCTTGGCCTGTTTTTGGTTCCAAAAATGTTGCTGCATAATAATCATGTTGCCACGGTGCCAACCATGGAGTTTGAAAGATGTTTTGTATTTCTTCGAATCTCATAACTTATCCTTGATATATGAAGTTAATGTATAAATCTGAACCACTGCTACTTTGTGTAATATCAACTGTTAAGTAGTCTGATGAAGTTACTGGAATTGATAAACCAGTTTGTGTGTTTGATGTTCCAGCAGCCGCAAATCTTATTGTGTTTATAACAGTACCGTTCTTTTTAACAACAACTGTACTTTGTGTTAAACCTGGAGAAGCCAAATAGGAAGTAATTGATGTTACGTTTGCTGTTACAAGAGGTATATAGTGTCTTAGTGTGCCAACGTTTTCCGTTAATGCACCTTTCCAATAATATGTTTTCACATAAGCTGCGGTAGTGCCACCACTACCACCAGTATTTGCTTGTGCATAGGCTGCGTTGGCCCTAGCAAAAGCCGCATTGGCAAAAGTTGCACCAGAATTTGCCGCAGAAAATGCATTATTAGCCTGACCTCTTACCCAAGTATCTGTTGCTGTGTTAGCTGCATTATAAGCCGCATTGGCACGGTCAAAGGCTGCATTAGATGCAACTGTTCCTGAAAGAATTGTTTGGCCAATATTAACAGTATTGACTATCAAACTTCCAGTGACGTTGATATTCGCAAAAGAAAAATCTTTTGATATATCTAAACTGGTTGGATTAATTTTTTGTAATGGCATAATATTTATTTAGATGAGTTAAATGGCATACCTTATGACTACAACACCAGAACCACCAGAACCACCGCCAGGATATTGGTTACTATCAATTACCGTACCACCTGATCCACCCGATCCGGTATTATCGGCACCACTTTGTCCTGCTGTGGTTACTACATCAGTACCACCATAACCACCATATTTTGATCCACCACCCTTACCTAATCCACCCCATCCTATGTAACCTCTGTTAGTATTGTTGTTTCCTTGACTACAACCTCCTCCACCGCCTGCTCCAAAATATGTATTTGTTCCCAATCTTTCACCAACTGCGGGAAAATTTTGTGAGATGGAACTTAAAAAACCATTGTCTGATGCACCATTTTGGCCTGTTGCACCACTTGATCCAGGTGAACTATAACCTGCTGATATACCATATGCAACATAAACGTTTGAAGATGGACCTATTGGTGATGTGGTGCTTGCGCCTGCTCCGGATCCGGCCGGAAAACCATTACCAGCATAACTAGCGTTATCGCCGGATGCACCACCATTTGCAGTAGCACCGGCAATACCTGTAACAGAAGAAGGTGTGCCTGCTGTTGGATTGGTACTACCATAACCACCATTACGACCAGCAACACCACCGGAACCAACTGTTACAGTATAAGTTTGTGCTGTTACTGTAACACCAGTTAATATAATTACATTTGCTCCGCTACCGCCACCGCCTTGGCCACCGCCACCGCCACCACCTACTAGTAGTATATCAACTGTGCCTGTTCCTGATGCGGTAAATGTTCCGTTTGATTTATATAAATGATATCTGTATCCGTTTTCAACGTATGTGTTTGATACTGGTACTACTCTATTACCCAAATAGATTGTTCCACCAGTACTTGTTGCCAATGCTGCTGAAGTCGAACCACCACTGGTGGTTGATGAGAAGAATCTTCCCTTACTAACAGACAGTTGACTGGCACTCTTAATACCCATTAAACAATCTCCGTACCAAACATAGAGAAACATAAATTGGCATTACTTGCATACACAGTAACAACATCGGTTGTTGCTAGAGTGACACCTAATGAAATGTACATTGAATCGTTGCCTGCCACAGTTGTATCATAATTGATATAATGTTTTAGTGCCAAAGATTCACCTGTTGGTCTAAAGGCAATTCTGAAAGTTGCGGATGTTGCACCAGTATTACAGACTGAGATTGTGGAACATACTGTATTTGTTAAAGCAGGCACAGTATATACAGTCGTTGCTGTTGTTGCTGCTGGATTTGCTTGACCTAAAATTTTATATAAAGCTGCCATATTTTTTCCTTATATCCCTAAAAATAAGAAGGGACTTAAAATGTCAGGTAATGTTTGAGTTGGTGCGGATGCATTACCACCAAATGTTGTTATTTCTACAATGGCATTGTTAGGTGCCGCTGAAGATAATGCAAGTGTTGTACCAGATATTGTGTAAGCACTCTTTGGTTGTGCAACACCATCAACAACTAACATGGTAAATTTCTTATCTGCTGGTGTTACAGTTAATAAGAATGTTGTGTTTGAACCATTACCGATAAATGAATCTACGTTTGCTGATAATTGTGATGAGTTTGCTTGAATGAGAGCCGCATTGGCCTGTGTGTACGCATTGTTAGCCTGAGTTCTAACCCATGTATCGGTAGAACCCGTATTGGCTTGAGCATAAGCCGCATTTGCACGAGCAAAGGCACTATTAGCAAAACTTGCGGCTGAGTTGGCTGTTGGCCAAACATACGTATTTGATTGGCTGAATACAGCATTAGCTTGTAGGAAAGCACCATTGGCAAAACTAGCTGATGTATTAGCAACACCAAATGCACCGTTAGCAAATGATGCTGCTGAGTTTGCTTGTGTGAAAGCACCATTAGCAAAAGAGTTTGCTGTGCCAACCATGTTAGTAATCGTGGCACTAAAATTGGCATCATTACCTAATGCGGTTGCCAATTCATTTAATGTATCTAATGTGCTTGGTGCTGAATTTACTAGATTGGCAACAGCTGTACCAACATAAGTTGTTGTTGCATAACCAACTGTAGCGTGGTTGCCCCAAGCATATGCCGAGTTGGCAACCAAAAAGGATGCATTAGCAAACTCTGCGGCTGAGTTTGCTTTATTAAAAGAATTATTAGCTTGTGTTCTTACCCATGAATCGGTAGAATTGTTCGCTTGCAGAAATGCAGCATTAGCTGTATTGTATGCGTTATTAGCCTGACCTCTTACCCAAGTGTCAGTAGAATTATTTGCTTGTGCGAACGCAGCATTAGCACGAGCGAACGCAGAAGGAACCAAAGATGAAAAGTCTTTGGTTGAATCTAATCTTGACGGTGGGACTTGAGTTGACATTCTTTATAACCTTTTCATTCTATTTATTTCACTTTTTTTGTTGAAAATTTTAGATGTACCAGGTTTGAGTGACAGTAGGTGTTGCGGCTATTGCATTTCCGTTTGCTGATAGTTCCGTACCTGAACTGTATGCGTATGTTGGTAGAGGAACAATCGTTGATATTGATGGATCTATTGTGTTAGAAGTTACTACCGAATTAAATGAATTTGTGCTAACAGTTACAATACCTTCAACATTTTGTGAATGTATATCTGTTGTAATGGTATTAATAAACGTTAATGTATTTTGAGTAGTATTTCCATCCAACACTGTCAATGCCACTGATCCATTGGAACTTAATATTGCTTCAACATTCTGTGAATGTATATCTGTTGTGATGGTGTTAATTGGTGTAAAAGAATCTACTGTTGTTGAAAAACTATTCGTAACAACAGCAGTTGAAGTTCTAACTGTAATAGCTATTGTGTTTGCGCCAACAGTAACAAATCCATTGGCTGAAGATAACAAAGGAGCCGAGGTGTTTGTGGTAATTATTAGTGTGCCTGTTCCTAAGTTTGTAGTTGGCCCAGCGGAAGTAAATGTTCCTGGATATTCTGTATTGGCCGCAACGTTTCCGTTACCTGTAACAACAAATGCATTTGTACTATAATCAGTAAGAGTAGTTTGACTCTTACATGTTAATAAACTTGTTTGTGTACCTGTGATTGCAGCGATACCTGTTCCAGAACTTTGTGTTGCAAATAATGGTGTTACAGAAGGAGTAAAGTTTGATGTATAAACTGCAAGACCTTTAACGACTCTTAAATTAGAAATGTTTCCTTGAAAATCAGCATATTGAGAACCACCTATTCTAACCAATGCAGCTGCACCAGCATAATTAGTACTATCTGCAGCAGTTGTAGATTGACCTGTTCCATTAATCCAAAATTTCATTGTGCCAGATGTTCTAGTAACAGCAATATGTGTCCAAGAACCATTAGTTGGATTTGAAGTCAAAGAACTGAGTGCAATAGAAAATAGATTAGCACCAGCATTTGAATATTGCCAATATATATTACCATTGATAATCAACCAATTCCAATTAGTTCCACCTGATGCATGCTGACTAATAATATCAAATGCTTGGTCTGTAGTTTTAATCCAACATTCAATAGTAAAATCACCTGTGCCAAACTGAAAACCAGAACCGTTGGTAACACTTAGATAATCGGTAGTACCATCAAAATAATTACTACCCAATGGTAGTGCGGAAACAATATTCGTAATTGTTCCAGTCAAAGGCAAACTATTTAACTGTGAACTAGTAACATTACTACCTGTGATGGCATAAGGAATCAATGTGTTATTACTTAGACCTCTTGTCGCAGCTGTGTATGTTAAATTTGCACCCCAGTATCCACCAATTGGTCCTGTAAAAGATATTAAAAATGTTATAGGTATGTTTAGTGTGTAAGAACCAACAGTAATAGTTAATGTGTTTGCTGTAGCAGTTGTTGGTGTCGTTTGTATAATTAATTGTGATGTACTGTTAGCAAAAGTAAAATTGCCAGTAAGTGATGCATTATTAATTTGTGAACTACTTACTCCGGATATTGTGTATGCAGCATTACTTCCATCAGCTAAGTCATCAGAATATGTAAGTGTTAAACTATCACCCCAATATAAAGTGTTTGCGCTTGCTGATAAACCACCACCAAGAACTGTAAATGTTCCACTAGTAGTGAATGTATGAACTGTATTTGATCCAACTGTTGTGACAGTACCGCCTGTCGCTTTTTGACTTCCTGCATACTGTATAATTACTATACCAGAACCACCTGCTCCAGAACCAGTAGACCATCCGCCGTTAGATGCCCAATAAGATCCGCCGCCTCCGCCGCCACCTGTATTGACTACAGCAGTTGGTATTCCGCTACCTTTAGTAGTAGCATTTATTTCATTGGTATAGACATTATAACTGTAATATGTGGTTGTACCAGAACCTCGGCCGCCACCATAAAATCCATCACCTGCTCGTTCACTACTGTTACCGCCACCGCCACCGCCGCCAGCCAGATAACGAGTGGTTCCTGTCCAATCATTAGTAATACCAATGCCGCCATTGCCACCAGGACTTGATCCTGTTCCGGCTTGACCGACTGCTCCAGCACCACCACCGCCTGCGCCAGTCCAAGTTGTTGATGTTGATCCGCCGTTATTACCTAGTACAGTTAATGTTCCTGCTGTAAGGTTATTGTTCGCTAGGCCGCCACCAGATTGATAGTAAGCATTACCGCCGCCTGAACCACCGTTCTGACTTGACGATGAAAAACCTACACCTGAACTACCACCACCGCCACCACCTTCTGCAACATAACTACCTAGACCAGAATCAGTACCTTTAACTCCATTGAGAGCAGTAGCATTAGCAATTGCTGCACCGCCTGCGCCAACAGCCACAGCAAAAACACCGCCGGCCGTTGAAATGGATCCTCTAAGAACACCACCAGCGCCGCCGCCGCCGTTCGCATTAGTAGTATTGTGGTTACCACCACTACCACCGCCAGCTACAATTAGTGCTTCAAAACTAAGTCCCGGAGTGATTACAACATTTGCTGAATATGTTCCTGTTGTGATTGATAGTGTTTTTGTTTCAGCAACTTTGACTTTTGTTGGTACACTAAGTGTGAAAGCACCTGATGCTGAAGTAAAGTAACCTGTTAAAGAAGTGCCGTTTAAATCTGCTGTTGTTACGCCAGTTATTGTATAAGATACATTTGCTGAATTACTATCATACAAAGTGAAATTGATAGTTGTTCCACTAAAAACTGTGTTTGCTGGATTTAAAAATCCATTGACCAATGGTGTGGTGGTACCATTCCATGCGTATGTACCAGAATAAACACCCTTAGTTGTTACGCCTGTTGTTACATAAGTTGTTGCATTAACTGTTTGGCTGGTCAAACAACCAGTAAATGTTGCAGAACTTGATGTTGTCGTATTGAATACTGTGTCGGTTATTACTAAACCTGCACCGCCAGAATAATCAGCAGCGGCATTTGCTCCATTATAGAACGTAGAGTTATATACTTTACCTGTTGGATTACCACCGTTATCATATTGTACTGACCAAGCATTGTTGGAATTTACTTCTTGGAATATTGTATTATATGCCGAACCTCTGAAGTTTACAGACTCATCATTTAAAACTGATACTGTATAACTGGTTGTTCGTCCACTGTTGTTGCGCTTTAATATGGCGCCATAAATGGCCGAACTAGAATTTACAAAATTGAGTGGCGCAAAATCTCGTACTGCGGTTGCATCAGTACAGTTTATGATTACTTGACCGGCAGAACAAACAAATATTCTAGGATTCCCACCGTCACTTATACATGCTGCGCCATAACCATTAGCTAATGCGGTTGCTGATATATTATATGTGCCAGCAAGAATGACAATGGTTACTGATGTTGCTGTACCGCTTGTTGCACTTAATGCCGCTGCAATGGTCAAGTACGGTGTGCTTACCGTATTGCCGTTATTACTGTCACTACCCGAAGCACTTACATATTTTACCGATGCTGAACCAGCTACGATTAACTCGTAACTATCTGGAAATCCATAAGTCGCTAATACATTTGCCATTTATTTTTTAATCAACCACATGAGTTTTCAAAAAAACTCCTGTTAAGCTTTTCTTACCAAGAACATGTCTCTATATAGACTGTCATTTCCTATTACGTATGCATAATATGCTTCATTATTAACCACGAATGTTTGACCTGGTGTGTAGTATTGTTGTAAGAAAGTATCTGATCCACTCATACTCTTATATAATCCTATTGCTGTACCGCCAGCAGTTGTTGCGCCTTGTGTGTTCTTTGCAAATACAATTGGAAATGCAGGAGGAACAAAAGTGCCTGTCGATGGATCCATTGTTGGACCAGTTACTTGATAATTTCCTCTGATTTTTGATTTAAAATTGGAAAATCCTGATGAAGGACACATTGGTACTTGCATCTCATTTGCCCAATGGTATCTAGGATCTCTGATGTAAGTATTCCACTGTGATGTTGAATAGGAATAAGCTGAAAGTGGATCGATATAGTTGCCTGATAGGTCAAGCACAGCGGCAGATGTGGCGTTGTTGACTTGGTTGTTTATTCGATACCAAAATGGTGAATTGTTTACTGTGCCTGAACTTGAAAGAGTTCTTGTCCACATACTTGCATTTGATCCACAAGATTGGTCGTAATAGGCCGAGGCATCATAACAAACACTTGCTATCGGTGGATTATCGTTATATGAATCTTCCCAAGCTTGAGTAGTTCTTAGTCCGACATACATCATACCACCAGGTCCATAACCTGCCGTTGATGATAGGCCGCCTGACATTAATATAAAATATCGTTCAGTGCTAGCCACCAACCATTCACCTCCTTGTACTCCTGGTCCCCATGGAGTATAATTATATGCAGTGGTTGAAGTATCTGTTCTATTAACATCAAATCGGTTACTAGTATATTCTCCACCATAACTAGGCATATATTGAGCTGTACCTAACAAATAATTTCCACCCGCATTAGCAGTTGTATTGAAACCGTGTGAAACTAATATGTGAGGATAAGTTGTATATGCTCCATTGAAAAGATGATTCACATTAGTTCTAAAACTCAACTTGCGAAACGGATATGCACCCTTACCACTATCTCTAGATAGGTCTAATGTATAAGGCGAAGCAAAACTTGTACTATAGTCTGAAGTTATGTTTGTATTAGCGGTGTTCGCCCAACCACCACCTTCAGCATTACTGATAACCTGTGTGATTACATCTGCTCCAGCAGGTGTAACTGCCGGTGCAGTTTGTGATAAAGCACTTGGTGTTGAGTTTGCAGCTGCAGTAGTTATAGCTCGTATTGCTCGTAAAAAATTTATAGCAACTGCTTTTTGGTCGGTTACTGTACCGTTAACTGATGGGTTAATTCTACATAACATATTTTTTACTCCGTTAGTAATGAATAATCATTAATTGTGAATCTTCGAACACTGCTTCCGTCAACGTAAGTTGTGTGTGCTCCGTATATATTTTCAGGAATTTTATATAATCCATAAATTACAGACAATACGTTGCCGTTATCTTCGTGATTAATAAACACTGGATTTTCTATTACAACTACAGAACCATTTTCATTATATTTTCTTAATGGTGGTGTACTGACCAGGCTCATGGCGGCCTGTGGGCCATAAGAATTAGTTGTAAACTTATATCTATAGGCGTTGGTTCCACCGAAATATTCAGATTCTAAATCAATGCCTACCATTAATGATTCGCCTGTATATATTCTTGACACACCATTTTTACCAATGTCAAAAATACCAATAGATGTTGCATTGTATGGACTACTTATAACAAGCATTTTACTACTTATAACAATGTCGATACCGTGTTGTAGACCATAAGCATTAAATGTGTTTGGTAATATGTTGGCACTTACAGGTCTAAAAACTTGCCAGTAAGTAAATCCAAATACTGAGTTCATCTCGTTTGTTGTTGACGTAACATAAGTGCCGGTTGATCCAGTTGTGCCAGTTATTTGTGATGAAATTGTTGTAGATGGAGAAACACTATTTGGATCATAAGAATTTGCGCCACTATTTCCTAATGCAAATTCGCCAGCTTTTGGAAACATCAAACACATGGCGCCACTGAAGTTGGCGCCTGCGGTTCCAGTAGAATAATATCTATCATAATTTGGACCGATTATATCACCAACAGCCAGTGTGTATCCAAGTTTTAAATTGCCAACAGCATTAACTGTCATTGTTGTACCAGAAAATTTTGCTTGTATGTATCCAATAGATTCATACTTTACTACTTCTCTGGAATTAACTAGAGTATCGGTACCAGATGTGTATGTGTTTGCAAGTGTTATGGTTGTTAATTTTGTTGCATCATAAGATAATCTGATGTAATCGAGGTCGCCATAATCGTTATGTATTTTACTGTAAGTGTCTGAACCTGCAGCAGTTCCTACTCGAGCATATTTTGCAGAAGGATATGTTCCATAGAATACTGTGTTTGCTGTATCGCAACCTACACTTAAATGTGCTGTCGTATTGGCCAAACCTCTAATGATATTATCTATATCAGTTCTCATGGTGGTAACGTTAGCCGTACTGTTCATTCTATATCTAACTAACATTACTGGTCTCCTTGTGATACTGATTGTACTTCTGTATTTGCATCAGGTACTGGATCAGGAATTATTGGTTCTTGATAGCTTAAATCTGCGACCTGAATAAATTTTACAGACTCTAAATTTTCAAAACTATGAAAGTAATATGTACCAGCTGGTACTTGAGTAACAGCAGTTTGAATTTGTCCGTTACCGTGTTCGGCCACAAATTGTTCGGTAATATATGATAAAGGTGATTCACCATCAGGAACATTACCTGTAAATTCATAGACATAACCCGAATAAATTGAAAAAATTTGTTTGAAATAGTAATTTGTCATAGTCTTATATTTAGGTGTTTGTATATTTAATTCTAACAAATAAGTCTGTTGCGGATGCACCGTTCACATCTAAAGTTAGATAGTCGGTAGTCGCCAAACTTACACTTATATTTGCCGGAGTCATAACAGTTTGATTCTGAGTAATGGTAAATGTATTACCTATACTTGTTCCATTTTTCTTAATAATGTACGTGAAATTACCAGAAGTGGCCGCAGTTGATAAATTGGCATATACTGTAGTTAATGACATTGCTCTAGGTGGATAAAACCTACTTGTGCCTGTGTATGGTGAAGTGATTGCACCTGTCATTGTCAAACTTATATATGTATCTACAGATGAACCGCCGCCAGTATTGGCAGCATTGTAAGCCGAATTTGCTCTAGCAAAAGCTGCGTTAGCAAAGATTGCACCAGAATTGGCTGTTACAAAGGAACCATTGGCAAAACTGGCTGCTGAGTTGGCAGTTATAAAAGAACCATTAGCAAAGATTGCACCAGAATTGGCTGTTACAAAGGAACCATTGGCAAAACTGGCTGCTGAGTTGGCAGTTATAAAAGAACCATTAGCAAAACTTGCAGCTGAATTGGATGTTGTGAAGGCACCATTAGCAAAACTGGCTGCCGAATTGGCCACAGTAAAAGAACCATTAGCAAATGAACCTGCTGAGTTTGCAGTGTTATATGCATTGTTGGCTTGACCTCTTACCCATGTGTCTGTAGAATTGTTTGCTTGAGAAAATGCTGCGTTTGCCTGTATGAAAGCTGCATTTGCTGTTGCTGATGCTTGTCCTGCATCGGTAGGAACTCTTGTCCATGTACCATAAGTGGTACTATAGGTATATGTTATACCATTTACTGTGGCCTGTTGGCCATTTGTTGGACTGGTTGGAAATGCCATTTAAAATATCTCTGTTGTATTATGAATATTTATTAGAACGTAATGGAGCCTGAAGCATTAAATACATAAACTCTATAACCACCTGCTACTGTGTATGTTGGTGAACCTGATGTTGCTGTAACTGCCGGATTAGAATCTGCAAACCGTATGATTACAATACCAGAACCACCTGTAGTGGCACTACCACCGCCACCGGCACCACCGCCTGTATTAACTGTGCCATTTTGTTGACCGCCATTGTTACCAGCGCCACGTCCGCCACCACCAAGACCACCTGCACCACCTGCGTAAGCGCTAATATTTTCTACACCGCCACCACCACCGCCTGCATAATAGGTTGATGTTCCTGATATATTAAAAGATAATCCAACACCGCCAGCTGCGCCATTACTATTTACTGTACCTGATGCACCAGCACCACCTGCACCACCACCTGCACCAGCACTTGCAGATGCTGCGTTGAATCCTGTACCGCCACCATATCCTTGTCTAGGAGGACCAACAGTACCTGCGCCACCTGCATTTGACCCATGACCACCGCCACCACCAGAACCACCATCGCCACCAAGACCACTGTAAGTGGCATAATAACCACCACGACCACCACCTATTGCAGTAATTGATGTGCCGACAATTGATCCATCAGATGCAACAAAAGAAACTGATGATGGACATGTAATTAAACTGTTTGAACCGCTTGCATTTGTGCCTCCGCCAGCACCAACTGTAACAGTATATGCTCCAGCTGAAACTATTATGGTACCATACAGTAATCCACCAGCACCGCCGCCTCCCGAATAATTAACGGAACCTCCACCACCTCCACCACCTGCAACAATAAGTGCTTGTATGTTGATTCTTGGCGCAGGCCAATTGCCTGCAGCTTTAGCTATTCTTTGGTCATCAGCAGAGTATACACCACCACTAGAACTACCTAATATTGTTTGTGTTGTACCTATGATACCAAAATTACTTCTTGTTCTCATTTTAGATAGTAATTAATTCATAACCCGCTGACATGTGTATTGCTGAGTTTGCGCTCACAACAGTTTGCAACACATCATTTTCTTCCAAATAAATTGGACTATCTTTACCTAATAAAACTAATGTTGAATTTGGAGGTACGTTAACTTTTGCACCTAAGAAATATGTTGTGCCACTACGATTGATTATTGCATTAGCAGAAACCACATCTGAGTTATTATAGTTTGTAAAAATTATTGAATTTAATTTTACAACTGTATTAGCTGAAACAGTAATAACATTTGATGATACGGTTGTACAGTTTGCTGTGGCAGTCTTGCCTGTTATTGTATTTGCACTGATTAAATTTGGTGCGGCCATTTTATCCTCCGAATACTAATGAATACCCAACAACCCTGGCATTATTTGTGGAACTTGTTGTTGAAGATGCAGTAGTTGTGTTTGAAAATGTTGGTGATACTATATCTACCCAATTGTTACTTGTGCCATCGTTTATATATTCATAAAGAATGTCTGTTGCAATTATGTACCATTGGTCTCCCACTTTCGGACTTGTTGGTGCAGTGTTTGATGCAGTATAGGTGATGCCTGCTCCACCAGTATTTGCTTTTAAGAAGGCTGCATTAGCAGTACTGTATGCATTGTTGGCTTGGTTTCTCACCCATGTATCTGTGGAACCTGTATTTGCCTGAGCATAGGCAGCATTAGCCCTATCAAAAGCACCATTAGCAAAACTGGCCGCAGCATTTGCAGTTACAAAAGCACCGTTAGCAAATGAACCTGCATTGTTTGCTTGTAAGAAAGCACCATTTGCAAAAGAAGAACCTGTGTTTGCAACTCCATAACTGGAATTAGCCCTATCGAAAGCACCGTTAGCAAACGATGCAGCTGCATTGGCTGTTATGAAAGAACTGTTCGCAAATGAGGCACTAGAATTAACAGAAGCAAAGGCACCATTAGCAAATGAGGCTGCATTGTTTGATTGTTCGTAACTTGAATTTGCTCTTAAGAAAGCACCGTTAGCAAATGTTGCACCGGAGTTTGCGGTTGTAAATGATGCATTAGCAAATGTTGCACCGGAGTTGGCTGAATTAAATGCGTTGTTGGCCTGTGTTCTAACCCAGCTGTCGGTTGCATTATTGGCTGTATTGAATGCCGCATTAGCTCTATCAAAGGAACCATTTGCAAATGCAGCTGCCGTGTTTGCTTGGCCAAAGGCTGCATTAGCCCGTACAAATGCATCACTTGCAGTTGTATCATCTATAATAAATGGTTTTATTTTTAATAGTGACATTTTTTATTGAAGTGATATCTCTTAAATGTTTTCAATCTTTTTTACTTTTTCCCAATAATCTTCTGGACATGTTTGTGCTGAATTGGGATCATGCTGTTCTCCATAAATATCTTCAACCACTTCCCCATCAATATTTCTTAAAGCAAATACACAATAATAAATTGTGTCATCTTCTAAAGCAACAATTTTATGTTCTTGTTCTTTTTTAATAATAATAAAAGTTGGTGCGGTGAATTGTTTTGGTTCTTTACCTTCAACAGTAACTTCTACTTTACCTTTTGTTAGTAACGTTACATGGTCAAAAAAATGTTTGTGGCCAGGAGCTTTATCTTCCTTTCTTTCCAAAACATGTTGTCTAACCCAAATGTTTCCAAAATAACCAAGTTCATGCGATGACATAATAATATAAACCTTTTAAACAGTTACTACTGGTGTTGATTCTCCGTCAGAGATATCTTTCCATGAAAGTGTTTCTTCATCCCAACTATACACTTTACCATCTGTAGGCATAGCGACTGGCGCAGTCCACAAACAAGTGTCTTCTACTAATGTCCAACTATTATATGGTTTAGGTGGTATGAATGCATCACGACCTGAGTCATAAGTATATCCTGTACCAGCATAATTCTTTCTCAATGGTGTTCCACCTAATGTGTGTACACCGGCATGTGTGTTGTAACTTGTTTGTACGAAAGAACTAGGTTCTCCGAATAAACCTGTATCAATCACATCTTGTTCTATTACTAGAACTTTTGTTACGATGTTGTTTTCATCTATTTGTGCGAAATGTGCCATTTTTACCTCTTAAGAAATTCTATATTTAACAATTACAATACCTGAACCACCAGCTTTTGCACCGCTGCCATTCCAGCCTGCGCCGCCACCGCCACCCATGTTAGCTACACCAGTTTCATCTGCTCTACCGGCACCTTGGCCACCAATTCCTCTGTATCTTTCATAGTTTTGTCCATATCCACTATTAATTCCAATACCGCCGCCGCCACCAACAAATGTAACTGTGTTTCCTTTTATCATAAAATATTGTGGAGGTCCACCTCCACCACCTACATCACCACCAAGGGGACTTCCTCGGCCTGCTGCACCAGAACCACCGTGTGAATAATAATTGCTACCTGATGTACCTGTTTGGAAACCATTGCCACTGATAGAATATATCCAACTGGTTTGTCCGCTTTGTGGATTTGATCCACCAGTCGATGTTACACTTATGCCTGTTCCGATAAAAGAAGATGATGTTGCAGTACCAACAGTCCCAGCTGCTTGGCCACCACCAATTGTTACTGTGTATGTTGCTGCTGCTAAAGTTGCTAGTGCTGAACCCTCAACAGCTATATCTCTAGTAAAAAGATTTGAATTTTCTGCACCATAATATTTTACTTGGCCACCAGCACCACCGGTTGTACTCGTATGGCCACCACTACCAGCACCCACAACTAACAATTCAATACTATTATTGGATGCACCTAAAGAACTTACTACAAATGAACCACTTGATGTGAATGTATGTACTTTGTAAGTTGCATTATTTGCATCTATAAATGTAGTAACTGTACCACCTGTGGCCGTAGGTCCAACTGTGACAGCACCGCCACCACCGCCAGCTGAAGCGACTGGTTGCTGGTAAGATATAGTCCTATTAAAAGCTAATCCACTTAAGGAAGATTTTTTAATTGCCATTAGTAATTCTCCGAACCAAACGCACTAAAGGTAACGTTGCCTGTGTTAGCATAAACAGTAAGAACATCAGTTGCTGCTAGTGTTAAACCTAATGTCAAAGCAACAGTATCACTTGCACCTAAAACTGTGTCGTATGAAATGTATTGTGAATTGGCCAATGATGCACCAGCTGGACGACAAGCAATTCTAAAACCTGTGGTATTTGCTGACAAATTTGCAATTGAAATTGTAGAAATTACTGTGCTGTTTGCTGCTGGCACTGTGTAAAGAGTTGTTGCAGTATTTGGTGCTGGATTAGATTGACCTAAAATTTTTAAGACCGATGGCATTTGTTAAGCTCCCATTAATAAAAAAGTGTTTGTATATGTTAATGCAACATTAGCGTTTACTAATGCAACATTAGCGGTTGCGTATGAAGAATTTGCTGTATTTGCGGAAGACCTTGCAAATGCTTCGGTGACTGATGGTGTACCACCTACAGTTGTACCATCATGCACGACTACCACACCTTTAGTTGTGTCAACAGTAACTTCTCCGGTTGCTCCGGTAAAGATTATGGTCTGTGCAGTAGTTCCTCGCCTAAATTGTAGTTGTGTAGCCATTTATATTCCTTAATATAAGTATTTATGTTAAATAACCCGCATCGAGTGGGATTAAACTATCTGGATAAAAAACTGATATTGTTGTTTTATTATCCCAAATTCTACCATACTGTTCTAGACCTAATCCACCAAAAATTTCTTGTGCTACTGAACCGTAATCACCCAAAGGAAATTTAACCTGAGTAAATGTGTCTGAACTTGTATATCCTAAATCAATTAATGTTTGGTTGTCTATGTTTCTTCTGTTGATTTTTGTTGCCATTTTTTAATCCTTTAAATCGCTGTGCCGGTATATATGGAAAGAATTTCTGAATCAGTCAATTCACCATCTATAATCTGAATTGCATCTAGTGATGTAGGAGATGCTACACCTGGATAAGGGTATTGTGTTCCTATATAATTTGTTCCCATGTAATTACTATTAACTAAAATATTACTAGCAGAAGTTTCTTTAACTCCATTGACATAAGAATCTACTCTTAGAGTGGATTTAACAACCCATGCTAACATAACCCAGCTGCCTGTGTTAACACTAGTTGTTCCTTGATTATCTGTTCCATTTGCTACTGTGATTTTTCCGTTACTCATACCTAAACCCCAATAAGTGGCATTTCCGGTGTTAGCAAAGATTCCAACACTAGGTGAATAAGAACCTCCAGTATTACTTTGCGTGCCTTTATACCAAGCAACATAAGTTTTACTTCTTGTTGATGAGTTGTCAGTTAATTGGTCTATTGTTAAGTAGGTACCTGTTCCCCATCCAGTTGCAAAACCAGAATTACTAACACCACCAGTTGATTGATAGGATAATGTTCCTACTGTTGTAACTGTGTAAGAACCTGTTACTGTTAAACCACTAGCATTAAATTGTAATCCTAGTAGTTTTGTTTTGCCAGCTGGCGTTTTTAATTCAACACCAGTAACAGCATTTATACTAAAACTTCTACTAGTTGTTTGTAACTCAGCATCAGTAGCTGTAATTGTAAAATTATAAGTAGCAGCTGAACCTGTAGTAGTACCAGAGATTACACCCGTACTTGAATTTAAACTTAATCCTGTTGGCAAACTGCCTGATGTAACACTGTAAGCAATTGTGGTATCACTGTTTGCACTTATTGTAATTGATGTGCTTGCATCGACAAATGAAGAACCTAAAGAACCACTTGCAGTTGACCATATAGGCACATCACTAAAGGATATACCAGCAGGTTTAATTCCAGAAGAACCATCATCATTATAAACATAGACATTATATGTACCAGCAGTTTTGGCTGGACTTATAAATGTTAAACTTGCACCACTTACATAGGTGGTGTTACAACTAGTTTCGTTTACATAAACGATTGAAGCAGCTTTAAAACCAGAACCATTAACTGTTACAGTTTCACCACCGGTTATCCTTGCAGCAGTAGCACTACCTGTAAAAGTTACAGATGATATCTTAATACCACCACCTAAAGAATTTAGTGCTGCTGTTGCTATGTTATCTGTTGTAATTTTGAGTGTCATATTATTTTCTTAGAATGTAATAGAACCTGAACTGGTCCATTTATAAACTCTGTAACCATCGGCAACTGTAACTGTTGGTGAACCGGTAATTGCTGTTGCTGCTTTATAATCAACTGCATAACGAATAACAACTATGCCTGAACCACCTGTACCTGCACCACTTGAAGTATATCCTGCAGTACCATTAGAACCTCCGCCGCCACCGCCAGAATTAATACCACCTGCGCCTGCAACAGCACCTACATTACCGTTGCCGCCACCATTACTACCGCCAGTGCCGGCAGTTGTGCCTGACCACGTACTACCGCCACCGCCACCGCCTGCGCCGCCGTCACCACCTTTTACACCAGTATTATAACAACCGCCACCACCACCGCCTGCATAATACAATGATGTTCCGGTTATTGATGAAGATAATCCAGCTCCGCCGTTTCCACCAGAAGGGAAAGATGCTGCTATAGCATTAGAACCTGCAGCGCCAGCACCACCGCCACCTCCGCCTGCGCCGCCTGATCCATCAAGTCCACCGCCACCGTTGTTGCCTTGTCCTGCGGTGCCCGCACCACCACCTGATGCTACGCTAGCACTTCCTGAATCAGAACCTCCACCGCCAGAACCACCTGATGCGCCTTTACCTGCAATGCCCGATCCTCCATAACCACCGCCTAAAGATGTAATTGTTGAGAATGATGAATTTGTGCCGTTCGCACCTGCAAGGTTTGTTGATGCAGCTGCACCAGCACCACCTGCACCAATTGTTACTGTTAATGATACACCAGGAGATACTGCAAAACCAGCTGCAGTTTTAAAACCACCAGCACCACCGCCACCACCAAGCCAAGCACCACCGCCACCACCACCAGCAACGACAAGATATTCAATTGCGTTTGCTGTTGGTATTGATGGATTAGATATACTTGTGCTATTAAAAACCTTAGCACTAAGTTTTTCTGTGCTGTGCGTTTTTACCACCATTAACTAATCTCCGAACCAAACAAGTTGAAACTTAGATTTGCAGTACCTGCATATACTGTAACTATATCAGTACTAGCTAGTGTGATACCAATTGTTAAACTGATACTATCGTAAGATGGAATAGCACCATTGTATGCAATATAGTGTTTTGGATCCAATGTTGCACCTGCTGGTCGTATTGCAATTCTATAAAAATCATTACTAGCCGATTGATTACAAATAGTAATAGTTGAAGCTATTGCACTTGTTGCTGCTGGCACCGTATAAAGTGTTGTTGCTGTTGTTGCCAGCGGGTTTGATTGTCCTAAAACTTTGTATGTGATTGCCATGTTCTTTCCTTATCCACCCATTAATAAAAATGGGCTTAATGTTTCAGCTGAAGATACTGTAACTGCTAATTCACGCACTTGAATATCAACACCAGTGGCAGGCGCAGTTGCAAATACTACGTTTGCACCAGATACTGTGTAGTCTGTAGTTGGTCTCTGTAAAATACCGTTTTCTGCAACAAGTAAATTGTTTACATTTACACCAGAGGTTACTGTAAAGTTTGTTGCAGTATTGTTGCCTGTATATGTTCTATATATTAAACTACTAGAACTTATATTTGTACCTGATAATGTTGTGACTTCAATGTATGCTGTGTTTGGTGGAACAGAATCAAATGTTAAAATGTTTCCTGATAAACTATAAGAAGTTTTAGGTTGCATCACACCTTGTACAGAAACAAAGATTATGTTTTCACTGTCTGGTGTTGTTGACAAAGTGAATGCTGAATTTGAACCATCGCCAGTAAACACATCAACAAAACCTGTTAATGTTGCAGTAGAACTGGTGTTTGCTTTATTGTAAGCCGCATTTGCTTGCGCTCTTGCCCAAGTGTCTGCACCACCGGCAGTATTGGCTGCTATGAAAGCTGCGTTAGCTGTATTGTATGCGTTGTTGGCTTGATTTCTAACCCACGGATCCGTTGCATTGTTAGCTGCATTGAAGGCTGCGTTAGCAGTTACAAAGGCACCGTTAGCGAATGATGCAGCTGAGTTTGCTTTATCGAAAGCACCATTAGCAAATGATGCTGTGGTATTCTGAGAGGCATAAGAAGCATTAGCGGTTACAAAGGCACTGTTAGCAAATAATGCACCAGAATTGGCTGTTATGTAAGATGCGTTAGCAAATCCAGCAGTTGTATTTTGTGCTGTATATGATGCATTAGCAGTTATAAAAGCTGCATTAGCAAATGTTGCTGTGGTATTTTGTGCAATATAAGACGCATTGGCTCTTAGAAATGCACCGTTTGCAAATGAGTTGGTTACACCTATTGATGTTGCAATTGTTGTGCTAAAGTTGGCATCGTTACCTAACGCAGTTGCCAATTCATTTAATGTATCTAACGTTGTTGGCGCAGAGTTTACAAGATTTGCAATTGCATTACCAACATAAGTTGTTGTTGCATATCCAGCAGAAGCATGATTGCCCCAAGCATATGCTGCATTGGCTGTTATGAAGGCACCATTAGCAAATGATGCACCAGAATTGGCTGCATTGTATGCTGCGTTTGCTTGTGTTCTTACCCAAGTATCTGTTGAGTTATTGGCCGCATTAAAGGCAGCATTAGCAGTTATGAAGGCACCATTAGCAAAACTGCCAGCACTATTGGCCTTATCATATGCATTATTAGCTTGAGTTCTTACCCAACTATCAGTAGAATTATTGGCTTGTAAGAAGGCAGCATTTGCTGTTGCATATGCGGAGTTTGCTCTAACAAAAGCAGAATTGGAGTTGTCTGTAACAACAGGAACATTACTTAATAATTCACGTACTTGAATTATTGTTCCATTTGCTGGAGTATCCACAAAAGTAATAGTATTTCCTGTTACACTATAATCTGTTAGTGGATTTTGTGTAATACCATTATCAAAAACAAGTATACTATTTGCAGTTGTGTTAGATGAAATTGAAAATGTATTCGTGTTACCATCACCAGTAAAATTTCTGGTTATATAATAAACTGAAGCTGTATTACTGGCTGTAATAATTGTACTGTATGCTAAGTTTGCGGTAACGAAAGCTGCATTGGCTGTACTTCTTGCATATGCATCTGCACTGCCGGTGTTGGCTGCATTAAAGGCTGCGTTAGCAGTTACAAAGGCACTGTTAGCAAATGATGCCGTGGTGTTTTGTGATGTGTAAGATGCATTAGCAGTTATGAAGGCACCGTTAGCGAATGATGCTGTAGTATTCTGAGATGCATAAGAAGCATTAGCTGTTACAAATGCAGCATTAGCAAAACCTGCCGTGATATTCTGTGCAACATATGATGCATTAGCAGTTACAAAAGCACCATTAGCAAATGATGCAGTAGTATTTTGTGCTGTATAGGATGCATTAGCTGTTACAAAAGATGCATTGGCCAATCCGGCCGTTATATTTTGAGATACATAAACTGCATTTGCTGTTGTATAAGATGCATTAGCAAATCCAGCAGTTATATTTTGTGATGTGTAAGAAGCATTAGCAGTTACAAAAGCACCATTAGCAAATGATGCTGCTGAGTTTGCAACTATAAAGGATGCATTTGCAAAACTGGCTGCTGAGTTGGCAACAACAAATGCACCATTGGCAAAACTAGAACCAGTATTTGCAACTCCGTAACTAGAATTCGCACGGTCAAATGCACCATTAGCGAATGAAGCAGCTGCATTGGCGCCAACAAAAGCACCATTAGCAAATGAACCTGCATTGTTTGCCTGTACAAAAGCACCGTTAGCAAAACTGGCCGCTGAGTTAGCTGCCGTGTATGCTGTGTTTGCTTGTGTTCTGACCCAAGTATCGGTGGAATTATTGGCCGCATTAAAGGCTGCATTTGCCTTATCGAAGGCACCATTAGCAAATACAGCGGCTGAATTGGAGGTTATGAAAGATGCATTTGCAAAATTACCGGATGAATTGGCTGCAGCAAATGCATTATTAGCCTGACCTCTTACCCAAGTATCAGTAGAGTTATTGGCTGCATTAAAGGCTGCATTGGCCGTTGAATATGATGAATTGGCTCTGTTAAATGCTGAATTGGAATTATCAGTAACAACAGGAACATTACTTAATAATTCACGTACTTGAATTATTGTTCCATTTGCTGGAGTATCCACAAAGATGATTGTGTTTCCTGTTACACTATAGTCCGTTATTGGATTCTGTGTAATACCATTATCAAAAACAAGAATACTATTCGCAGATGTATTGGATGAAATTGAAAAGTTGTTTGTGTTACCATCACCAATAAAATTTCTGGTGATATAATACAATGCCGCTGTATTACTGGCTGTAATAATTGTACTGTATGCTAAATTGGCTGTACTAAAAGCCGCATTTGCTTGTGCTCTCGCAAAAGTGTCCGCACCACCAGATGTATTTGCTTGTGCATAGGCTGCATTAGCATGGTTAAAAGCCAAACTAGATATTGTTACACCGGTATTGGCTTGTGTAAATGCACCATTAGCAAATGATGCTGCCGCATTGGCTGTTACAAAAGATGAATTAGCAAAACTAGAACCTGAATTTGCCGTAGTATAACTGGAGTTTGCTCTATCAAATGCACCATTAGCAAATGAACCAGCACTTGTTGCTTTACTATCAGCTGTATTGGATGTTGTGAATGCTCCGTTAGCAAAACTTGCTGCTGAGTTAGCAGTTACAAATGCACCATTAGCAAAACTGCCAGCACTATTGGCTTTATCGTATGAATTATTAGCCTGACCTCTTACCCAAGTATCTGTTGAATTATTAGCCTGTGCGTAGGCCGCATTAGCACGGTCAAAGGCTGCATTAGAAAAGATTGCAGTAGTGTTTTGTGAAAGATATGATGCATTAGCGGTTACAAAGGACGCATTGGCAAACGATGCTGATGAATTAGCCGTATCAAATGCATTATTAGCCTGACTTCTTACCCACGTATCAGTAGAATTATTTGCCTGTGCATAAGCAGCATTGGCTCTATCGAAAGATGCATTAGCAAATATAGATGTTGAGTTGGCAACTACAAAAGAACCATTGGCAAACGAAGCTGCCGAGTTGGCCTTATCGTATGCCGTGTTAGCTTGTGTTCTTACCCATGTATCGGTGGAACTATTGTTGGCCTGCAAAAAGGCCGCATTAGCAGTTGCATACGCTGCATTGGCAGTGTTTGATGCATATGGATCTACGGCACCACCGCCAGTGATAGTTGTTATCTCAACATTGGCACCATTTTCAAATGTGGTATCAAAGTAAACTACATTACCTGTAACAGTATATGTACTTCTTAATTGAGTAATACCATCGACTACCGCAATTATATAGTTTTCACTTGATGGTGTTGTACTTAAATTAAATGTTGATGTTGCACCATTAGCGGTGAACGCATCGGAATAAACTGATACTGGTGATGCAGTAAAGTTTCCACCAGTATTTGCTTGTGCATAGGCTGCGTTGGCCCTAGCAAAAGCCGCATTGGCAAAAGAGGCTGCTGAGTTAGCAGTTACAAATGCACCATTAGCAAATGAACCAGCTAACCTTACATCCTTCTTATCTTGATTGCCAATGTAAGTAAATTCCATGTTATGTTATTTCCAATAGACTCACAATAACATCAGCTGCTGAAGCATTACTTGTTGAGACTTTTAGTATATCATTGGCTCTCATTACTAATTTTTGTTCACCACCAATAGTAATTAAAGAATTACCTGGATCAATTGGTGCCATCTTAACCATATAATAGTCCGACCCACCAGAAGTTAAAATGACGTTTGCGGTTATTGATGTGTTTAGTATGTTTGCTATAGTCATGCCAATGACTGTCGTTGATACATTGGCACCAGCTGTATAGATTGCTGTAGGTGATGTTCCGACTGCTGCTTGTAGTTGATTTTTAAAAGTATTTGCCATTTAAATTTCCTTATCCTTTATTTATTCATCAACTAAAGGCGATAGTGAAAGCAACAATGTCTGAGTTAGTGTCTAGTGCTGTTGTTCCTGTATTAGCTTTGGTATAAGCTGCATTAGCATGAGTGAACGCCGCATTAGCAAACGATGCAGTTGTATTTTGTGCTGCATATGCAGCGTTGGCACGGTCAAACGCAGGACCAGGGTCATTTCCACCTGATACCGATGCATTGATTGTGATTGTTTTTGTGGTTGTATTTGTGCTGATGGTAACATTATTACCAGCAATGAAAGACAAGGTGTCCGAACCACTTCCCGCAAATATTAGGGAGCTGTTTGAGTTGATTGTGTCAAACGAAAATTGGTTGGAGATGTATGAAGTTCCACCAAGACTGTTTTTATAAAACAGTTTTCCATCGGCGTAGTTAAGAGCGACCTCACCAAATGCAAGACCTGATGGTGTGTTTCCTGTTACGCCTGATTTTTTTAACTGTATTGCTGTGTTTGACATTTACTTAAAACGATCCGCCATCCTTGAGTTCGCCATCAGCACCAACTAAACTTGTTATAGCAGTTGGTACCACTTCTTTATTCAGCTGTTCTTCAATTTTTTTTCGCTTGGCAGGAGGTAGTTGTAAGTATTCAATCTTTTCAGTTAATAATTTAATCGTATCATCTAAATTACTTTTTTCAGTTTCATGTTTCTGAATCAACAGTTTAACATTCTTTTCATTTTCTTGATTAATGCCATCAATCTTTCCAGTATTTTCGGAATTAATAGAGTTGATTCTATTCTCAAGTTCTGTACGAACTCTATTAGTTTCTTCTCTGGCTCGAATCAATTCACCTTTAAACGTTTCAACATGTGTTGCTTGATTTTTAACACTTTCATAGTCTCTAAACTTTGTGTTTAATTCTTCAAGTTCAACACGATGTTTATTGGTCAATTCATTAATGTCGGTACTTTGTTTAGAAACAAGTTTTTCGGTTTCGGCTAACTTGTTTTTTAAATCTTGTATAACATTATTTTCATTTGATGCATTGGTTTGTTCCAATTGTTCAATTAATGTTTGTAATTCATTATTGGATTTTGCCAATGCTTCAATTTTTTCACTCTGTTCTTTTACAACCTCATCAGTAATTTTTTGATTCGCTTGCATTGAAACATTTCGGACAACACAATCTGTCATTGTTGCCGTTAATGTTTCAATATAATAATTTAAATACTTTTCATTTGCCATATCAAACTCCTATCATAAAAAAAATCTATTACATTATATAGTCAGCTTAGAATTGACCTCCATCCAAAGCGGATGACCAAATAGGAACACCTGCATTGGTTACTGTAAGAATTTGATTAGACCATGTTTGGTCGGATGAACCTGCAGCAGCAGTAACAGCTAGTGCATTTGAACCATCGCCGTATACGATACCCTTTGATGTAAATGTAGAAGCACCAGTACCGCCTTGTGTTACAGTCAGACCAGAAATATCAGCAGCAGTCGCAGCACTTACACGGCCGTATGCATCAACAGTCAATGATGTGATTGTTTTAGCAGCACCTAGTGTACCAGTCAATGCATACGTTACGTTAGCGATTGCTTGAATTGCACCGTTGCCATTACCAACCAACATTCTACCAGCGGTGAATGTCGATGCACCTGTACCGCCTTGTGGAACTGATAGACCAGAAATTTCTTGTTGTGTGAATCCTGTTACACGACCATATACGTCTGTTGTAATGTTGTTAACTGTGTTTGATGTTGCAACGTTTACGTTTACAACAGAAACGTTTGCTTGTGATACTAGACCACCTGTGCCGTTACCAAGAACAACCTGACCTGCGTTGAATGTACTTTGTCCTGTACCACCTTGGCCAACTGTTAGACCAGAAATCTGACTGAATGTTGCAGCGGTTGTTCTACCATATGCATCAACAGTTACAGAAGTAATGGTGTTATTTTGTGCGCCAGTACCTGTTTCGGTATATGTACTATTAGCAAGTAGTTTTAATGAGTTTGAACCATCACCAACAAGGATAGAACCAGCAGTGAATGAACTTGCGCCAGTACCACCATTAGATACTGTTAGGTCATCAGTTAATGTTAATGATTTTAGTGATGTTGCACCAGCAACTGTTAGTGTACCAACTTGTAATACTGTTGTGTTTGCCCATGCAGCAACTAAGTTTGATTTCAAGTTTGCTTGGCGGAAGGTTCCTGATGAAACGTTGATTACGTTACTTGATGGATCACCTGTATAATTGTCGAATAGGTAATATGCACCATCACCAGCATGACGAATCAAACCAGCAGAACGAGCCGTACCATCATTGTATGAACCAACAAAACCAATATCAACTGCATCGCCTGCATTATTTGCCGCAAGAACAATCAATGCATCTTCAGTTGACAATGTTGTTACATCATATTTTGTAACATCACCTAAAACAGCAAGATTACCGCTGATGGTAATATTACCATCAATCGTTTGATTCATTGATGCAGTATTTGAACGAACAACTGTAGTGTCTACACTAAAAGAAACTGCATTGTCTGTTACTACTGATGTGATGCCTTCACCACCAATGAAGGTCAATGTGTTATTTGCAAGGTGTACTGTATCTGTACCAGTATCACCAGCAATACTCAATGCTGTGGCGATACTTGTATTAGCAATGGACATGATACGACCATTTGCAGCAACAGTAACAACTGGTATGTTAGATGTACCACCATAAACACCAGCGGTTAGACCAGCAATAGTGTTAAGTGATGCACTTAATGTTGCATTTGCAGTACCATTAAACAACTGTGCAGAAGCAGTAATGTCACCACCAGTAACATTAATAAATCTGTCTGTTTGAAATTGTGTTGCAGAGTTTGCGTTACCTGAGAAAGCGCCAGTACTTAATACGCCGCCATCAGAGAAACTAATACTTCTGACGTTTGCGTGGCCTAAGAAAACGTTACCAGATGCGTCACGTTTAACTATGGTGCTTACAGTATTTGAACTGGTAGCTGCATCAATCTGTGAGGTATAGTATTGACCACCAACATTAACAACACCTGTACCAGATGGTGAACCAATGAAAATGGTATTTGAAAGGTATGAATAACCAAGTTCACCGGCTTGTAGGCTTACTGGTGTGCCTAACGTGGTGGAACGCTTGATTAGAATTGAGGTGTTTCCGATGGCCATTATTATTATCCTTTTTGATTAGTTGGATTTAAATCCTATATCTATTTATGAAAAATTGCCTGCATCAATTATACTAATTGCATTAGCAATGTACTCCGGTCCGCCTATACTAACAATATTATTGCTCCACAACTGAGTTTCTACATTTAATGTGGTACTACCAATAAAAAGAGTGTTGGAAACAAAAGAAAATGCTAATTCTCCGTCAGCCAAATTACTTGGTGCCGTATTTGCGTAAGAACGCAGTATTTGAATTGTTGTATTTGATCCTGCCATAACTTATCTCAAAAGAAACCCATATCAACACCCTGGAATGCCAAATAAGTTATAGAGTTTGCCACTGCTCGTTGAATTGCTTCTTCTGGAATTACACCAGCAATGGTTTGTACTGGTGTAAGACCACCAACTGGTGATACAACAAGCGCAATAGGATTAGGATTTGCTGCTGTCGGCGCAGCTGAAAATGAAAGCGCACCAGTTGTTGCTTCGGCTTTAATGACTGTACCATCCAAGTCAATAGTGTTACCACTTAGGTAAAGACTTCGGAACTTTCTTGTTCTGCTACCAAGGTCGAATGTTCTTGACTCTGTTGGTATTAAATTACCATGAATTGGTGTATCGGTACCAAGGCCTTTGGCACTAAATGTTTTTGTCTCTGAGTTATAAATTATCACATCACCGGTGTTTGCACCAGTTAATGATAAGTCTGTTAAACTTCTGAGTGTTTGTGTACCGTAAGATAGAGTTTTGACCCTTGATTTTTGTCCTTCTATTCTTACCCTAACGGTTGCTGGTTGTCTAACTGTTACTGTTGGCATGATGTTCCTTTAAAATACAGTAACTTGAGGTAACACGTTCACAATTCCTTCTAAGACTCTCGTAACATTGTTAGAAGAATCTTTTATAACAACATCATATACATATCTACCAGCAGAAATATTTGCTGTGTTTGCATATGGTAAAGACATAACCATGATACCTTCAGTTGGATCATTGATGGTTATAACAAATTGCGCTGTTGTGTTACTTGAATAATAAGATTTTTTCATCACAGCTTTAATTTGGCAATTAACTAATTGAAAAGGTGTACCGTCAGCCTCATCCAATGCTACTGATGTGTTGAAGCTTGAACCTTGTTCTAAAAATAATTCTTGATAACCTGCTGGCATTTTTTAACCCCTTTAGAGGTATTTATCAGTTATTCGGTTCGCATCCAAACATATAATGGATCAATGTCTGGTGTTGTATTGGCTGTGCCAAAGGCTGTGTTGGTAACTGCTACCCAGGTACCAAAACCAAACAATGTATTCGGATTAGCACTGTTCAATCCGTTCATGTAAATTGAACCAATCGGATAACCAGTGGTTAATGTATTTATTGTGGTAGGAATAGAAGGTTTATCTGATAAATCAAAGTAAGAACCTGATGTGGCCACTGAAGCTAAACCTGCAACAGCTGATGCATTAATTAAAATTGCGATATTGTTTGCTGAAGTAAGTCTACCTCTGTTATCAACGGTGAATCTTGGCACAAAAGATTGTGACCCATATGAACCAGCCGTTACACCTGTTATAGTTAGTCTAGCTGATGGTAAAAAACCTGCGTTTATATTAGCTGCATCTGTTGTGTCTGTTGTTGCTGATGTGGCCAAACCAGTAACTTGTGCAGATGATATTGATATTGTAACGTTAGCTGCTGATGTAATTCTACCATAAGAATCTACTACAAATCTTGAGTATGCGGAACCAGCTGAGGAACCATATGTACCAATTGTTACTGCTGTTGTTGGTAATCTGGCCGCAGGTAACGTACCTGATGTAATGTTATCAGCAACTGTAGTATCCGTGGTTGCTGATGCAACAAAGGTTGGATAACCAGTAATCTGTGAAGTTGCAATTTGAATTGCAGTGTTAACCACACTAGTAATTCTGCCTTTTGCATCTACGTTAAATTTTGGAACAGAACTTGCTGTACCATAACCTGTTGCAGATACGCCAGTATTAATGAATCTAGCATCAACAAATGTACCAGATGTTACTTGACTTGTAGTTATTGCAACAGCCTGTTGTGACGCTGATGTAATTCTACCTTGAGCATCAGTAACTATTGTTGGTATTTGTGTGGCATCACCATAAGTACCAGCAGTGACTGCTGTGTTTGCCAGTACTGATGGCGTTATCTTTGTTGTCATTTAATCTGTCCTTTTAATACTTCAATTTCTGCTTTAAGTTCTTTAATTGCTTCAATCAAAACACCAACAATGTTACCATAAGATACTGACATAAACTCATCATCACTTGCGGCTTCCATAACAACTTCAGGTAATACTTCTTTCATTTCTTGTGCAATAACACCAACACCTTTTGTGCCAGAATCAATTCTTTCATAAGTAACACCACGCATTTTTGATACAGTGTCTAAAGCATTTGTAATTGTTTCGACATTTGTTTTTAATCTTGCATCAGAGTAAGCAGTAACGTTGTTTCTAAACACTGCATTACCAACAGTATCTAATGTCATTCTATATGTATTTAAACCATCGGACCATCCACCAATTCTAAAGACGTTATCATTGTCCAGTCCCATATTAATCGCAAATGAACCTGGTCTATGAAACGACATGGTGGCGTGGTTTGTACCTATATTACCATTATTACCATAAACAACCAACGTACCCGCTTGACTAGCTGTACCTGTAGGAGATCCAGACTTATGATTGCGTGTTCCTGTAATATCAAAAGTATCACTTGTATTTAATACATCTGCACCATTAACAACCAAACCTTGGCCATTTAAATAATATTTCGTACCATCATTAAAAAGATATCTATTTTGGGCACTATTTAAATAAAGAACACCAGTTGTACCACCAGTTCTATATGCGGTGATATCACCCGAAAGTGCCAATGTAACCTTACCTGTACCCGATACTGTAGTCTCACCAGTAAATGCTGCTCCGGCTAGTTTTGCCAAACCTGTAGGTAGTCTTGCATCTGCCAATGTTCCGGATGAAATATTGCTTGCGTTGGTTGTATCGGTAATAGTTGGGAAATCCGATATCTGTGATTTTGTAATAGAAATTTGTGAATCACCTGCAGCTGTCAGTCTACCTTTTGCATCAACAGTAAAGGTTCCAACTTTAGCGGCACCACCATATGAACCAGCTGACACTGCTGTTGATGGTAATCGAGCGTCAGGCAATGTACCTTTGTCGATGTTACCAGCACTTGTAGTATCAATCGTTGCTGAGTTTGCCAATGTTGGGAAGTCCGACACCTGAGATTTGGTGATAGAAATAGTAACGTTCGATACGGCAGTAACTCTACCTTTGCCATCAACTTTAACTTGAGCAATTTTTGATGCGGCGCCATATGTGTATGCATTTGCATCTGGACCAGCATCAATTAATTGACTGTCTGCAATAGTACCAGTAATTTTTGTATTTGCAAGACTTGTTATCCAAGATGGATTAGCATAAGAACTACTTGAATACAATCCATTTGTTACTGTGCCTGCATTACCTGTAATACTTGATGTTAATGTGTACCCAGCATTTGCAAGATTGTTTACGAATGCTGTTGTAGCAAAATGTGTGTTTGATGTAGTAATTGGCATAGTAAGGCCATCAACACGACCTGTAAATGTACCACCAATCTTCGGCATCTTTCTAGTTTCTAGGTTGTCAATCGCATCTTGAATAGTTGCACCAGACATATCACCAGATACAGGACCGTAAACAATATTGTTTGCAAAATACTCATACACCGCATAACCATCGACCTCAACCAATATTTTATCACCTGTTACTGGTGCGCTTGTGAACTGTATAATTGAATTTGAAGTGAATGCATTATATTCAGATTCTAATTGACGCACACCGTTAATGTATGTTCTCAGTTGTGTACCAACACTAAATGTTGGTGTAGTAAATTTGGTTGTAAGGCTATCACCAGTATATGATAAACGTGATGATGAAATTCTAGAACCTGGTTGTGTACCACCTCCACCACCTGTACCACCGGTGACCCAAGAATATCCACCTGATCCATCTGTACCCAAAACTTTTCCTGCGGCACCTGAACCTGCTGCAGCAGTGACAGTCAAACCAAATAATGATGCGTAGGATGATGTTCCTGTACCACCTTGGCCAACCTGTAGTGGTGTTGTTAGTGATATTGCAGCAAAGGTTGGTGAACCTGTTGTGGTTAGGTCTTGTGATGTGCTAATTGACAATGTGTTGCCAGTACCATTATCATTTGTGGCAAATATAACAATACCATTGTTACTCTTTAGTGTAATACCAGCAACATTTGCAGTAACAAAACCTGTTGTTCCTTTAATTGTTGCAACAGTCGTATTAGCTTTATCAAATGCTGCATTGGCCTGTGCAAATGCTGGTGCAACCTGAGGTGCCACATTGTTTGCGGATTCATATGCAGCATTTGCATGTCTGAACGCAGCATTAGCAAAAGATGCAGTTGTATTTTGTGAAGTGTAAGATGAATTGGCTCTTACAAATGCTGCGTTTGCAAACTTATCTGATGAATCAATTCGACCTTGTAAGAATGTATTTGCAGTTGTAATTTTAGTATTCAACGTATTGGCTGCTGTGGAAGAAGCGGCCTGTGCGGCTGTTTGGTCTAATGCATCACTAACATATTGATCCGTTATTATTCTATAATAATTGCCGTTAGTTACATTTAATATATCAAAGTTTTTATTTGTTTCGTTCCAACGAAGACTTGCATTTGCACCAGTAACACCTCTATTAATATCAATTGAACTAATTAATCCTTCATTTGATCCTGCGTTCAAGGTAAATACATTTGAGTTGTATATTGTTGTGCCATTAATAACAAAATTACCACCAACCGATAGTTGTCCTACAGTTTGTAAATTATTAACAAACACTGATGCGTTATTAGCATCAATTTTTTGTGTCACACTCATTGTTGCAGTGTTTACAGAAATGTTTGATTGTAATCTATTTGTAAATGTATTACCTGTTACATTTAATAATGGTGTATATACAATACTATTTGCTTCTAATCTATTTGCAAATGCTGTTGTTGATACACTTAAAATTTGCGTGTTAACGGATGTATTTGCCTGTACTTGGTCAATCAATGCACGCTGAGTCACAGATAAAGTTTCTGTATTGGCTGATGTATTGGCTTGTAAAGTATTGGTATGAGTTTTACCTGTTACAGCTATAGCTGCAGTGGTAATTAATGTGTTCGCAATTAAATTTTTTGTCCAACTGGTGTTAACAACACTTGAGTTGGATGTATTCATTGACGAATTTGCTTGCAAAAACTGAGTTAATGTGGTGCCCTCAACGTCTATTGAAGGTGTGTAGATATGTAAGTTTGCTGTAAGATAATCACCAAAAGAATTTATTGAATGTAAAGTTGGTGTGGTTATATTTGCAGATGCAAAAAACGAAGTTGAGTTTGTATTTCCAACAGTTACAATATTATTTTGTAAATAAACTGTGTTTGCATAAAATAAATTTGCGTATGCGGTATTTGTACTATACTGGTCAACTGTATAGATTGCAATATTTGCAGACAATGTATTGGTGGTTATTACATTAGATGCAATTATATTTGAAGAACTAATAAATGAATTGGCTAATAAGTTCTTTGTATAAACTGTACCTGTTATTGATGCATTTGCTGTATTAACGGATGAATTTGCCTGCACTCTATTTGCATATAGTGTATGTACAATAGATGCATTTGCTGTATTAACGGATGAATTTGCTTGTAATAAATTACCATAGATACCGGTTGTTGCGGAGAATGATGCCGCATTAACAATCGTATTGGCCTGAATTTCTGTTGTTGTTATGGAAGTATTTGCTTGTAAACGGCTGGTGTATATACTACTGTTTGCACTGATAACATCAGTAACAATTTGATTGTTTGATTGTAATTTACTGGTGTATGTTGTACCAGTTACAGAGAGTGTGGATGTGTTAACTTTTTGACGAGCTTCTAGAATATTTAAATCTAAGTTTCCACCAACATACAAATCACCAGCAACTCTGGCATTGTTGGCCACTTTTAAACCAAAACCTGAACCCAACACATTCAATACGTTTGCAATGTTTGCACTGCCTGATGTAGATAAACTCAATTCAGTATTTGTAAATAGTCCTTGGCGTTGTACAGTCAAATCATTCTGTATTGTTGCAGAAGAACCAACACCTTGTACACTCAAAACTTTTTGTATAATAACATTACCATTTGACTGTAATGCGTTTAGTGTTCCTTCGGAAAGATAAATTGTACCCGAATCTTTTACATAATTATCTTTGGCCAATACATTATTCTCAGCAATCAATGCACTGGTTGCAGTCAACCAATGTCCGAATGTATTGGCATAACTTAATGTGGTAACTGTATTAGCCATTTTAACCTTTTTCTAATAGTTTTAGTAACAAACTTTTAATTTCTGTCATGTCTTGTTTCATTTCTGTGATATCAGACTTTACTTTATTTATTTCTTCTTTTTGAGACTCCATACCACGGCGTCTAGCTAGATAGTCATCTAGTCCTGTTTTATCTTGGTTGATAATGGCGCCACTCCTAGGATCTCTCACTAATTTGGTGCCTTTTACTCTCAGTAAGTTCATAATCAGAATGTGGTGTTAGTATTTGGAGGTAAAGCAATAGTTCTCACATCAGACAAATATGGAACAAGAGTTTTGTCTGTGGTTGTCAACACAATTTTGATTGCAAATTGACTGAATGTGTAGTATGTTTGGCCATTGGTACTTAGATAAGAAATAAAACCTTGGTCTTTACCTGAGTTGCCTGGAGCAAAAGTATACTCACGTACATCACTTCTTGATTGTGAATATGTTCCATCAGAACTATTTGTTTTTGTCATTAGTTGCCAGTAACCATCATCAAAAGCTTGTGTATCATTTCTACTTAAAACTTTATAGTAAACATTGATATCGGTACCAACTGGACGATATGCAGAGAGGTAAACACTCAAGTCGCCAGAATCAAAACCACCATCCAATACAACTTTTTTGGTTAAGTATCGTGTTTCTGCTGGACCACCTTTAACAGAAGTTTCACCAGCAATTGTTGCGGTTGCGCCTGTTCCAGGTGTATTGTTTGCATCAAGTATAGTAACAGTTGGTGTCTCAATGTAACCAGAACCAGGTGATGTAATATAAATGTGGTCAATTACTCCACTAACCACATTGGCCGTTGCATATGCTTGTTCACCATTCTTACCAGTCGGTGAAGAAATTGTAACAGAGGTACATGAAGCATTATAACCACTACCACCATTTGTAATTGAAATTAAACTGTTAGACAATTCACAATTGTTAATATCATATTGGATTGCAAACAAAGAAGTACCTGCATCAGAAATGATAGGTGATACCGCATCGTCTGTAGACTCCAAATAACCATACATTGAGAATGATGTTGTGGAGTTTGATTTAAGTATTCTTTCACCTTTATTGTCATTCAAATAAATGTGTTCATACATTGTTGTACCATATTTACCTGGATTAATATTAACCTCAGGTGTTTCTGTGCCACTCTGTAATGTGGCTGCATATGTGTATGTAATTGTTGTTGAAGGCGGAATAAAATCTGTTGTAGACAAGTTAAACGCATCAACTAACACATCATCATTCGTGGTTAGAACAACATTGTTTACCATTGTATTTGCATTTGTAAAATAATCAATGTTATTTTCTATCAATCCTCTTTGTGGTAATTTTTTAGGCACAATCATTCTGATTGATGGTGTCTTTGTTGTGTCAAACTTGGCACGTTCAACTGTAAACATTAAACTTTGGTTTTGATCCGCTGTCCATGTCTGAGCATTTTGAGAGATGAACAATGCACCAACATATGGAGCACTGTTGATTTTTGTAATTGAACTTGGATATGGATCAGTTGCAAGATTCTTCACCGATGAAGGTAGTGCTGTATCACCATTCGCAGCGGTATATAAAGTATATTCATTTGAAGATGATTTCAAAATCATTGCGTACAAACTACCCGATTGGATATACACAGGTGAATCAAAGACGAATTCTGTGTATGTGGTTTCATCCAAGTATTGTGGAGATTCTGACACATTAATTTTATATGCAGGTAAAGTAATAATAGAATTGTCTAGTGTAGAGCCATTTGGATAACCATTTAATGTTCCAACAATAGACAATGTTACTGGTGCTGCATCACTTGTTGGTTTAGTTTTAAAGAAAACCTTAACTGAAGAAATGTATGCACCATTGGCAAAATTATCTCCATCAATAATAAATGTTTGAGCCACAGGATCATAAGGTGAATACCACACACTGCGAGAAGTATTATTCTTGGTGAATGCTGGTAAAACCAAATCTCGTTTATTAACTTGTGTGAATACATCTTTTGCACCAGAAGGTGATGCACCAAAGTCTATGTTTTGTTTGTTAGTTTGTAGGCCAGACGCATAGAATGTGCCTTCTGCAAACGTTGTTACTGTTTCTTCATTTCCATTGAAACGATTGTCTATACGAAACACCCTTGAACCGCTGTGAAATGTATTTCCAGGTACAGTAAATATACCAAAAACACTACCTTCCTCATTTGTTTGTAATTTTCCAATAGAATATACATCATTTACTGAACATGAAATTGCTGTAGTTAAAGTTATAACTTTCGTTGTGCCATTGTATCCTGTAACTATTGCTGATTGGCCTTGACCTGATCCAGCAGTTATGTATAATGTACTACCAATATAATCTGTACTGGTTGATGAAGCTAAAGTTGACAAGGTAAGTGTTGTTGTACTACTAACAGTTTGTATTAATCCACCGTTGTGTGTTTGACTACTGAATGTTCCTTGTGCTGTACTAGTTTGATAAACACCTTCTGCATTAAAGAAAGCATTTTGTAATGCATTTCCATTATGGTATGTTGTTGTCTTACCATCAGCGGCTACATACAATCTCATATTATTAGAACCTGGATAATCATATGTGCCGATAATAATACCTGTTGGTACAAATGTTCCTGATGTATAGTAACCCACAATATCACCTGAATTAAATGTACCTACCACATTTGTTAATTCAATTGTGTTTCCTTTTCTCAAATAATTGTCAACTAAAATTGTATCAAAGAAACTATGTACTTCAGTTTTGTATAACAAACCAGTGGATGCAACTACAATTTCTTGTGGTCTTATCCAAGGAAGAATACTAATGTCGTTGATGTAACCATTGTTTAATGAATATGTATTGTCTACTTGACTATATGCACCCATTAAATTGTTTTGAGATTGATTCTGTGTAGTTTGGTATGTTGATGTAACAGTTGTATCTGTTATATTTTCTGTGTAACCAACGTTTCTACCATAAGGACCATCAAATCTACCATGATTTTCATGGTTGACTGCAAATGAATTTGTGCTTGTTGATTGTGATAGTAATGTTGTTGTGCCTGAAACGGTCTGCCAATCACCAGAAACTAATGTGTTGATTGTGTTTGAACTTTGCCATATGTGTAGATTAGGATCAACAATCAAAAGTGATGGTGAGTATGTGGTATCTACCCAATTGTCTACATTAGGTGATAAAGAAATTAATCCTTTTGCGTTTGTAACGGAGAAAGGATTAAGGTTGACCGTTCTACTTGCCAACTTTTGAGCAATAATATTTGTTGTTGTGTAAGGCAGAGAAAAATAGTTTGTATAACCACTAGATGTTCTTCCAAAATTAAATGCTGAAATTGCACTTGCGGTTGGTCTACCCATGTTATAGGCCAGAGCTAAGTTCTTTAACGGGAAATTTTGAACAGTTTGTTTAGCTGTCATCTGTTTTGTTCTACGATTGATGGATGCTTTGAAATCGGCTGTGCCTGCATCTGCAGCTGCAAAGCTAGAAAAATCATCCACCATAATACCATTTTTAAATCTATTCAATCCATATGCGTCAGAAATTTGTAATGAATTTGCATTTTGTTCTAAAGAATTCATCGCAGTATAGTATTCGATACGGTTAATTCTAGTATCTAAACCAGCAATATCTGACATTGTATATCGGCGGTGTTGTGGTACTTCAACAGACAAGTCGGATAGACCTGATGTTAATTCTGTTGGTACGTAACCTGTATATGGTTTGTGTGATATATTAGCCAAAATTAATGAACCATCTGGTTCATTAGGCATCAAAGGGTTTATTGAAGGTGAACCTTCTATGATTTGAATCGATTTATCTTTAGTGATAATCAATTTATCTTTACGACCAAGATAGTAAGAGTAATCACAAATAAAGGTTGTTAAATCCGCAGGTTGTAATGTACCCAATCTTGTTGAAGATGGATTTGAATAACGATATACAAAATTTACTTGTGCATTTAATCTTGCAGGCCTAAAATCTATACAGTCTCTTAACGCATAAGAATAACCATGTTTACTAATGTATACTGGTATTTCTCTGTAATCTTCTGGTGAACTGGAATTGTCTACGTAGGACATTTTACTAAAATATCCATCACCGCCAGTATGTTTATAGTAATCTAAGATAACAAGAATATTACCAGCAGGTTTGTCTGCACCTGGTTTCAAACTTATAGATGCGTGGTCATAATAACTATCTCTTTGGCCATTATCAAATGTATAACGGTTTGTCACATCATAAGATGCATTTGTTAACATGGCCACAGTTGGCAATATACTTGTCTTTGTATCTATAATTTTTAATACACGTTTAACATCAGACAAATATAATGATTGTTGACCTGAAGAAAGAACTCCTGCTGATTTAATGTAAACATGTCCTTTTGAATCTACAGAATCGTCAACGTATGTGTTTGTATTTACCTGTGTAACATATCCTGATGTGTTACTGGATACAGCGGTTGTGTTTCCTGTAACTAGATTTTTAATTCTTAACACATGGCTTGTATTTGTTCCATCAACAACAAATATTTTTGCAATAATTGTTGCAGTAAATGCTGTCAAATCTGAAGTTAATGTTGCAAAGTTGGCAACAGAACCATCGCCATTTAATGTAACACTTCTACCATTAATAGTCCAAGGTATTACTTGGCCGTTTGATATAGTACTGTTGGATTGTTTATCTGTAACAAGTATAGTATAGCATTGTTCAACAACATCACCAGATAAGGTTGTACCTTCGTTACCTAGATGTTTAAGTACACCCGCATAACTTCCAGTAAATGATAACTGAGCCGATAGTGTACTACCAGATACGTTAAATGCCACACCTTTTAATTCTTGGTAGGTTGTGTATGATGGTGAAGCAATACCTGAAACATATGGGTTACCTATCGGGTAAATCATTTCAGGTATATTTGGATTCAGGAACTCGGCATCACCTGTGGCTAAATTTCCTATCTTACCTGTGTTATCAATTTTAGCACTTGAATATATTGTTTTTGGATATGTACCATCACTGTTCGTAAACACCATAGACTCAACATCTGGTGTATCAAAATTCAAAACATAAACTGAAGAACTATCCGGTGTAACACTCCACGATTGACTTACTGTTGCAGCTCGTGTTGTGCCGTTATAGTTGGAGATTGTCCTAGTTTCACCAGCATTTGTACCTTTGGTGATTGTAACATCAACACCAACATAAGCACCATCGACACTAGAGGATTTACCATTTACATTTGGTAAAATTATTGATGTTGCATTTGCTGAAATTACATTTGATGAAATAGATTTATTAACAATATCATACACATGTGCTTTATAAACATATGTGCTTGCATCACTATTGGACGGACTACTTTGAAATTGTAGGCCACGGATGTATGCTGTTGCAACCAATGTTGAATTGTAAGTTGTTGCATTTGCGGTATTGATACTGGTATTTGCAACACAATGGAAGTCTACTGTGTTTGCGGTTGTAACTGGAAAGGTAGTTGTACCTGAACCAGCAACATTACTAACCAAGAAATAACTACCATAGTCTATGAAAGATGGTTCATTATTTTGTGAAGCGATTGTTCTTGCACGGTTGGAAATGATATTGATTGGTGATGGATTCTCAACACGATATCCATGTACATAAGCCAAACCTTTACCAACATTTAAAGTATATTTGGATGAATCATCTTCGTATGTTTTTGGTGTAAGTTTAAAATCATTGATGATATAATCACCATTGGTTTCGTAATCACGTTTTGCAAAATAATCATCAATGGTCGCATAAACAGAACCATCAACCATTTTATATACACTGCCATCTTCGATACGAACCAACTCAATGAACAATGAGTCATCACCAAAATATAATGGTCTAGATGATAATTGTAAATTGATTACATATCGGTCTGCACCTGGAGCCTGATAGTTGGATGCACCAACTGCTGGATCCAATAATGAATTATCATTTGCATAATCATAAATTGTTTCGGTAATTTCCAAACCAACACGTTTTGATGGAGTGTTACCATACTTGTCGAGAATAACGGTTTGTGGAACAACTTGCACAAAGTTACCTAGTACATAGAAAACACCTTGCGAAACAGATGCAATTGATGATGCACCAACTGCACCACTAGGCATGGCCTGACACGTTAGGTTTGAATCTGCATCATAGATTATATCATTATCGGCAAAATGTGTACCTGTTTTGTATGATACAACTAACGTTATTGGGTCACCTTCACCTGCGGTACCTGTTGCAACTGCTGTCGTTAATACTCTTGCAACAACTGTGCCTGTTGCATTTCTAATTAGTTTGTCTTGAAACTGTTCAATATCAATTGTGATACTTTGATATGTGGACTGAACTTTAATATATTGTACATCAAAATTGGTTGTAACCTGGCCACCTGTAACAGGAGAATTTTGTTTAAAAATGTTGTCCGCAAAACTGGTGATTTGATTTTGTAATATTGTTTGTGCTTGTGTTAATTCTCTTGCTTGTACAGCAACACCGGGTTTAAACAATATGCGATGGAAGTTTTTTGTTCCATCGAAATCGTCATAATATGGATCAACGTTAAAATTTAAAGCCATTTTTTTCCCTTAGAAACCTAATACGAATCTGAATTGTTCTATGCCATCAGTACTTCTTTGAACACCGGATCTATTCTGTACATAAATCATATAACCAGAATGAACTGCAAAATTTGGAGTACTGTATGACAATAATGTTCTTGTTGTCTTTGAATCTTGTCCAAATATTGGACTGTTATTTGCTGGAGTGCCTGTTGTATTTATCAGCTTAATTAAATTGGAACCACCATCAAAACTTAAAACGTTTGCATAAAATGATGGATTGGCCAAAGTACCTTGATATACAAACTCATCAGGTGTGTATCCTGCATCTGAACCTGGAGCCACGACAATGTTTGTTGTCGTGCTGTAGATAATGCCATTGGCTGGAGTTGGATTATATTGTTTTGTAGTTGGATTTACCAATATACCAACTTGGTGATAATCTATATCTGTTGGCACAAAACCATTTTCATCACCATCAAACTCAGCGGTCAACATAACATGTTCGCAACCTAATTCAGAAATAGGATCAAAACCGTGGCCACCAATTGGTGATGTTGCCCATGTAACGTTGGCATTACTACCTATTGCGGAAGTTACTGCAATATTGGCATAGGTATAGTTACTACCTGGATTTACCACAATAATATCTCTAACTGAACCACCATTCACCAATGATTGCACGTTTGCGGATGCGCTTGCACCTGTGCCGTCACCTGTGATAGTAACATACACGACCGCATTGACCGTGTCGTATCCTGACCCACCATTTATGACGTTGATAACATCTATACTACCCGCACCTGCACTGGTAACTAATGGATTAGGAGTGTTTGACCCTATTTGCACAGGCATCCACTCTTTGTCCATAAACTTAAGTTTTAGGCCAGTGTCGATGGTGTACATAAATTTCCATTTGTAACCATCGTCACCTTGGAAGATTCTATTAGCTGAGTATGTACCAGGTTCAAAATACGGTTCTCTTGTTGATGCGCCAGCGTTGTTGTTCCATAAACACTTGAACACTTGGTCGTATTTGTTTTTGACGTAGAATGTTTTGGTTATAAAACCGTTTGCATCTTTGACCAACATATCAACATCGTCACGGAAATAATCATATACTATACCTGTAGTCCAATTCACTCGTTGGATGACTGGTGAAATATCACTGGTCTTAATTTTTTTTGCAACAAAGATGTTCTTTTGAATTTGTTTCATTGACTTCAAGTCACCTGTTGGTGTAACAGGATTATTATTGTCTGCCCATGGAGTTGGCTTGGCCAAGAAACAATAGTAAGAATGAATTGGTATTGTAATTGCAGGCGGTACTACTGCAACTGGTGCATAATACAAAAGGTCTATTTGAGAAACCTTTGATGCGCTTGTGAGTATATTTTTATTTGCCATGGTTTATTTATTATGCTCGAGTGATAGCTACAAAAGTATTTTGTGTTGTTCCATCAACACACATATATCTTGCTAAAATAGTTGATGTTGCTGGTATCGAATATGTTGTTGCATTAATTGTTGAGTTTAATGCAGAAACACCGTGTGTAAACACTTGGCTGGTAGCTGCAGTATTTGTAATCCACGCAACAACTTCTTTACCTGTTAATAAATTAGATAACGTTACTACCAATCCTGCAGCAGTCTGAGCTCGCACCATTGATTGTGTTGACATGTTAATTGTAATTGCAGTCTGAGCACTAGCTAAAACTGTCGGTGTATGAACGAAACCGTTTTTTGGTTCAACATAACCAGTGATGATTAGGTCACCAGCAAATGTGCCACTTGTATTTGCTAATGCGTTGTTTGCTTTGGTGAATGCTGAATTAGCAAATGTTGCTGTGGTATTTTGTGCTGTATAAGAGGCATTGGCTCTTAAGAAAGCACCGTTTGCAAATGTTGCAGTAGTATTTTGTGAATCATATGATGCATTAGCCGTTACAAATGCACCATTAGCAAAAGATGCAGCACTGTTGGCTTGTATATAACCAGAGTTCGCTCTTGTGAAGGCACCGTTAGCAAAATTGCCAGCAGAATTTGCAACACTGGATGGTGTATTTGCCTGTAAGAAAGCCGCCTGTGCAAATGCATCAGACAATTGAAAAATTTGTTCTAGTGTGTATGAATTGGTGCTGCCTGCTTCCAAGTTCACACCAACAAAAATTGTATTTGCTTTGTTGGTTGTTGTACTACCCTGTGTTAATTGCGAAATTTTTACTGTTGACATTGTTTACCCCAATAGGATTGAATTTTCATCTTCTGTTATTAATGTATCACCACTTTCTGTGGCAAGTTCTGGCATATATGGTACTCCAGCTGAACCATATAATTCAATTTGACTTGATGATACGGTACTGTTTGCAATGAAGGTTCTTTTCACAGCCATATAAGAATTTGTCGTTGAGGTTAAATTAGTTGACAAATATATTTTTTTGTTTATATAATCAACTGTATTAACTACCTTACTTGAATTATTATCAACAAGAACAATGTCACCACGATAAACAATATCTCTTATTGGATAATTTGGATCACTATAGTTTCCATTGTTCATCAAGTCATACAGACCGGTTAAAGATGTAATATTTAGTACGTTTGAACCAGAGTTACCTGTTACCACGGCAACGTTTGCATAGGTCAGCCAAACATTACTTGCAAGTGTAACTATACTTGTTTCATTGTTAACTGAAACAATTTCCGAATATACATTTGGTCCATTTTTAGTTTTAATAAGAATGTGTGTATTTGGAGTAAATATTTGCTGTAAGTTTGCACCATTTGTTTGATTGATTTTAATTTTGTTATTACTTTTATTCGTAAAATCTGTTACAATTGTTACCACATTTTCTACATTCATATTAATATAATAAGACCATGGTTTACCTAGATACATTGCTTCATAAACATGTGAACTTATATTATTGTTTGATTTTAAACCATAACGTCCTAACACATTTGTTCCTACAGGATGTAACAGACCTAAAAGAACTTCTCTGTATTTTGAAATCTCTTTATCAACTGTAATCAAATAGGTAAAGTTATTGTACTTATCGTCCTGCATAATGTCGAATGAACTTGGTTGTCCTTGTGAGGTCAAATACTGACCATCACCAATGACCAGTCCATTTAAGAATGTTGCGTTTGCTTTTGCTGAACCGTCACCATATGAAATGTAACCTTGTTTGTTATAGTTTCTGGTGTATACTGTTCTATTGCCTGATGCATCAAAGTAACTATATGATTTTTCAAATTGCGGAAATGCCGAGTTGGCCATCTTGAGATTGATGTTTCTATCTTCACCTAATATCTTCAATGTTAAATTTGGATTTGGATTTGCATTGTAGTTAAACACTTGTAGATTGTACAGTGACAATTGTGTGTTTGCATCTGGAGCCAATAACGATACTGAATTAACTCTGGCGGTATATGTTGATAGGTTGATTGTCGGACCTTGATAGATGACCTCACCTTTACGTGGTAGATTTTCAATCGCAACGTTTGACACAACAATATCTTGTATCTTTAATGATACGCCTGGTTGTGATGAGTAATCTTCGCCATAATTTTGTATGCCAATTGTAGTAACTGAACCAACTCGGTCAACAACTAAAGAGAAGTCAGCACCAGTGCCTAGTATTCCAGGTACTGTTAAGATTGCACCAGATGCTCGTGCGTTTGCTGATTGTACACTTACTGAGGGTAGAAATTCATTTTTGTAACCTGTTCCACCTAATGTATAGAGTGGAAATGGATTGGCTGGATTATAAAAATAAGATACTCCTGTTATGGTACCGTTCGCACCAACGCTGGTAACGTTTGCGTATGCACCTCGACCAGAACCTCCACTGAAAACTATTCTATCGTTTGCTTGATACCAACCTCCACCATTAATGATTTGAATTGGTGCAAGTATACCAAGCGGTGCAATATCAGAACGTAAGGCTGAATAAACATCAAATTCATCTTCAGTTTTTATAGTAGATATAACTTCTACTTCAGGCACAGTAGAAATACCGCCGCCACCATTGTCAACAATCATACTGAATATTGAACTTGTCTCTAATGAACCAAAAGAAAGTGCATCAATCAATCTTGTGTTTGCATTTGCACTTGCCATGTTTGCAAAAAAGAAATTACTATTGCTAATTAAAACATTACTTTTGAATCCAATAACATCAGTTGTAATGTAACCAACATTTGCTCTTGCATTACCAGGTGAAGATGCTGTTGTTATAACTGCACCACTAGCCAAAGCATTAGATGATTGTACTGTTGCGGTAAGACTGACAACAGCCTGTGCATTTACAGAAGGTACATATTTAATACCTGTAATTGAACCGTTTGCACTAACACTAGTAACATAAGCAAAGGCCGCATTAGCATAATTCACTCTATCATTTATTCTATAACCTGAACCGCCATTAACAATAGTGTAAGATGGTGGTAAGAAATTAGACAAAGCATATACGTTTGCTCTAGCACCTCCACCACCAATCACTGTAACAACGGTGTTTGGTTTTAAAGTATAACCAAAACCACCATTAACAACATTGATACGTTGTAGAGAACCTCTTGTTGTTTCTGAAACAATAGCAGATGCACCAACACCAGTCGTGTCATCATCCATACCATCATAAACAACAACAGGATCACCTGGTTGGTATAAAGAACCACGTTTAACGGAGTTTATTTTAATTTGACTGATTTGACCTACAATTTTTGCTGTAAGTATTTGACCGTTAAACAACACATCTTGATTGTTTGAATCAACTATCTTAACAAATTCTCCAGACTCAAACAGACGTTCAATATCTGAGATAAAGATTTCAGTTTTATCACCAACCAATACTGCGGCTTCAATTGTTGCAATAGATTTTGATTCTAAACCAAACACTCTTAAGTTTTTGGTGTTTAAAAAATTACGGTTACTTGATGCAAGTTTTAAACTCTTTGAAACATACCATGTACCAGCTGATGCTTTGAATACGGCTTCTTTGGTATTAAATACTTCAAAATCGGAATTGAAAAGAACACGAAAAAGAAACTCATACGATGCCGGTGTACCTTTGGTTTTATATAACTGTCTGGCAACTTTAACCGTTTCTTCTTTGCTTAATAGAGTATCTTTTGGAAAGAAAGGTAAAAAATCATTCGTAAAGTAATCTAAAAATTCTTCTGTTGTTGTATCAATATCTTTATATGATAACAAATTCTGAGTTCTTTCCGATACCTTTCCCGTTTCTTCCATCCATTCATAGTATGCCTTAATGAATGTGTGAAAGTTTATATATTGGTCATTGTCACGAATGTGCTCAGGTAACTGGTCTTTAACCAGTAAAGAGGTTAGTTGGCCGTTTTCTATCATGTTGTTTTAGCTGTTACATTAACAATGATTGATTGTGGATCATATTCATCAAGCGTTATGATTCTATTATAAGATGATGAAATGATAGTTGATGTTGGTGTTACTGTCATCGTCAATTGTCCCAATTCATTATCAACTATAATTGGTGCAAAGGAATTTAATGTAATAATGCCAGATTTATAATCAACCGTACCAATGTTTCCATCAAATACAGTCTTCACATTTAATGTATCATTAAAATAAGTTCTTAAAGTACCATATTTACCTTCAAGTGCCACTGTTGCTGCACCTAATGTACCTGTTGTATCATTTGATTTGTTTGTGATTGTTACTATTGCTGAAGTATACCCTACACCTTTTGTCAAAACATTTATTTGTTTGATAATACCATTGACCACCACAGCTTCTGCCGTTGCGCCACTACCATCACCTAAAACTGTAACTGTAGGAGGATACTCATATCCAAAACCAGGATTTGTAACTGTGATTGATTCTACACCGCCTGTAGAAGAAGGCACTTCTTCAATGTTAAGGCCTTGAATTGTTTGAGCCAAGTTTAACGGGTTTCTATAAACAACTGTTGGTGTACTTAAAATACCACTTAAAAACATACCTTTTTTCAGTTCTGTACCATAATAAAGTTTGTATGTTGTTGGTGTACTTAGATTTGGAAAGAATTTTTTCTGTAGTTTAATAGAAATTTCATTCGTAATAATAGATGCATCGGCCGCATTAATTCTGTTGTTAAAATCTGATGCTTTAAAAGTGGAATTAAATGTGTTTAATGTTGATAATGAATAAGAATATATCACACTTCTAACAGCCGCTTTGATTTGTGCAGCTGATGCGGTAGTTTTCTTAGGATCATACAATACGTTTGCTGTAATTTGAACGTAAGTATAATCTGGATCAACAATTGTTGGTTCAACTGTCATTATTGAAATTGGTTTCAATACATCTTTGATGAGTTTTGCTTTTTGATTTTGTGTTATTGTGTAACCACCAGTTGGTTTCATACAAACAAATACACGACCATAAACAGGAGGATCGTTCTGTTGGCCACCCCAAACGTTTACTGCATCAAATGAATAACCTAATTGATTTTGTTGAATTGCTGTAATGTAATCATCTTTGGTGACGGCACGATTTTGTGCGGCATATGATTTTGGTGCTTGTAATTTAATAGAATCAATTGTTTCTCTTGATGAACCTTGTGATGCTGAAGTGATAGGTGTAACAACTGTGTTACTATAACCAGCAATAGTGTTCATTATTACGAAATTGTTTGCGCCAGCACCACTTAAACCTTGAGTGGTAACATAAGAAACTTTAACAATATTACCATTCTTCAATGCTTTACCTAATATTCCATTACCAAAATAGATTTCGAAGTAACCGTTCAAACCTTCTTGTAAGAAGTATACCGCAGAACTATTATTCAATGTTAAATAATCAGATGCTGAACTAAATGTTGTTAGGTAATTGTTTGATGAAGATTCTTGCACTGCAACCAACAGTGTGGTTGTATCAATATTTGTGTCTGGTAACTTAAATAATGACTTGGTATTTGTACCAACATCTACTAAAAAAGAATATACTTGTGAACTGCCTTGTTTTAATGTGATTTCATTAAACTGTGCAACACCATTAACTACATTAACTGTGTGTGAATCTGTGTTCACAAAATTATAATTGATACCATCAATAGCTTCAGATAGAAAGCTCGTATATTTTGGCAGTGTCAATGAAGCATCAGTCACCTGATTTACTCTCAAATTAATTGTGGCTGAAGGCGCAATCGCAGATTGTGGAATGTAATTTAATAATTTTGCTTGAGAAACAACAGAGTTTCTTTGTAGAGCTGTGTCTAAAAACATTTCATTCGCAACCATATTCAAATAGTAGGCATTATATTGTGTATTGTATGCCAGTATATCTAAAAGGGTGGAAATTGCAGAACCTTCATAATTATAATCATTAAGGACGCCATTGTCCTTCATGTAGTTTTTTAAACTGTCTTTGATTGAACCGAAATCTAGTTCGGTTATGTTGAAATTTGAATTAGCACCTGCCATTTTATCTGTTTCTCTCTAAAAAAACTGTTACAGTAGTTGGTTGTGTTGCATTTGATATATAAAAAGTTAGTGTAACATCATAAGCATTTCTGTCAATGTATGGTGTCACTACTACATTTTTCATATTTACCCTAGGTTCATAGTTTGCAATTGCAACTGAAATTTCTTTTTCTAAAGCCGCAGCTGTAACACTGGAGATATTTTCAAATAAAAGGGTGTCTATATTAGATCCAAAATCTGGATTCCATAGTTTTTCAAACTTTTTTGTTAATAATATGTTTCTCAAAGAACGGATGATGGCTTGATTATCATAACTTAAAGCGATATCATTCAACACAGGCCTCTTTGCGAGTGTGAAATCTATATCGGAGTATAGTTTTTGTATAGTTTGTGAGGTTGCCATCTTTTATTTATGTCTAGGAGTAAAACGCTTTTTTGTATTTTCGAAGCTGTGGGAGAAAATTCTTAGGCCGGAACGCAAAAATTCGAAATTTCGGCAATTATGCAATTCTTGACTTGGCCTTCTCGGTACCAATTAAATTATTAACTAAGTATTTTTCAGTTTCACCCATATTGTTCAATCTCTTAGTTTTATTGTATCCGTCAACAAACCTTTTAACATTATTGTAAAAATCAATATCAGCTACTTTTCTCTGATTCATAAAGTTCTTAATATTGTTCATTTGTGTATTTAATGTTGTCAATTGTTGACTTGTGAGATTTGATGTTGCTGTGGTTACTGTTGTGGAGTATCCAGTTTCTGGATCAATCGTTGTTGATGTTGTTATGGTCACACTATTTGCAAATTGTTGTTTATATGTTAACAGAGTATTGTTATTTGCAATCAATTGTGGTTCAATCATCAAACTAGTGAAACTACCCATAATTGGTGCATTGTTTGTTACCGCATCAGTTTGATAAGTAATATACATTGCGGTTCTACCCGCACTCATAGCTAAATCCATATATGGACTGAGTGTATCTAAACCATCATATTCTGTTAATCCAGATTGTTTACTGGTGTGTGTCAAAAATGCCATTGCATTACTCATTAATTCAGTGGATGAGGTTTTGACATTGGCCATATTATTTACACCATTGCCTGTGTTTGCAAGTTGATATATTGCATTTGCATTTGTATAAATTAACATGGTTATAGATTGCATTGGGTTTTGGTAGTAACCACCATAATCATTATTTGCAATATCTTGTGCTTGCCAAGATGTAATGAAAGGTGGCATTGTGTCCATATGTTCTTTTGTGTCGATGGACAATTCTTGTATATGACCATTAGGATCATCAAATCCGTAACCAAATGAATGAAAAATTCCTGCTGCGTTTGCCACTGCTACCATATTATACTCCTGCGAATGGTGTCATTGGCATTGTAGTTGGTGTACCATTATTACCATTGCCGTGGATGTGTGTATTGAATATTGATGTATTAATTTTATCTGACATTAAAACCGCATCCATCACACTAATTTTTGCCAAAGCAAAGTTCGCCATGGCTGCATTTACTGAAACAACAGCATTCACTGATGTGAGTGCATTGATTTGACCAGGAACTGCAATTGGTGATGCTGGTGTAGGGAATCCAGCAGACACACCGCCTGATGTTGTGAATCCATCAACTCCAGCGTAAACTCCTGTACCGGCTGTAACCCTAGATTCAGCATTAATCATATCTGCGTGAATTGAACCACCAACATTTAAATCAGATGCTATAGATATGTGGTCAGCTGCACCGAGATACATTGTTCCGCCAAAATTTTCATCAGCTGTAATTCTCACATCACTATCACCCAATATATCTATTTCTCCAATAGCTCTGATGTTTGTGTCACCTTTAACTTGTAGGTTGTAATTGCCACCAACCTGTACATTCATATCTTGCAGTACATTTAGGTTGCAATTACCTCCAATTTCAATATTACAATCACCACCAATCAATATATTTTTATTTGAGACAATAATTGTGAATCCGTTGCCATAAACTTTATGTACTTCATCACCGTTTGGATGCATTTCAATAAATGTACCCGTTCTATGTGATAAACGTATACGTTCTCTGGTTGGAGTGTCATCCATTTCAAATTTATGTCCAGCTTCAGTTTGTTGAACATTGTTATATGGATAAACAGGTTGATAATATGTATTTGCGGCAGATTCAGGTTCTGTCCACAAATTATCAGCTGGCGGAGAATTAATGTCTGTAGTGTCTGTCATGGTTTATGGTGTGGATTTTTTTAAATCTTTAGGTTCAAGGCTTTTAGCAACACTGTCTGTTGTTGGTAATGATGCACTATAATTAGCAATGGTTTTATTTGCAGCTTTTACTTCTGCGGCTGAAACAGGTACCATTAAACCAACGGTCGCAGCACCTGCAATCGCAACAGCACCAGCAGCTGCAGTACCAGCCAATTTTACTGTAGTAACAGTTTCATTTATAAGTGATTTTGTTGATTTAATCAAATCAGAAAAACCACTATCTTCTCCACCAGCTGTGAGTTCTTTGAAGAAGTCTGTCATAACATTTTTCACGAGTTTTAAGAATTTTGCTAAACATTGAGCCAACATTTTTAAGAATCTTGCTGGTAATGATAAAATCCATTGAATTATGGCTCTAATTTTTGTGATATATGCCAACACATACTTTTCAAAATTAATAACATCTTTTAAAAATTTCTGTACAGTCTTCAACCAACGAGCTGCTTCTTTTAGTTTGGCCGCAATCGCTGCAAATATACCAGATTTGTCTGATAAACCTAAAGCTTTCAATATTGCACGAATTTGTTCTCTAATTGCTTGTGCAGTTGCTTTGATAAACTTTTTCAAGTATATATTTTTTCTCATATCATCAATGAAACTACAAACATGGGTTAATTTTTTATTGTTGTTACCCACACTTGTTCCATCAACCACACTTCTTGCACACATAGGTGTAGTTGGTGTTCCTGGTACTCGACCATCATTTTCTGCTCCAAGTGGTGGTTTTAAGTTTGCATTACCTACGATGGGTAAATCACCTGAAGATGGTCCTGTTGGTTCCACATTTGTGATAGTACTTTGACCTGGTGTAAATATTTCTGCTGTTGCCATATTATATCTCTTGTGTTGTTTGGTCTGGTTCTTTTTCTAAACCAGGTAATACACCCATCATTACTGGTGCTTGACCGGAATCTCCATCCATGAAGAAACCTACAATCCATTCATCTAACATAGGTGCTGAAAAAGATTTTGAATTATTGATTGGATACATCGGCAAAGCCCAAGGTAAATCTTCCGTTGGTAAATCTATCTTATTATCTGTATGCCAACCAAAAATTCTAACTTTGCATCGACCTAGACCTAATGGATCACCCCTGAATTCATTGATACCGACCCACCAAATAAATCCATCTTTACCTATAAAATTATTATTCATTCACTGCTCCCAAATATGATTGGTCTGGATATTTCAATTTTGTATTTTCTTTTGCTAATTCCAAAACAGTTTGATATGTACCTTGTGTTTGTATAATATGCCTAACAGCAGTTACAAGATATATGCCAGAAAAATATTCATCTTTTTCTCTTGTGGCTGCTGTCGGTGTGCCTTCCATACCTAAAGAATATAACAAGATGTTAACTGTTCTTCCTGCTGTTATACTACTGTCTCCAGGTATTATTGCCTTCATCACCGTGTAATTTGACAAGGCAATTTGTGCGGTTCTATTAGGCACGTATGTCTCTATGTATATGTCTTTGGCCACACCATCCGGTTTTTGACTTATATATTCTTGGTCGATTTGATTTGCATTACTAAATGCCAGTTTCAAAGAACTTTCATACATCTGTGTTTGGTGTTTACCGAATCTATTGACTGCTGAACCTGATTGTGTATATCCCAATTCATCTTTACTAAAATTTGTAACTGTCTTTGTTCTTTTAATTGGATCAATTGAAATTAACCTGTTGGCATACATACCAGAATTTGTTGCTTCTAAGGTGTCATATGTTTTTATGAATTCATAATCTAGAATGTTAAACATATTTTCAGCTCTGTTACTATAATTCAAGTCTGATGGTTGATATTTGTATGTTGCATAAGGAGTATCCGCAAACATTGATTGTATTGACTGAAAGTAAAATCCATCGTTTGTTTCATAGAATAACATATCTGCGCCGCCATTAATATCTGGCCTTGCGTATGTTGATAACCAACTTATTGCTTCAAATGGTTTCAATCTAGGTATAACAAAATCATAAACACCATATGTTTGTTGTATGTATTTGACTTTTTTAGGATTAACTTTTAATCCATTGAATTCATCCAAAAGTAAACTACTTACAATATCGGATATTACCGTTCCTTTGAAAGATTTTGAAACCTTCAGTTGTTCAGACAAAAACAATTCTTCCGATGAAAAATACATTGTAAAAAATTCAGAGTTTTTATTGCCAGCTGGTTTTCTGTTACCGACCTTATATAATCTATATTTTCTTGAATTTTTATATTCTGCTGATTGTTTTTTTGATTTTCCGTAGATAATCTCAATAAATTCTGAACCATCTAATCTGAGTTTTTCAATAATACCAACAGCATCACGTAAAACAACATTACCAGAACAAGCAAAAGAGTATATGTCTTCGAAAAAAGACAACTCAACAACTAGGTGTTTTAATTTAAAGGTGTCGCCATAATCGGTAATAATATCCACTGCTTCCAAGTTGAAGTCTTGTGCATATCTTGGTCCGCCAGCTGGTGCGCTATTATCTTCAGCCATATTACTTCATCAATTCCAAAAATTGCGACTCTAGTTTATCCGCATATGCTTTATTTAATATTTTTATATTTCTTTTTGACTCGTTTAAAGAATTTTCATATTCATAATTTGTAACTACACTTTTTACAACATTTACTCTAATTGTTTCTGAACCCAATGTATATGTTGTTGTCGTACTAGATTGCAAGCTGTTATAAACTTCTTGTGAAATTGTTTCGGTATCAACAGTTGTTGTGTTTGTGTTTATATTTGTTTTTGTGGTAATTCTTTCATAATGATGTGTAGAATTTAAATTACCAGTATTATATTTGTTTAAAATATATTTTTGAAATTTATTTGAATTTAATGGCCAGTCCCATTGTGGATCATTTAATTGGTTACAATATAAAACAATCCAAAAACGATTAACATCTCCATAATATTTGTAAGCAATAATTTCAGGAGTATCACCGTCTTGTACATCATAATTATAATAAACTAGAGCATTATTTAATACACTTGGTATTACACTTGCTCTTGCCATTAAATTTGTATAGATTGTGGTAACATTGTTTTTGTCCACATATCTTATTTTTGGTAAAGAATTAAAGTATTGCATTAGTATCCTGCCTCGATTGATGCTCTGTCAACCAAGATAATTTCTTTAAATGTGATGTTCACAATACTTTGTACCGGTGCACCATCTGTATGTGCTGTCCATCCATTTGGTGCATAGTTTACATCAATTGATTCAATTACACATTTTTGTAATCTTGGGAGATTTGTATTTGTTTTGCCTTGGAAACGAAAATCAATGTTAAAATAAGCGGGTGGCACCCAAAACATACCTGCAAAAGCAGTTGATGCAGCTGGCGCAGCCCACTTTCTAAACATTTTTATAATTTGTTTAACATCTTCAGCTTCTCTTGCTGAATATGGTGTAAATGTGAATGACATATCAAATGTTCTGAAGTCGATACCTTGAAACAACATTTGTTTTTGGGGATTAAAAACGTAACCAGCTTTGTTCAATATAACTTTTGATGCATCGTTGTTTACCACATCTGTAAATTTACTAACAACCCTACCCAAAAGTGGTATTGCACCGGCAGCTGATGCTAATGTTGTACTATCATCATAAGATGCACCAGAACTCAAAGAGAAATTTTCTGGCATGTATAAAGATATGTAACCGACTGGTGTTCCTTTTTTCTCACTAAAAAAGTTTGTGACACCAGCAATTTTTCCAGCTAAACTATCAAGTGCTCCAAAACCTGCGTTTAATGTGCCGGTTGCGGCTCCTCTAGGATCATCAACAACTTTTGTTACGCCGTCTGAAACGGTTGATGTGAAACTACTCCATGTGCTGCTTAATGAATCGGCCGAGATACCGTTAATTGCATCTAGACCTTCGCCAGCGGCATCAAATCCCATGTCTACAAAATCTCTATTCAAAACATATATACCTTCTAAACCAATTTCTTTCACTTCTTCGATTGTAAAGAATACTGAATGTGATTTCGTAGAACTACCTAAGTCTCTTGGATATTGTACAAAGTCCAGTCCTCCACTTTCATACAATGATCCAAGTGGACCGCCTAGTAATCCACCTGGTATATTAATCCCGCCAATTGATGTTGGTATTGAAATAAGTGCCATCGTTTTGTTTTCTGAAAGAGTGATATATAGTATTTATGGCATATTCAGGAACGTTTCGACCCTCAAATCCCCAAAAATACATGGGAGACCACAAAAACATTATATATCGCTCATCATGGGAATGTCGAGTGATGAATTGGCTCGACAAAAATCCAAGTATTGTGTCTTGGGCCTCAGAAGAATTAATAATTCCATACAAATCACCAGTTGATAATCGTATGCACCGATACTTTCCAGACTTTGTTGTTAAAGTTAAAGACAAAAATGGGCAAACAAGAACGATGATGCTTGAAGTAAAACCAAAATATCAAACAATGGAACCAGAAAAAAAGAAACGTGTTACGAAACAATACATACAAGAGGTTGTCACATGGGGTGTCAATCAAGCCAAATGGAAGGCTGCAACAGAATATTGTTTGGATAGAGGTTGGGAGTTCAAGTTAATAACGGAAGACCATCTTGGACTGTAACTAAATATCCAATGACGACAAAATCCATACTCACCACATTATCAGAAGAAAAGATAGCGGCTCAATATCCAACGATGAGCCGTGAATCTTTGCGTTGGTTGTTGCAAAAAGTTGCAGCGCTTAGAAATCCAACACGTTTATCTGTTCCAATTACAAAAGAACAAAATAGATGGACAAGACCAGGAGACAGACAGAAATTTTTAATGGGTGGTATGTATTATTTTGTGTATGATCCAAAAGGTAAGGCAGATTTACCATATTATGACAGATTTCCACTGGTATTGCCACTTAAAAGACAATCAGATGGGTTTATTGGGTTAAATCTACATTATTTGCCGTTAAAGTATAGGGTTCTTTTCCTGCGTAAGTTATTGAATTTCGCAATCTATGATGAGAATGATGAAATAAAGCGAATCCGTATCACCTATCAAATCCTGGAGGCTTCTTCCAGGTTAAAAGAATTCAGACCTTGCATCAAACACTACCTATACAGTCATATAAAATCCAGAATTCTGGCTGTAGAACCTAACGAATGGGATATTGCAACATATTTACCAATTCATCAGTTCAAAAAGGCAAAACCACAAGAAGTCTGGAAAGATTCGGTCCAAGAAATAAGGAATTCTTAAATGGCACGCACACTCAACGATTTTAAATCAAGTTTTTCTGGTGATTTGGCTAGAACCAGTAGGTTCGATGTTGAAATACCTCTACCATTAACTTTGGTTCCATATATAAAGTCTGCTCGTAGACTCAATTACAGATGTGAGGTTGCAAATTTACCTGGCAGAACATTTGCAACCACGGATCAAAAGACTTATGGTCCAGTAGAAAAACATCCATATCTTACAACATACAATGATATTGATTTGACATTCATTGTTGATGATGACATGCAACAGAGATTGCTTTTTGATGGTTGGTTGAATTACATCAATCCAACATACAATTACAATATGCGTTACAAAGAAAATTACGCAACAACTTTGACAATCAATCAATACAACGTTTCAAATGAAAAAACATATACCGTCAGTTTGATGGATGCATATCCAGTTTCTATGAATCAGTTGGATTTAGATTGGAACGGAGATGGATATCATAAACTGACAGTAACATTTGCATACACATATTGGAAAAATTTGTCTCTACAAGCTTTCGGTATGGACCTTTTGGATGCAGGTTTAGATTCTATTGCAAGTGGAATAGGTGGATTAGGTGGTTCTATTGGAAATGCTGTTTCAAGTGGATTTAGTGGCATAGCAGATTCAATATCATCACCAATAAATTTTAATGAATGAACTAAGGAGTTATTATGGCTTTACCAAAACTTGAAGTGCCAACATATGAACTGGAATTACCACTTTCTAAAAAGAAAATTAAATACAGACCGTATTTAGTCAAAGAACAAAAGGCCTTGATGATGGCCTTAGAATCTTCTGATGCAAAAACAATTCAACATAATGTCAGAGAAATTTTGACTGTATGTACTTTGTCTAAAGATGTAGACATTGATGAATTGCCGATTGTAGATATTGAATATTATTTCCTACAGTTGAGAGCAAAATCGGTCAGTGAAATCTCTGAATCAAAGTACCGTTGCAACAATGAAGTCGATGATAAAGTCTGTGGCAACATTATGGAAGCCAAGATTGATTTGACTGAAATACAACCAGTACAAGAAGAATATGTGGATCCGGAAATTAAATTGACCGACACAATCACCATCAAGATGAAATATCCACCATTTAAGTTGGTTAAAGATTCTATTGATATGGATAACATCACAGAAGTTACCTTCAATATGTTGGCACAGTCAATTGAATATGTTTATGATGGCGAACAATTTCACTATGCAAAAGAAGTTCCTGTGCAAGAATTGGTTGAGTTTATCGAACAATTGAACCAAGAACAGTTTGAGAAACTGGAGAAATTCTTTAATAGTATTCCTAAACTATCTAAGAAAATTGATATGACTTGTTCCAAATGTGGTTTCGAACACCACTTGGATGTGGAAGGGCTCGAAAGTTTTTTCGGCTAATACTTTGTTATGATGATTTAAAAAATTACTACAAGACTAACTTTTCTTTGATGCAACACCATAAGTATAGTCTTACCGAACTTGAAAATATGATACCTTGGGAACGAGATATCTATGTCGCCATGTTGATTCAATATTTGGAAGAAGAAAACCAAAAACTAAAAGAACGACAAAGAAATAAATGAAGTTATTCGGAAATAAAAAAGAAGGCACAGGCGATAAATCGTCAAGCCCTGTTGCGTCTGAAAAAACTAAACAATCGGCTGGATTTTTAAAAAGGTCTGTCAATAAAATTGGTGATATTCTGCACAAAAAATTTGGTTCAACAGAAAAGATAACTGACACCGATTCAATGTCTAACGCCGAATATCTCGGTGAAATTTATAAATTGATGGTGCAAAACAGTGTTGATATAAAATTAGAACGTGAACAACAGGTTAACTTTAGAGAGGAAGAAGATTCTGAGGAACAAAAAAGACACTCTGAAATAGTCAAGGCCTTGACTATACGTAGAAGACCGAAACCTAAAGCAGTTATACGCCGTGAGAAGAAGGCAGAAGAAAAGGCCAAAGAACCGCCTAAGAAAACTGGTGAACCACCTAAGAAACCAGCAGAGCCATCTAAACCAGCTGAACCTGCAAAGAAACCAGCAGAGCCATCTAAACCAGCTGAACCTGCAAAGAAACCAGCAGAGCCAGCTAAACCAGCTGAAAAAGCCAAAAGAGAAGTTGATGACGGAGTTAAAAAAGCTGCTGAAGAAAAGGCTAAAAAAGATGCTCAAGAGGCAGCCAAAAAAGCTGCTGAAACCAAAGCCAAAAAAGAAGCTGAGGAAAAGGCTAAGAAAGCTGCTGAAGAAAAGGCTAAGAAAGCTGCTGAGGAAAAGGCTAAGAAAGAAACAGCAGAAAAATTAAAGAAAGAGGAACAAGAAAAATTAAAACGTGAGGCTGCGGAGAAAGCTAAATCTGAAAAATTAAAGAAAGATGCAGAACCGGTTAAACCCTCTACTGCAACTCAGAAACCTCCTACACCACCTAAGTCGGCTGTTTCTACAGCAGAAAAGATTGGTGCTGGTGCGGCCGTTATTGGAATACTTTCAGGCAGAGAAGCTTTAGCTACCAACATTTCAAAGTATGAATCTGGAGATAAAGGTTATAATGCATATAATAGAGGTGATTATTTTCTTGCCAAGAAGAACGAAGGTGCATATCTAAAATCAAATAATATAGATTTTAGTAAAATGACAATCGCTGATTATTTGAAAAGAACAAATAAAAAATTAGATGCTGGTGGCAAATTAGATGCATCTGATCCAAATGTATTATTTGCTGTTGGTAAATATCAACTTATTCCTGGTACAATGAAAGTCATGGCTGAAAAATTAAAACTTGATCCTGATAAAACATATTTAACACCAGAAATACAAGATATGTTGTTTGCAAAGGGTCTAACTACCAAAGGTGGTGGAGGTCGATTTGCAGTTGATGATTATATTAACGGAAAAGAAGGAGCAACAAGAGATGCTGCTATACTAGCACTTGCAATGGAATTTGCATCTGTTGGTGTTCCTTATGATATAAAAGCAAAAAGTTTATTTAAAAATACATTACCACACGTTGATTTAAAAAAAGGAGAAACTTTTTATAAAACGCCAGGTGGATTTAATGCAGCACATAATCCACCTGAAGCCGTTGGTGATGCTTTGGATTATGACCGAGCTCAAAAATTAAATAAATCTAGTACCACACAATCAGCACCAGCAAATAATACAGGAGTTACAATTAATAATTCTTCTGTAGATAATAAAGATATGAAGAAACAGGATACTCCTGCGCCAATAAACATACAACAAAATACAACTAATGTAAATAATTCAAACGAATCATCAAACACATCAAAGGTTGATGATAGACCAGCACACCAAAGAAAGTAAAAAATGGCAGATAATAAACTAAATTATCAACAGGCTAGAAGTGTCAGAAAAGCAAAATTTTCCGACATATTGCTTGACCAACTAGCACAAAGCGATAGAAGTGTACTTGGTGCTGTTGGTAAAACCATTTCGATGAAAGGTCAGGCTAGAATTAAAGGCATTAAAGAGAAATTTGATCCTTTGAATATCATAAGATTTATGACTATGGGATCCAGATTTGGTCCCGCTTTGTTTGGTAAAATGACTGGTCGTAATCAAAAAGATATTGACTATTTTACTGGCCGTACTAAAAGTGTTGTTGGCACCAGAAACACCGCAGATAGATTAAAGAAAGTTGGTGGTGACGGTGATTCAGAAGGCATCAATCAACAATTAGCAAAAATATTTTCTTTCCTACAAAATAATCGTGAAGAAGATATTAAGTTAAAACAATTAGCAAAAAATTCTGAGGAAGAAATTGCCTTGGAAAAAGGTAAACGCCATAAAGAATTGATTGATACACTACAGAAGTTAATGAAACATATTAATTCTGGTGGTAAAATGACTGCTGAACCAATGGAAAAAACTTCAATGTTTGGCAACATATGGGATAATATCAAGGGTTTGGCTGAGATGATGGGTGAAATGCGAAAATTCATGTTTGATATGGCAAAAAGAATAGGCATGCCAATTTCTAAAGGCCTTTTGTCGGCTGGTAAATTTGGTTTACGTATGTTACCAACTGTCGCTGCGGCCGCCGTGGTTGGAACAGCTATTCTTGGCGCTGATTATCTTGCTCGTGAGTATCTTGGTGTTGGAAAAAATGCAGACGGAACTGATATTGTAATTGATGAGAAACAAGATGAAGAAAACTGGAATAAAATGAATGCAGCTGAAAAGTTTGAATCCAGTATTGCAAGAGCTATAGAACAAGCCGGCGATATACTTTCACCAAATGCAGCACTTGAAGCGAGAGCTGCGAGAATAAAAAACGAAACTGAGTATCTAAAAAAGAAAGAACAAGGAACTGCAACAAGAGTGGAACCAGAAGCACCAGAAGATATGATGTTTGATCCTGAAGGTAATTTGATACCTTTGCCACCAAATAAGTATCAATCTTCACCTGTTACAATGCCAGAAAAACCTGCTGTCGTACCACAAGCACCAGCAAATATGGAATTTGATGCTGAAGGTGGATTAATACCCTCGCCTGTACAAACTAAACCAGTACCTGTACCTGCGATACCAAAGTCTGCACCCGTTTCATCACTATCAAATACCAATTCTGATTTGAATTTACCTAAACCTGCCGCATCAAATGATATGAAACCTATCATTAACAAGACAGTAAACAATCTCTCACAGAAGCAGGAAAGAACTGGATTAAGACCTAGTCAAATATCTGTGCGTAATGATGAACCAACGTTCATGCAATTGATTATTCAATCAACAAGAGTTGTTTAACCAATAAAAAACCCCGCCGAAGCGGGGCCTAAACGGTCAGAGAATCGTTTAATCTTCAGCCAACTTGGCAAAGTATTCCATATCGTCATCATCAGTAGCTGCGATATCAACTTCAACTGGCTTCTTAGGTGCAGCCTTAGCTTGTTCAACTGTGGTACGTGCTCGTGGAGCATCACCTTCATCATTCAAACCAAGTACTTTATCCAAACGTGTTTTCAACATATCATAAGACTTGAATTCTTTGTCAGCCGTCAACTCAGTCAATGAGAATTGTGACTTCCAAATTTTCTCCAACTTCTCATCGTCATCCAACAATGCAGATGGTGATGTGAATTCAGACTTATCATAGTTTTGATAACCCGCAACTTTAGTGATACGCAACTTAAAGTTAGCACCTTTCCACAAATCAAACGGATTGATTGGTGTTTCATCTTCAAATGCAGGATTCATTGCACCTGTAACCTTCTCAAAAATCTTGGCACCAAACTTGAACAATTTAACTTGTCCTTCGTTCTCTGGATGCTTAGGATCAGAGATGATATAAACGTTAGCAATGTAACTTAGTTTGCGTTTTTGTTTACGAACAATATCTTTGTTCGCTTCAATGCCTGAGTTCCACAATTTGTTGTTGTGTTCACATACAGGACATTGTTGGTTCTTGGTTGTTAAACACTTGTCGATTAACCAACCACCAGGACCTTGAAATCCATGTTCGAAAATCTTAGCCCAAGGAAGACCATCTTCACCATCAACTGCTGCTGCGGGTAGAAAACGAATCGTAGCCATGCCGTTACCAGCTTTGTCTACTTCTGGTCGCCAAAAGTTTTCTTTATCGGATTTACCTTCAGTGGAGGCGTTGAGCTCTGCCACTTTTGCTTTCAATGTGTCCAGATTGCCTGAACTTTTTTTAAGATTTGAAAAATCTACCATGATTTACCTTTCTAGTATAAACGGAATATTAACGGAGTATAAACGGATTGTCCACATAGTTCATTATATCATATTATTTAGGCATCGTCAAGTATAAACTTCAACTGTACCAAGGTGTCCGCAACATTCTTATGTAAGATTGCCACTCCACCTGCAGCACGCCAATCATCAATAACACTCTCTGTATCATCAATGATTAACGTATCTGTTCTTGCATATCTTTTCTTTAGTTCCTTACCTGGAACCAAGTTACGTTGGAAGTCAATACCCTGCGTTTCCAACCATTTAATCTTTTGTTCAGAGATTGCTTTGTGTCTTTTCTCACTTGCTGTGGAGGACAGAATCTGAGTTGGTGGTAATGCATTGCGTAATGCACGAACTAAATCCATTGCATCAGGCATCAAATCAAGTGTTTCAAAGTGTCCATCAGCAATAAACTTATCAAAAAATTTATTGAATTCTTTATATTCTCTGGTTGAACTAGGCTGAACTTTAAATAATTCAACGTATCTCTTTTCAAAGTCGGCAATAACGCCATCCATATCCAAGTAGATGCAATTAATTTTAGGCATGTTCTCTCAAACTTTCTTTTAAAATTGTCTTAAACTTATCTTTATCATAAACAAGAAACGGTGTGTACTTTTCAATTTTTCTTTTCAATGTAGGCCAAATAACATCATCTGTTATTTTTTTGTTCCACATTGGTAAGAAATTCATAATGTCATTAAGTATACACACCGTCTCAATGTTAATGTTGCCATAAGTCATCTCTCTCAACAGCAATGGATATTGTCCGTCTACAACTACTAACATTTCATTAGGCGATTGTGTTGCTGTGAATAGACCTATTATATCTTGTTCGAATCGGTATGTCAAGCTCTGGTTTCTTTTTTGCCATTTCTTGTAGTTTTCTTCACCTTCGATACCACATATATCTCCTACCCAATTCACATTGGTTTCTAGGAAATTGGCAATATAAAAAGTACGTAATTCATCTATGTTGTACTTCCGTGATAACTTGTAAAAAGAATACTTGGCTTTATTGTTTGCAAAGTTGTCCTTTGATACGTTGGTCTTTCCGTTGTAACGAAAAAAATCGTAAGAATCAGAAGTAAAATGAAGTTTAATGCTTTGATATAGGGCATACGCTTCAAATCCTGTCGTTTCGGTCATAGAGGCAATTTAGAACTTTTCTTCAATAGGTTTAGGTCTTGTGCTTCTTCTCTAATCTTTGCTTTCAATGCACTAGAGACTAAAGAAGAAGCCACATCGACTTCCATGCCTGTTTGTTCACAATGATGTATGATTGCATCCATATGGGTACCACCCAATTCACTGACGTTTTTACTAATCATTTCACTAAATTCATTAATTTCGGTTTTTGTTGGCACTTTTAAGCTTTCGTATAGAACAGATGATTTCCAATTTTTGCAACATACTTTAATCTCCACGCCGGATTTACCGATGTGTTATGATAGAACATTGATTTCGTTTTGTATATTGTATCATGTAAGTGATTTTCTGTCAAGGCTTTTCTTGCGACAATTAGGCATTCTTCCCATGCATACTTACTTCTAACAGGACCGACATTCTCACCAACCCAACTGAATTGGTATGTACTGCCCGTTTTTTGGTATACCACTTCACAAATTGTTTTAGGATAAAGTGGATTATTCACACGATTCATTGTTACTTGCGCTACTGCTAATTTACCTTCATACGATTCACTTGCGGCTTCATAGTAAATGTTTTTGGCCATGCAAAGTAATTGTTTATTTAAATCCTGTGAAACCACTCTTTCTATTGGAATTGCTTGTTCTTGGGATGTTAAAGGTAAAATCAATAATGATAAAGAAAATAATAAAGTTGATAAAAACTTCATTGGTACTCCTTGTGTGTGTAAAGGGGGATAACCCCCCTTAATCCTCAGGTAGTTTTTCTGGTAACCTTGACTTCGGGTACTACAGGTGAATTAGACACAAAACTATTTAAAGATGTAGCTTTGCTAATAATGTCTGTTTCTGAGGGGATGGTCGGCAATCCTGGATGTTCAGGTGGTATTTCACCTTTAGACCTTGCCGTTTCGCATTTGATGTGCCAGTCTTGTTGTAGACGGTCTCGTTCTGCGTTGTATGAATCATATAACATGTCTCTTGCCATTTTTAATAGTTCAAGACGGATTTCAAAGGGTGTCATGTTTGACATAGTTTTCTCCTTGTGTTGTGTAAGTGTGTTGGTGGATTATTTAAATGGGTCCCACCGAACCCATATACTTATTTATACGTATTAGAAACCTACTTTGATTCCGGCAGTAACGATGTTGCCGTTGAATGAATCAACACGGGTTTGGCCATATTGACGGTCTACTGACAAACCAGCAGTTACGTTCTTTGCAACTGGAACGCTTGCACCAGCACCTACTGTCAATGCTGAACCATCTGAACCTGTATTGTTATTCAACCAAGCATAACCAACACGACCATTCAATGATACTGGTCCTACTTTAAAAACATCCTTGCTAGCAACCAAACTGAAACGATTTTGGTCATTAGATTCACGATAGAAACGTGATACACCAGCTGTTAGGTTATATTCACCAAAATTTTCACCAATAGTAACACCATAACCATAACGGTCAGGATTAAGTGAAGTTTGGCCAACTGCCGTAACTCCAACTTCGATTGCTGATGCGGAAACTGCGGCCAAAGCCAACAAAGATGCGATTGCTAATTTTTTCATTAAAACTCCTAGTTATTAAACAAAATCGACTTAGATATATCTATAATATAAATTAGTCTCCTCTTATCAGTCTTATTATATGCACTATGCAATTCAGCATTATCAAATGCAAATAAGTCAGACCAATCCTGCTTTATACCATTAACTTCCAGTGCAATATCACCTTGCGGTATAATTAATGGTATATGAATTCTTACTGTGTTGCGTGAACGATTCTCAATGTCTACATGACTTTTAATAACACCACCTGATTCTAGTACACTGTAACCACTACAACCAATGTGAGCAATATACTGTTGTGTTAGTGTTGATGCGGTTGGAAATATGTTGCGTATTCTTGGTTGTAAAAAGAAATTATGTTCAACCTTTTGTTCAGGTAATGCATAACGTAGGCCTTCAACCTTCCAATCATTCTTTTCTTTTTCATCCAAAACAGCATGTGGGTTTGATGCAGCATATGATACACCGCCTTTAAATGTGGTGTGAAAGTCTTTATGATATTCTAAAAATTCATCACGTAATTTTGGTGCCAATTCCATCAATTCATCAGCGATTTTAATTTCATTCCTACACCAAATTGACTGCATCATACCTCCATTAAGTGGTTGGTTATTCTGTTACGAGGAAACCAACCGAAACCCTAAGCGGCGTTTAGGCTGCTAATGCGAACTGTGAGTCGTTTGCGTTTACTTTGATTTAGTTTTTACACCTACTCTGGTGAGTTGTCCACTTCTATACTTGTTACCCTGTCGAAACTATGCAGCCCCATCAGAAACACACCCCATTAGAGCCCGTAAAACGGTTTCTTTCATCTAAGACATGTGCTTCTGGTGGAGCTGGGGGGATTCGCACCCCCGTCCAGAATACTTTTCTAGTTGCTTCATACAACCGTAATATTATTTATTATAACACAATCACTAAGTCTTGTCAAGTGTTTTTATGGTAATAATCAATTGCTTTAACTAGACCTTCAATATGGTCTTGTGTCTTTTCTTTGAAAATCATTGGTTGTTCGTTGTCTACAGCCATAATGATAATTAAATCATCAATAGGTGTACCAACCAATTCTTCATACATCAATGCATATGCAGTACATTGCCAAAAATAATCTAAAATATCTTCACGTTTTTTAATCTTCTTTGATGTTTTGAAATCAATGACTGATAATTTACCTTCATACTCACCAATACAATCTACACGACCTGCCAATCCTAGTTGTGCAGACCACAATCCGACCTCTTGGTAGTGTATATTATTGATTTTGTTTAGATGTGGTTTGATTGATATGAACATCTCTTTGGCATCAGGCATAACAGTGCCTGGTGGTTTTGTTTCATTGTTCAAATAATATTCACACATGGTATGCATATTGGTACCACGGGATGTAGCATGTTTGGAGATTTTGTTTGCAACTTCTTCACCAACTCTACGGCGCCATGCCATGATGGCCTCTTTTTTCTGAGCACCCACCACTGTGGTCACCGATGGTAACTTTTTACCATCAGGTGTGACATAATATCTTTTCCCGTCAGGAAAAGTTTGAGATTCAATTTTTGCAATCTCTTTTGGTGGGCAATAAACGAACATTATATTCCTAACTTTAAATTTTTATATTCAAGAATAGTTTGATCCGCTTCTTTGATTTTCTGATTCAAAAAAGACTTATCAAACGTTCCATCAATGATATCTTTCACATCAACTCCCATACCAACCAATTCAAATACATCATGGTTGATACTAACTCCTTTGTCAGCATTACCATAGATGGATTTTCCGGCTTTAATGCGGTGTTCTTCCGTTTCTAGATTCAACAAAGTGGCAATTTTTCTTGCGGAAAGATAGTTCATATATTTGTTTTTCCACATCATCATATTACTATCATCATTATTATATCTAGTATCATTATCGTCTTTAGACAATGTATAATCACCATGAGTCATTTCAGTGTATCCCCATTTATCATATTCTTTTTCAAATTCACTTAATCTACTAACAGAATTTTTTCTGATAATTAACGGCCACCAGTCCCAATTATCAAATACTTCAAAATTTTGATCCAGTAAAATCTGCTGACTTTTATATACACTCGAAAGTGGTTCACTAGGTAAACCACATATCATACCAGTGTATGTGTAGATTGGTTTATATTTCTTTAGTTTGCGAATTGCTTCAAATTGTCTTTCATTATCTAGGCCTTTTCCGATGGCCTTCTTCGCTTCAGGATGAAAAGTTTCTAAACCAAATGTTGCAGCAACCAAACCAGTATCTGCTAACATAGATATTGTTTCTGGAAAACGTTCTATCAAATCGGCCCGTAAGAATGCTGTGTAAGTAATTTTAACACCACTCTTTGCAATAGCTTCAGCAACATAATCCAATTTAACCACATTGTCGTTGAATGTATCATCATTGAACCAATAGTTATTCACACCAAACATCTCATAGTTTCTACGCAACTCTGCGGCTAAATTATCAACTTTTCGGATGTAGTCATTCTTCTTTTTACCCAACAATGGAAAAGCACAGAACCTGCATCTGAAAATACAACCTCTACTAATTTCAATAGGTAAAAAGTTGTTTTTTATTAAGTCACTTTCTAACCATTTAATTGTTAAATCACTATCATCATTTTTATATATCATTTCTGCATTGATAGATAGTGTTCCTTTGTATGGTACCCATTTCAAATCATCTAAACGTTTTTTGTTTAGAAATTTAAGGTAGTGTAATACTGCTTCTTCAGCGTAACCCCAAAATACTCTGTCCACTTGTGTTAAATCAACACCATCAATTGGTGTCTCATTGCCACCAATCAGTGTTTTCACCTGTGGATATTTCTCTCTGATATATTTGAATAAATGATTTAATTTATCAAAAGCATATATGAACGTAATACTGATACCAACAAACAAAGTTTTTGGTCCAATAAATCTATCACAGATTGTTTCGATTTCTTTTTCAGTGAAGTTACCAAAGTAATCAACGACCTCGATGTTATATCCATGAGGCTCTAAAAAAGTTCTCAATCTTGCTGCACCAGCTGGTCGACTAATTGTTCTAGTTCGTTCCATACCAGTAAAAACAATTCCATGTGTATCCATCATACAGTAATTTCGTTATCTCTCACTCTTTTTGTGACATATTTTTCTTTAATAGCATCAAAGAAATCAATATCCTCATCAGTCAATTCAGCGGCATCAATCTTTTCTCTAAAGCCTCTTACATAGTTTTCCAATTCTTCGAAATTGCCATCATAATTAAAGAATTTTGTTACCTTTTTAGTATCGTATGCATCCATGATAATGTGATACCTATCTTCATCAGAATCATTTCTAATTTGGTGCCAAGTATTTGTCCACAAAATCCAAACTCCACCATCTGCCGGCATATGTAAGTTTTTACCTTGGCAGATGTGTACACATTTTTTATTTGTAAACAATGGAATATGAATACGTGCCATATATTCAGCTGCATCTGCATCTTTATGTACTAAACTCTTTGAGTGTGCTTTTAAACAAGTGACCCTTGCTCTAACTGGATTGAATCCCATCTCACGTATATCATCTAATACTTTTTTAATTTCACCAACATATGCTTCAGTTGGTTTGTCATGTTCTAGTCCATGTGAAATATTAAAATATTTGTATGCTTTGAGTACCAATTCTTCTGTTGGCAAAAATGATTCCAATGATTGGCCTTTTTCCATTTGAATAGATTCCCAACCACCAGTCCATGTAGCCTCTTTACACATTAAACTCCAACCACCAAAACCATTGTATTTTGGAGTTTCATATTCTTCACCTTGTATAACTTGGTCACCTAAAGTAAAAACACTATCTTTCACTTCTTGTTTTAATTTTTCAATATCTACTGTGTAGTTTAATTTTTCAAAAAACATTTCTTATCCTTTATAAATTTCCAGTTTCTTGCAACATCTCATATACTTGGCCATAATCATATATTTTACTTCTCAATGAAAATGCCTTTCTAAGTTTTGCTTCGCCGCCTAATGGTTCAACATTATGTGGTATTCTCACATCTAACATATATGCTTCACTAGGTTGAGCAATAAAAGATCCAATTTCATATACATCATCAAAAGTATATACAGCATCAACATATGTTATTTCTTCACATGTCAACATATTTTGTTTCTCTGCTACAAATTCTTTAACTCTGGTTTTTAGTTCCTCAACATCAACATTTTCATCTTTCATATTTAAACCAGCATCATCATGTCTATCTTCTTCTGTTTTCCAAGAATTTGCTCCAGGTTTTGGTTTGAAAAAAATTGTTCTGTAATTTTGTGGATCATAATAAAAATTAATTGTTGTTATAAAATCGTTGTCAACGTGTGGCAACAATAAACTATTAATAGACATTCTGGTTACTTGAAAATCTTTCCAATATCTTTCTGGTATAACTTTATACAAAACTTCTTTTTCTTTTTCTGGTGTCCAAATTGTATTATGTCTGACGCCTAATCCATATTTACCAGCAAAAGAATCTGCCTTACCTTGCGATATGATTGTATGAGGCATATATTCATATGTGTGTTTTAATTTAACAAACGACATTATTGGTTTCCTTTAACATTTCTAGTACAGTCTCATACTTATGAACAAAAGTTCCTAAGGTAATGGCTTTACGTAAATTAAATTCACCTTTGACGCCATGTATTTGACTCACATCAAGTAACCAAATCTCATAATCTTTAGCAACAAAACTACCAACTTCAATTAAATCTTCTTCAAAATATATATGTCCATTGGTTTGATTATCCACCTGCAATGTTCGTGGATTACCAACCTTTGGTGTATAGAATGTAGTTGTACAATCTTCTGTTTGTAGGTAAAAGTTAATTGAAGTAATAATTTCCGTATCCGTATGTGGTGGGATTATACAGTCAATCGTCATTACTGTCAAGTGAAAATCCTGCCAGTACCTTTTTGGTATCACACCATATATTTTGTCAGCCTCAGGTGACCATATCTTTTTATAGTCGATACCTTTACCTTCGTGTTTGAAATTTTTTAGTGGGTCGGTAACTGCAAATAATGGTTTTTCAAAATTTGTTTCCAGTTTTGTAAACATTATTTCCATTCTCTAATTTTTGCCATGCGGCCAGCCCACGATTTTAAAATTACCGTATTCTGTGCATTTTTGTCTACAACTTTTCTTAGGTCGGTTGACAATGAAATGCGTAAATCATCGGATTTATTTTTATCAACGCCATGCAAAACATATGATGGAAAAAATATCAATCTACCTTCAACTGGTTTAAACCTACGTTCTCGCAATTTTGGTGTGTTACTTAGAGTATTATTTAACCAATCAATTGCTTGTGCAGAATCAAACGCCACAAGGTCACCACAACCTTCTTTAGCCTTTATGTAATACGTTGCTGCGATAGCAGATTCGGTGTGTCCATGAACTTCCAAACGTTCCCCTGGTTCACGTACATTGACCCAACCCATGAAGTGTTCACAACCACGAATGTTTAACATTCTTAATTGGGGAATATTCTGTACAATCTTCTTGGTTACTATGTCTACAATTTCTTGTTTCAGTATATCTAAATTGGGTCTGCTGTAGTCCCATATACTGTTGTTTGGGTCTTTGTCTTTACCCAATACGATATCTTTGCCGATACCATAAATTTCATCTAATAAAACTTCATTGAAATGTTCATCGAAACGAGTTTGCACTTCCCAAATTGGACTTTGCCAAAACATATTTTGTGCATTTTGATACCAGTGATACTGGTCTCTATCATTTTTTGTCATAATATTTGTCATAACGAATTAAATTTGTTTTTCGTACAATTCTTTATAAAATCTTAATCTTTCAATTTTTAAATTGTGTTCTTCTTCAGTCACATCTTCATCTTTTGGTATAGACAAAGCATATTCATATTCTTCTTTTGGATTTCTTTCTTCGTCTTGTAAAATCCAGCCAGCACCTGTGACTGGATTCAATAAATTATGTAATGGTTCTTTCCACATTTTCATCAATAAATCACCATATTCTTGTTCGACCTGAAATGCTTCTTGCTTTTCTTCTGGTGTCATATTTGCAAAATTTTCTTCGTATGTTTTTTTGAAGAAGTTACCTAGTTGTTCACCCCTAAAAATAATTACCTTTCCATCAGATGTTCTTAATGTTTCTAAAGTAGTAAATGTGTTTTTCATTGATTATCCAACCATATTTTATATTCGTCCACCAATTTATCTTTTGTACCTTTTTTTATCGCTGCTGGTAAAAATATTACAGAATTCAATACACACTCTCCGTATAATTTAGTAATCATACCTTCATGGTCTGTTACCATCTTAAAGAAACGTTCTTTGTCTTCTTGTGAAAATGAATTTACAATATTATAACTAATTGTGTTGAAGAAATGTGTTAGGTGTTCACCCAAATATTTATTATCACCACTATCACCAGTTATTAAAACTGGTCTTCTTGAAGAATATGTCGCCATTATGCCACCTTTTTCTTTGGAATAAACTTTTCAATAAATCTACCAAGTTCAGCAACCAATTTGAACATAACAAAAATTACAACAAGGCCTGCACCTTTAATAAAACCAGGTTCTTTCTTACTTGGTCCAAACCAACGTTGCCACACACCAATAACTTTACAGATTGGTGTACCAAATGCAAACATCATTTTACCAGTTAAACTACCAGTTTCTTTTTCACCCATCATATAGGCCATTTCTTCAGCCCAAGGTGTTGCAATATCATGTGCCCATGTGATAGACCACTTTTTCGCAGCAACACTAAAATCTTCATCGGACATCCAAGGCATCATCTTAGGTCCTTTACCGTCCATCCAATCAACAACAATCTCTGCCCATGCACGATAACCATTGTATATATCCGGATGTGTTTTCTTTAATTGTTCACCAAATGCTTGGTCAGCCACAAAAATGTTTTTCTTCATCAATCCCAAATCAAACAACTTGGTACAAATAATTTTAGAACAATTACAATTATAGGTGAAACAATTTTGGTTGTTCGTGCAGTTGTATACTGGTGTGGTTGCCGCTTGGCAATTTCCGCTTTGTAACCATTTTTGTGTATCACAATTAGCACAGTTAATTGCAACACAGTTGTTTGTTGCAGTACATTGAATATTACCACAATTGCAATTCTGTGTTACATTAGCAGCGTTGTTACAATTGCCGGCATTGTTTTTTTGGTAATAAGTTAAACCACCACGATATACGTTCATACTCTGTGGATTTAACTGCCTCGGTGGACTGCCAGCAGGTTTCAAATAGCTATTTAAAAAGTTTAAATCTGTACTTGCCGTAGTTGCAGCTCTACCAACCTCAGTATTAATTTGAGAAATTGCAATTGAACTGTTGAAATCTGGTGTTGCCATTTTTTCTCTATCTTTAAAATGTTATTATTATTATTTAGGTTTCCAAACGAGATTTGCCATATACCGCAACATCATCAACAGTTCCAATAATCTCTTTAACTACCTTGATTGGTATGATTTTTTTCTTATTTTCTTCATTATGTTCAAAAATCGTACCAAAAATGTCTTGTCTATCTAATGGTAAAGTATCACTCTTAATCAAAGTTGGTATATAACCATTTGTCATTACAGTGAAAGCAGCTGCGAACAAGGCCACATTATCTGAATATGCATTTGCACATGAGATATCCCAATATTTTTCATCCAAGAACATACATGCACCTTTACATATATGTAACACTGGACATTCTGGACACTCTTTACGATTTGACCAATGTGTGACAGATTTTAATTCAACATTTGAATAATTATCCAATGTACCACCATGGTGCGATTCACCATTCTTTGAGATTTCCAAAGAACTTACGTTCTGACAGGTCATCACATTACCACGTAGGTCAACTGAAATTGTATGTTCATCGTCCATACCACATTTTTGACCCAAATATTTAGATTCTCTATGACTCAAAATTGAGGCCATTAAATCATCAATTTTACCCAGCTGAGGCAAGAAACCAATTTTACCATCAGAAGCATATAACTCACCAAAGGCCTTCTGTCTAAAATCAAAATGTTCTTGTTTTGTGATTAGTGAATACGAAATACCTTCTTCATCATAGGCATCAACCATTGAACCTTCACCAATAATAACATTTTCATCTCCTGTGAGATTTACAAACCAATCATAGATTTCTTTTCTACTTTGGTTCTTAGCATTCAACATTGCATTGAAACTGAAACTTTTACCTAGTCTTGTCATCATGCGATAGAATCCAAGTATACGTTCTTTTTGTTCTGGATCATCAAAAGGATCAGGACCACGTACAAATTGACCTGGACCGTCATGTGAGATTGACACACCAAAATCCATCATCATTAACCAGTCAATGATTTCATCTGTTAAAATAGAACCATTTGTAATGATACTAAAAATAGGTTTAGTTTTCCAACTGTCAAATTTTTCTGCAATGGCCTCAGCCAATGGCTTCATTGTTTTCCAATAAACAAGTGGTTCACCACCCCAAAATTCAACTCTTAAACCAACATCTTCATCAAAATGAAGATTATCTAATTTCTCCATAAAAACATCAATATCTTTTTTAGAGGTTTCTGGTTGGCGTTCAACAAACTTCTGTGAACAATAATCACAAGAATAGTTACAACTCAACCCCATCTGAATCTTCAAATGGCTGATTAATTTTGATTTTTTTAGTGGACGATTCTTGTCAAATGGTTTGTAAGGTTTCAAAGAATGTTGTGGCATTTGGTCTGCCGGATATTCAAACACATTACCATCAGAATCTTTCAACACATTAGCCATATTGTCATAGTGAAAAACTCTTTTATCACCATCTTCAAATCGTGTGGCTTCAATTTCAAAAATCATTTTATTTCCTCTTATTATTGGAATAGTATTTATCTTAGTAACCTAGGTCTTCACAGGCCACAATCCATTGTTTAACTAAACTGGAACGAACAATATCGTCTGGTGTAAAGTATATTTCTTGAAATGATGGCATCTTACGTGCCACTTCCAAGAAACTATGGAAGGCAGTTTGGTCTTTGTTACTCTTAATTAAATCAGTTTGTTTGAAATCACCTGAAAATATGATTTTGGACCTATGTCCAACACGGGTGATAATTGTATTTACTTCTGACCAATTCAAATTCTGATTTTCATCAACTATAATAATAGCATCATCAATAGAAATACCACGAATGGCAGTAGTAGAAATAAATCGCACATGATTTTGTTCTTTTAATCTATCCCATGCATCTGAACGACCAAATAATGTGGCCGCAATTTCTTTGTAAGGCAATTCATAGATTTCTTGTTTTTCTTCAAGATTACCTGGTAAATAACCAACGTCACGTAATTGCACAAGTGACCTTACAACTACCACTTGTTTGAAAGAATTGGATTTATCCAAAACTTCTTCTAATGATTTATATAGTGCCAAAAAAGTTTTGCCTACCCCAGGACTACCAAATAGTCCCATGAAGTAGGCACCGCCTTTATACATCTCAAAGAATAATCTTTGATTTTCTGTTAGTGGATCAAATGTCTTTAGATGGTCTGGTTTAATTCTCAATGAATTGTTTACTGCTGGTTGATGCCTTGTCTTATTCTCATCATCCTGTAACTGTTCCGCTGCGTATCTGGCTGTTGTTTTTTTGGTAACCATCAATTCCCCTTTGAAATATTGCTGAAACTTTTTTAGTAGTATCGGGTTTCTTTTTCTTCCGATTCTTACTGGAATTTTTTACCTCAGGTATCTCCTCAATTTTCTTTTTTGGTAGGAATAGGGCTGGTATTTGCGCCATTACCATTCTCTCGACATTTTAGTCTTGTGGCCAGTCTTAATCGTGTTTCCAGGTATGGTTTCTTTCATACGATTGATGACATACTTCTCAAATGTGGAGTCGGCCTTACCAGTTCCTGGTGTGTCCATACGCATACCATCACCAAAACCTGGACAACCGTCTGGTGCAAAGTATCGCTCTAAATGGGGATTATTTAACTTAAACTCATCATACTCTGCAAGGCGCATTGTATGTTCTTCAATTTCACTTGTATTTTTATTCAAAAATGTATAAATCATGCGGTTTGAAACCAGCTTGGCACTGGTCGTGAGTTAAATTTTCCTCGCCATGAAGCGAGGTGCGTCTTATTATTTATATAGTAATTGCGGTATGACTTGATTGAATCGCCTGCCACTTTTACATCATTAGGCATTGCTGGTGTTGGTTCTGTGAAGCCAATGCTTTTAGGAATATGTGTTGGTGGTGTGTATAGTGATTCAATCAATTTTTCGCAGGCATGGTTTTTACCATAACGATATGTATATTCTTTCATTAATTCAATGAACATAGTATACAACCACTCATAGTTTTCATACGACTTTCTCACCCAAATGGCCGAAGGATGATTGGCATGAGTAGCAGTATAGAGCATATCATTGCGACCGTCAGGTAATTCCCATACTTTTTTCTTGCGACCAGACGATGAAAGAACGGTACGCTCATTCCCGTCAAGAATACGATGAGCAGTAGATAATAATTGTGCATATTCGAGGATCATTTTGATACAATGTTTGTCGTTATGCATTTCTGCACACACTTTTTGGTCATTGTGAAGGTAAAAAATGTTCATGTTAACATCCTAATCAAACCAAATGTATCAATTGCAGTTAGCAAGATATAGTTAGCCAACATTCCAAATGATTTCCGAGTATAAGCAGCCCAAGCATAGAGAGCACAACCAGTGATCCACACAGGATAAAGAACCAAGAGGGGAGGGTTTGGTACTGTGACTGCCATAGTGACGCTGCAACCAACAGAAATAGCCCAAGCAAGTAGTTCAATAACAAAACGAATGTGATTACTGCGCCAATCATCTTTAATCCATTGAATTGTCGGTGCGAATAGTTGCTGCATAATATTCCTCATCTGGTATCACATCCAATGTACCGTTAATTGTGAAACCACATCCACGCAGAAACATAGTAAATTCTTCTAGAATATCTTGCAGTTGTTCTGCTTCAAATTCTATGGTAACTTTTGTTCCTGGTTGTTGGTCATTAAAACCCAAGTAGTTGTGGTGTTGACCCACCATTTCAAACTTCATTGTTTAACCACCAAATTTAGGTATGTCCAAGTCTTCAGATTTTTTAGTTTTCTTTGTGGTTTCAACTGATGCAGAAACTTTAGGAAAACGGCGTTCAATATCTTCTACTGTTACAGTCTGCATAGCGAATTGTCTGAACAAATCATAATTATCGGAAACTTTCATAGCGTTTTTAGAATTCATACCTGCGCCATCAAGTGTAAACAATGCACATCCACCAGAAGCTAATGGTGCAATTTCAATAATGTGGTCCAAATTAATAATAACAGGACAACCCTTTTCAATAGAATTGACTTCAACAAATAAACTCATAGTGACTCCTTATTTCTTATCACAATCAGCCACACGAATTAAATATACTGTTTGCTCTGTGTGTGGACGTACAAAGAAACATTCACCTTTAATCGACCATACAAGATGGTTTTGAATACCATCTTTAAAGTCTTTCAATACATCTACTGTTGGTGTAGGTCTGGTGACAATTGCCAACATAAACAATAAAATGGCAACAACCATTAGTATGTAACCAACGAGTTTCATATAATTTTCTTTTAACCAAAGTAACCAAGTTTTCATATTTTTTCCTAATTGTAAATTATATTATACACCGCAGCACTGCCAATGGCAAGCGCAAACAAAAATAATCCTAGTCTGATGGATTCATCATAATAGTATTCGACTTCATTTTTAATCATATCCCGTTGCGCCAGGATCATTGGTGGCGCTTCTCGTTCACCACCTAACATATAGACAGTCTTTTCAGATTCTTTCAACCTACGCAAGGCTGACACATAATGAATGAATGATAACATCAGCAAGTCACCTTATATGGTGGTGCATAAGGGTCTGGTTGATATGGTGCAGGCCTTGATGCAAGATGGTGAACCAACTCACGCAATGCCACATTTTCTTTTTTAAGGTCCTCTAATTCATCAAGGCGGAGTTTTAACTCAGCCATTTCTTTTTCGAGTTTTTCTAATGCAGTAATAACCATATTAATCCCATAGTGCTTGATAATATTTGCCGAACAAACGCAAACCATTAGTGATGCGTTCTTGGTGTTTGTTGCGAGCTTCCCAATCTATCTCATATGTATGATTTGGTCCATGGCGCATTTCAGTATATCGTTGTTCACTTTTAGGCACTTCATTACCTTCTTTATCAACAGGCACAAAATTCCAATCAGCAACACCAGAAGTGTACAGTTGTTCCCAATCATTATCTGGTTGTAGTTGTTCAAAAGCCCAAATCATTTCATCCATGACCCAATCAAAACGTTTGAAATGGTTGGCATCCACATCATATACATTTTCTTTTTCTGGTGCTGAGGTAGACTTCAATTCTTCTGGCACATCATTATCATCAACATTAGGTGAACCATGTTTAGTGGCGTGCAACTGTTTCAACATCGGAAGAATGATTGGTGACAATGTGCCATCCATATTCCATGTATCCCATCTGTCGAGTTTTACATAACGAATTTGTGGATGAATAAAGTCCATGAATTTCATGTATGCGGTTGAAAATGGCATTAGACGATTAGACCACTTTTCGATGATTGGTTCATCATAGTCAATCTCACGCCAAAAGAAAATCTTCTCCAAAATTGTATACGGAGAAATCCAGTGGTTGCGATAATTTGAAAAATAAACTTTCATAATTTTAACATTTGTTCCAGTGTAAAAACTTTTTTCATATACGGCGACACATCATGTAAAACAGAATGTTCTAAGTCACCTGCTTTACGTGGCATCACATTTACTTTAAAATCACAATCATTCACCTTTTTGAATGTATCTATAGTTTGTTGTACTGTGTAACCTTGCCCGCTGCCTAGGTTTTCCAAGAGGATATTTGAAGGTCGTCTAATAGCAAGTTTAATGGCCTCGCATATTTCAAGTACGTGTATATAATCACGAACTGCGGTACCATCAAGTGTATCATAATCATTACCATATAAATTGAACTCACCTGTTTCTCTCGCTTTCATTAAATTGTACATCAAACCATCATGGTTCGTTGGATCAATTCCGTATGCAGAACCAATAACGTTGTAGAACCTGAAAATTGTTTGGTCTTTGTTAATTAACGTGCAATAATTACGAACAATCGTTTCAGTAATCTTTTTTGATATTGCATATGGGCTATCACCACCAACGGCTGCGCCAGTAGACGCAAAAATGAAATGGTCAAAACTCACACGTTCTAAAAGATTCATTGTACCACCAACATTCGTTTGATAGTAACGCATCGGCCATTTTACAGAATCACCGACATTCACCAATCCAGCCAAATGAACCACAACATCATAGTGGTCATTCAAACATTTCATGTTGTCAATATCTTCTTGTATAAATTTTTCCGCAAGTTGTGGTTTGAACACACGATCCAAACCAACAACACAATGTTGTGGTTTGAACACACGATCCAAACCAACAACATATTCTTTATTCAGCACCTGACAAAGGTGTTGGCCAATGTAACCAGAACTACCGGTGATTAGAATCTTCTTCATTCTTTGTAATCAATAGAGTTGATTGATTTCATTTTGTCGGCAATGTCCCAATTCTTACAGTAATCGTTATCTGCGTCAAACAATTTTAAATAATCTTTTGCAGATAATTCACGACTAGAAACAATCACCTCATCAATATGATGTTGTGAGAATTCTTTGAAAGATTCTTTGCCAATTTCCATAATGAATTCATCATGTGCATGAGATTCTTCACGAGCCTCAACCACATAACGCATACGAAACATTGATACAGTTTCAACTAGATACAGTTTCTTTTCCATCTTCTTGCACTCCAAAAAGTTTATCAATTTCATACAAACACACATTGGCCAACTCGGTGGCTGGCCATTTGTGCTGACTGGCATATTTTCTATTTTGCACAATCACATTCATACACTCTATAGCAACATATTTCACCAATGAATTGATGGCATTTTGTTGATAAGAATCCATTTCGTCCCAACAACCTTGGGCTGTCATACCGGAACAATACATCAAGTGTTCAATTTTATCGGTCATTAAATCTCCACATATTTCAATTGGAATCTATCAGCACGGTCTTCGTATGCATCATAACCACGGGGGTTACAAACAATACGACTAGAACCAACCATGTAGTCGAAATCTTCATGTGTATGACCGTGAGTCCACAATTTGATTTGTGGATGATCCATGATGAATTCATCTAATGCAGTACTGTAACCACCATTCATAATGACCTCATCAGCATAACGTGGATGTGTTGACTGTTTGCTTGGTGCGTGGTGACCCACAACAACAAACTTTTCATCAAACTTACCTTCAATCACAGACTGAATGTAACCCAACATTTTACGATGGTCTTCAACCGAATCTTCTGGTGTGAAACGACCAACACGTTGCTTGAATTCAAAACCATCTTCAATCAATGAATTTACTTCACCGATTTTTTGTGTAATGTATTCACCATTCTCATCTTTTTTGTAGATTGGTGCTTTATAGTTGACCATATGGTTACTATTATCCACACAACGGAAGTCATTCATCATGCCTTTCATGTGCAACAGTGTAATTGGATCTTCCTTGTTCATATCAGTCCACAAAGTACCGCCAATGAATGTTACATCATCAACAGTTAGAATTTGTTTATCTAAGATATGTAAATTGCGTAGATAACCAAGCTTATCACGAAGCCTTGTAATAGTATCCCTAAAATCACCGTGATAATGTTCGTGATTTCCAGCGATGTAGATAACATGAGGGAATCTAGCAGAGCATTCTTGAAAGAATGTATGCCACGCCTCAGAGCGGCCAAAGCGGTCAGCAAGCGCATATTCGTCCCTTGTATTTAAATCTTTAGCAACACAAATATCACCACCAAGAATGAGCACATCAGCACCTTCGGTATTGTCGAGGCTGATAGTGCCAAATTCTAGGTGAATATCTGAACAAACTGCAATCTTCATAGTATTATTTCCTTATGGTGATATTATAACATGGGTAGTTATATATGTCAAGCCACATTGTTGTTTAATTGCGACACACGCAGGATCCTTACCTGGTCATCAGGTACAGCAAATAACCTTGCTCTGAAATAGGGTCAATGATAGCCATCACTATTCATTCCTGTGATAAGGGTTTTTTGCATATGTGGAATCATCTTCAACATAATTTCTTCACCACCGGAGACTTGTGCTAAGACAACCATTCTGGCCATAATAATACCAACCAAACCGGCATAACTGACCTCATAGTTTGTAATAACTTTTTTGAGAAAATCATCAAAGTCATCTGTAATATCTATTATTTTTTGGTCAATCATTTTTTCTCCTGAACAGGTTCAAGCTTGGGTTCTTCGTATGTCATTGGTTGTTCATATTTTGGCATAGCACCTATAAATGCACCACTGGTTGCTTTACGTAAAGCATACAATGGAAAGAAAACAACAGCCAATGCAAGTGTAATGCCAATGCCAACTGCAACAAAACATTTTACATAAAAAATATAGGTCACTTCAAGCATCAGATTCCAGAATCCTGCTGTGCCAAAGTTTTCTGTAGGGTCACCATCATTAAAGGTGCGAATGTGTTTAATAAATTGTTTATTCAAAATTTCTGTTTGATTGGTAAGAATATCAACAATACCACGGTACAAACTAATCATCATACTAACTCCTTATCTTAATGTGTAGTGTGCAACAACAGCATTAGGTTTCTTTAATGCTTCAGCACGCCGTTGTTTATATTTTACATTGTCAACATCTAATAGTTTGACTTCTTCAGCTTCACGTTTATTCCAAATAGCTTCACATTGAGCCTTTGTATAATCCGTAAATTGTAGGCAATCTTCAATGAAGTATTTACCATCATTTTCAGGTTTGGTCATCAATGGTTCTTTGTTGGCTGGTTGTGGATCCACACCTTCTTGAATCTTCTTTTCATCTAATTCAATATGAACAGGATTTTCAGGAATAATTACCTTCTCAATGATGATTTGCTCTTGCTCAACTTTAGGCACCACTGTTGATTTTGGTCTGTGATTGGCCAAGACAACAACCGCAGCTAAAGCCATAACACCAATGATGATTTGTTTCCACCAAAGGAAGAAAACAAGACCAAGAACAAACACACCAATAACACCAAATACAATGATTTCCATTGTGTGTTGGGAAATACCAGAATCATTGACGATTTCGGAATACATTTAAATCACCTATTAACGAACGTTGTAAGTCTCACATTGAACAGAAACTGGATACATGATTGTGCCATGATCCGTTTTCTGTGGCAGTGATTGAATCACCGGCCGCATCCTTGCGTCAATACAATCCTTGGCCGCACGAATTACTTCAGCACGTTCAATGACCTTTGCTTTTTCGAAACCTTCCAACTTGGGAGTTGAACACGCAGATATCACTAAAAAAAGAATAGTAAACATACCATATCTCAAAGTTTTGTTAAACATTTTTAATCCTTTCAATTAACTGTGATGCTTCAGTAAAATTGGACACATCATCAGTGAATTCCATTTCCTGAATCATCAATTCAGCTTTTGCCATACGGATTAATTCTAATGCATAGGCAACATCATCGTTATCGGCTTGATCCAGCCATTCATCAAAACCTTCATTGGTTGTATTCATAATAAAATCCAGGTTGTCTCGGTCCCACTTATTCATTGAAGTTCACCTTAATACCATTCTCTTTGAATAAGATTCCAGCGAGACCAGTTAAACCCATTGATGTAATGAAACCAATCTCATTCACACCATTAACAGCGTGAATGAGGAATGCATTCCAACATAACATAACCAATAATGAATTCAAACAAAGAGTGAATATAACAATCACTATTTGCACTGAAAATTTAGGCCAGTTCATAACTTCTCCGTTTATAGTGGGACGAAGCATTAGGCTTCAGCAGTTTCTGTAGTTGTTGGTTGTGCAACAGGTGTTGTTTTAGGTGCACCAACATAACGACCATTCTTATCAAACTCGGTATAATTAACCAACTGATATGCTGTTACAGCACGGCCGGTTTTATGCACCTTGATGATACCGCCATCTTTGCGGATGTTATAGATGTTTGTGGATAAGCGATAGAGAACCGCTTCTTGATCCGTGCCTTTGAAACAGGACTTAATCTCATCGGGAGATACAGGTTTACCTGACAAAAGGGTTACGGTGATTTTTTCGTGGCGATTTTGTTTGCCTGAGCGAACGGTGTTTGACATTTTAAGTCCTTTCAAAATTACATGATAAGAGTACCAACATATGAATTATAACATAAAGATGGCATGTTGGCAACCATCCAGTGTTGTTTTTTTACATCAAAATGGAACTTCATCAGTATTTACCACCGTAGGGGCTTTTCCTACGGGAGCATCAACTTTCGCATCAACCTTGGAATACAAGTCGAGGAACGCCATTTTGGTGTCTGTATCGAACCGTGCCACGCATAGTTCAATAGCTTTCATTCGGTCGCCAAAGATTTTAAATGCTTTAGCAATGTGGACCAAACGGCGTGTGGAGATAACTTCATCAACAGCACCTTGGTCAAATGATTGTCGAACAATATCAGCCCATTGTGTCAACTTCTCAACAAAATCCTGGTCAGCAATCAATGGTGAAAGGATTTTCTTTTCAGTTTTAACATCAGGATATTCCTGTTCAACTGTAATAGGGAAACGTTCTAGGAATGCATCATCTAGAATCTGTGAAAGATAACGACCTTCTTCACTGCCACGACCTTTGGTGTTTGCAGTAGCAATGACGTTGAACCCATCTTTTGGATATACCATCTCACCATTCTTTTTGTTGTAGTATGGTTTGCCTTCTAAGATACCTTGCAAACACATCAATTTATTAGAACCACGGTCAACTTCATCAATCAACAGAATGGCGCCACGCTTCATTGCTGTAATAACAGGACCGTCACGATTAACAACGTTCCCATTAACAAGAGTAGGACCACCGAGCAAATCCGATTCATCAGTTTCAATACTAATATTAACTCTAATGCACTCCCGCCCGAGCTCCGAGCAAGATTGTTCCACCATGAGGGTTTTACCATTGCCTGAAAGGCCTGTAATGAACACAGGATAAAACAAATCAGACTTAATGATATTACGCAAATCTTTAAAAAATCCAAATGGCACATAATCTTTATACTTTACAGGAATTGATACGTCAGAGTCATCAACTAGTTTAGGTTGTTTAAACTCTAAAACTTGTGCAGCCAATGCAATTTCAAGTTCAGGTTCTTTAACGATTGTTTTCTTGGTGCCGATATTAGGCAATTTATATTCTCCTCGACCAACCCTATATTCAGACTTGGTTACAAACCAGTGTGGAAAAGAAAGGTCATTTTCTTCAATGACTTGTTGAATGCCGTCACGGGTCAAAATAGAACCTGTGCCATACAATTCCTCGGCTGCTTTAACAAAAGCGGTTTGATTGCGGTTTAAACTCATTTTTTTCTCCAGTTATGACATCCACATATTGGTATTATACATGAAAACCAACTCAATGGCAAGTACTACTAAAGTAATCATTCCGTCTCCCACTTTTCGGTTTGTTTAAAGGATTTCTCTTGGATTGTGAGACTATCTTTAGATAGATGCCTAGGATTACCACACAATCCACATTCAGGGTTTCCACAATCCATGGCATGGTGCTTGGCAAACTTATGAGGTTCTTTAACATCCATGCCGTGGCGTTTGGCAATTTTCATTTGTTTTTTGATGGTAATCTCATCATTCTGCAAACGTTTTGAATGTTTGATTTTATCTTCTTCTGTACTCATATTTAATCCTTAAAATGCATCAAAGTTGAAATACTTAGGTGTTTCTTTTATCAAAATCAAGGTCACGCCATTTTTTTCAAAGATGAATTGACCAGTTTTGTTGTTGAATTTTACTAAGTCATCGGTGGTAAAATCTTCATCACCCCAACCATCTTCATCATCATCTGGATTATCATCAATACCAATAGTACCAATAGCAACTGGAGCATCACTTTCTGCCTTCTTCTTCTTAGAATTCTTAGAAAAGAAACGCCAGCTGATACAGATTTCTTTTGATGCCAATGGTGCGCCATTCCAAATGGAAGGACTTGTACGGTCTGCCTTGCGGTCACCTTTGTAGATTTCCACACTATATGTTGTACCACCATCAAATTCAGCCTTCACGTTTAGAATACGCATTGCTTCTTGTGGTGTTTCACCATAACGATTCATTTCTTCAACCAATGCCTTCAACATATCAAAGTTAAATGCACCGAATACAGAAGCAATACCCACAATGGTGTCAATCGTTTTCAATTCTGGTTTGGCCAAATTGTCATAACAGTATTCACGGATGAATGCCTCATCCAGACCTTTGAAGTCAACCATGTAAAAGATACGACCTGGTCGGTTACGCATATGGCTATCAACACGCCATTTGTCGTTACTGGTCAGCATGAATAGCTTCTTTGATGAATAGATGCCGTCAAGCAATGTCAGCAATTCTTCCTGTTCTTCTGAATTGTAAACCTTTTCAAACTCATCAAACATCACAATACATGGTTGTTGAATGGATTGAATCAGCGTATTGAATTTGTCACCAATCCAAGCATGATTGATAACGATAGTTGGCACACCTTGTTTGGCCAATTCAACACAGATATTTTTACT